CATCACATAAACATTTTTTCATATCCCTCATCACATAAACATTTTTTCATATCTCCCATCACATAAACCTCTTTCTCACATCTCTCCCACATTACATAAACATCTTTTACCCTCTCTCCCATCACATACCCACTCACCTCACACAACACCAAAAAAATAGGATTGATAGAAACCAATCCTATTTAAAACACGACCTTATTAATTTATTGAATTGAAGTAAGTTTATGGTTTTCAAGAAAGTCCTTAAACTGGTCACTTGATACGTCTATAACGAATCCAGCAGCACCAGCATGTCCTCCACCACCGAATCTCTTACTTACCTCGCAGCAATCTGCACTGTCTTCTACGCATTCATAAAGAGAGAACCGGACTTTACCACCTGGCATGATACAAAATGGCATCAAGGCTTTAATTTTCCTACCGTCTAACCAGTCTGGTGTAAGAGAATCAAATACCTTAGAACTAAATTCGGTGGTATTCATCGCCACAACCTTCACCTCATCGACGTGCGCTTCGAACGAGTACCTACTTACCTCTTGTTCGTTTTTACCAGCCATGTAGTTAATTATAACACGTCCTTCTTTAGCAAGATCATAAAAAATAAGATCAATTTCATTGTCTTTCATATTTTCTTTAAAGTGATCATACAAGTACGACAATGCTATTAACACATTCAATCGAATTTTTGATCTCAAGGCATACTGGACAGCTACTACCGTATCCCAGCCTAAACCGGATTCTTTATTCCACACATCGTAGTCTGACAGACACCGGACGATCGCCGGCACCTTCCCCATCAGCAGGTCCGAGGCCAGAGCGCACGCACCGGTACCTACTCTTCTCAACCCTGGAACAGTGAACCCCCATGTCTTACTATCTTCGATAATTCCCTTGTGGTGATCTATCCACATCAGGCTCTTTCCTTCATCAAGCCACTTTTTGAAAACCGTTTTAGAATCGGCACCGAAAGACACGTCAAGAACGTAAACAACATCTAAGTCACGCACTTTGCTGGTAACTTTCTTAACATCATCTTCATACGAATACGGGATATAAACAACATCCTTGTTTTTACTGTTTTCGTACATGGTTGCGATGGCTGCCGATACAACGCCATCTAAATCCGATTTATGATAAACTATCGCTGTTTTCTTTACTTTCATGATATAAGCTTGTATATTTGATACTACCGTCTTTTAATGTTTCTATTTTTATAACATCACTATATGAATTAAAATTCTGATCTTTATCAATCCTTATATTCAGCACATCATCTACGGTTGCAGTTTTTCCATCATCGGTTTCAATCTTATAAAAATCTTTTAAAGTGATTTTTATATTAAGATCAACTCCATATGGATTTTCAAGGATATATATACGATCGTTGTTGAGAATAACTATTCCTTCACTTGTATGTTCTTTGGACAACACATAATTCAAATCAAGGTCTTTACCAACAAACGTGATAACATCCATATATTCAATACCGGCATTCTCAGCACATACCTTATCCGAATCAGAGAACTGCCCTGGCAGACCACTGGCGTCCCCGACCATCAACGAACATCCCTTAAGTTGACTGAAGTTCATACCGCGCATTACCGTGTCTTTACACTTCATAAGAATATCATCAATCATGCCCGTGTTAGGCTTCCTCATCGGATTTTGTTCGTCATTTGAATAACACAACCTTTTTTCATACAAGACGCCTCTTATGCCTCTCTTTACCGCCAGATCATGTACGAACCTCAGTACGTATTCTATCTTAGCTTCAATATCAGCTCCAGAAACAAACCCAGCTTCTACTCCTCCTTGATTGCTTACGATAGCAAATACCTTAACACCGTTCTCCTGCATGAGGTCAAGAGCCTTATTCACCACATCCATCTTAATCCTCATATCTGTCAAGTCTGTAGCGAACGTATTCCCAGAAGCGGTTTCTATAAGCGTCCCGTCAAAATCGAATAGCAGTATTCTTTTGTTTTTAATATCTACATCGTTCATCATTTTTCACTCCTACTCTTTTTTATTACCCTAAACTGAAGACGGAATAGATTACCGTCTTCTTTTATAATATCATACACAGCATAAGAATTTTCTCCTATATCCCATCCAAGATAATCGAGCAGGTCTTTTAAGTAAACTCTCTTGTATTTTACACCAAGGTTATTTACCTTAAACGATCTCTCGTCTTCAACATCAGAAGCAGCCAGATAAAAGACCGTATTTTCAACTCCTTCAAATATCTTCCCTTCTTCTAAGCCGATAACAACCGCATCCGTTACCCCCATCCAATTCAAATTATCGACAGAGATAGTCATTATCTTACTTTTGCTGATTGACAACTTCCGGATCTTGCTTTCTTTAGTTTTAGATCCTAAAAAATCCTTACTGTTAAAAAAATCTACTTTCATGGTTATAATGTTTTATATTGATGTTGCAAACATACATAATAATATCAACAATACTATTTAAAAACAGTTAAAATATGATATTATAATGCTGGTAATTTTTTTTTAAACTGCTCCGGACTTACTTCGGATATGGTCCCACGGAAAGCAAGACGCGAACCGTAGGCCAAATCCTGGCTCGACGCATATTTACCAGCACCCGAATACGCCACGCCGCCATACTCATTCGAATTAGAATAGGAGCGAGCCAAAACAAGGGAATTGTCCGATGCCTGATAATAACGATCTGAATAATATTTTAAATTGCTACCGCCAACTCTTGTAGGCACCACATCAAAAAACGGACCATTTTCGGCTGCTATATTTTTTATCCAACCGCTGACAGTCCCGGCGTTCACGTTGCGAGTCGAACCGTCAGGATCGGTTATTTTCCAAACTCGGTTATTTATTTCTACACCTTCAACAAATTCACAGATACCACCAAATACACCTTCAAGTCCTAAGCCACAAACGTACTTTGAATATTCGTTTTCGGTATCCGCACCACCGGTTGCGTTGCTGCTTCCCGTTGTTGTAGCCGGATCACAGGTTGCGCCACCGGGTCCTAATACGCCTTGCAGGTTACGTGTTTTGTATTTAGCATACAACATCATAGCAATCACGCAATGTTGTTGGAAATCTATCACCTGGTATCCGGTACCACGTGCTTTTGCGTAACTTCTGAAATCAGATAATGATACGTTAGTCGTAGGACTAACACCACTCCAGCTATATAATCCATTCAAAGATACATATCCTTTATATGCTCCAACAAGAGATTCCGGGACATGGATGTAAGTGCCGTCAATATCATGATCAGCAAAATGATAAAGAAATCTATTATCATCCACCTTATACCATTTATACCAAAATTCTAAGAAAACGACCATCACATCACCTTCTGGTCCGGTAAGAACAGCCGGACTGCCATCAAGATATAAGTTACTGTCGCTATCTTTTAACCTACATACAAAAACCTCTCCTCCTCCCATAGCGCTCTTGCAAAAGAACTCTATAAAAGCCACTGGCAATCAACCTATTTAAAAAATCACTGTCTTCGCTTATTGTTATATTAGCCGGATCTGATACAGATTTATCAAAAACTATAAAATTATCAGTAGGTAAATACCCCCCCCTATTTTGTTAAAAAATCTTCTTCTCATAATTGTCTTATTTTGGGATAAAGATAGTTTTAATTTACGAAGATCAATAATAGGATTTCCGTATAATAAAACTATATTTGTCAAGGTATTAATTAACTAAAAAAAAATAATTCATATCATGGCAGAATTGAAAATAGGTTTTGTAACCTTCAATCCGGGATCAGGTGATGGTGATCAAGCAGTTACCGTATCAGGTGAAAAATACGAAGGTCGTGTACAGCGCACGCAACAAGTAGAATTTGGTGCCGAATCTGGGGGTGTTAAGAAAAGTGCTACCATAAACCAAGCTGCGGTAGCTGAGTTTGTAAAAATAGATCCTACTGCATCAGTAGGAAAAGGAGGTGGTACTGTAACGATCAACGGTACAAGTAACTCAACTAAATTAACGTTCTCCTTAACTCCGGACGAAACTCATCCTCTGGCGCTGAAAATACCAGCCTCCTATCAAGCAGCAGGCAAGGCTACCAACAACGGCGCTGTTATTGCCGACGACCCTGGTGCAACAGGGGGCTTTGCTTTCAGTATCGTATTCTCCGGTATTGCAGCGAACACTAATATAAACGATCTGGTAAATACTCTTAAGGTGACGGCCGCTGGTGGTCAGACAGCTAATACGGTTATTACCCAGACAGCAGGTGATCCGTTCTTGGAGATAGACAAGGAGGTAATTAACTTGGATGTAAACGGTACTCCTCAGACTATCAATGTTAATGCAAACATCAGGTGGACTATCACACAAGCTGTTTCTAAGTTGGTAAGGGCAGTAATGAAATAACAATTACTTACAGAAAAAGAAAAGGGGCGTCTATTTGGCGTCCCTTTTTTCTATGCATTGTATGTAGTATTTATCTTTTTGCCTACTGACAAAAATCTTTTTTAAAATCATCTGTTTTCTGATATGGACTCTTTTCCCGTCATCTAATTCCCTCCATATTTCATTAAAGATCAAATCTATTAATTCCATAACCTTCTTATCAGAGACAAGATTCTTTCTACCGGGGCTGACCCATCCATCATCAGTCATCTTACCGGCTATCCTATTAGCTATCCTGCTTAATTCACGTGGGGTGCTCATTTTAATTTGTTTTTAAATATTCTACCTTTTTCACTCTGAAGTATGCAGTCTCTCATGGGATGATCTTGTTCGTGATCATCACACATCGGAAATTCTTTTCCATAGGGGAAAGCAATGTGCGGGCACTGCGCCCTGAACGCATCCCAGGCCGACTTCCTCACAGCCTCAGCTCCGGCACGCACGCCCTTCTCTCTTTCCTTGGCCGGGTCAGCATACACGTTTGAAATAGCTCTTTTCTTCCAAGTGAGCATATTGTATTGACATACTCCCATCGCTAAAGCAAATGGGATTCTTGGATACAAACGTATGGAACCCCTGCATTTCTGCAACCGGAATTACCCATACTCTCCAATTCGGAAATGCCCTTCCGAAGTATATTACGGGCTGCAAGAACATCACGGTCGTTTACCGCTCCGCACGCCGGGCACACCCACGTGCGGTCGCGTAACGACAGTCCTTTATTAATGCAGCCGCATTCACAAGTTTTGGAAGAAGGATACCATTTGTCAATCTTGTGTACTATCACTCCATACTTTGAAGCAACATACATAAGTTTATCAATAAAAGAAGAATGACTGAGATCAGAAACTTTCTTTCCCCACAAACGTTTCATTCCTTCAATGTTTAGATCTTCAATGAAAATATAATCATACTGTTTGCATAACTGGTGTGCTAATCCCCATTGAAAATCCGATCGAAGATCGTTTATTTTACGATACGTTTGTTGGAGTTCAAACAGTCTCCTTCTTCTATTGTTGGATCCTTTCTTTGTATTAGAAAACCGTTTGTTTAGTTTTCTAATCTTGTTTTGATATTGTTTGAAGAATAATGGAGAATCAATTTTGCTACCATCACTTTTAGTTAGATAAGTTTTCAGCCCAAAATCCAATCCTATAGATGCACCATCATGTGTCTTTCTATAAGAGTTTGAAGGATTATGATCTGTAATAATTATCAGACTATATCGATGGCATGTTTCTCTAACTATTCTAATTTGTTTAACATTACCTTCATAAGGTCTACTGTATGAGAATCTAAATCGTTTCTTTCCTTTGTTAATTGTTAGACTATTACCATTTAGGGTAAACCCTCCTTGTTTGAATGCAAAAGAATTGAATTTCTCCGGTGATTTAAACTTAGGAGGTCGTTTGGCCAATTTCTTGAAGAAACGATTGTATGATGAGTCTAATCTATGAAGGATTTCTTGTACTGTTTGGGAATGAAGTAGATTTCTCTTAATTCTTTTAGAGAAATGTTTTTGCATCTTGCCAACTGAGATATATTTCCTAAACAGTTTGTAGTATCTACGTTGTAGAGCTAACGCATGATTCCACACAAAACAACATTCACGAAGCATCTTATCAAGATACTTTGTTTTCTTTGAATGGTATATATTGTATTTATATGAAATCATTTTTAATCACATTTATGATACAAATACAATAATAACTTTTTGGCATATATCAGAATCAATTATTAAAAAATACATATATGAATAAAAGAATCATTGATCCCCTGCTTAAAAGCAGGGGTTTTGTTAAAGATCGTAAAACTTATCCACCAGTTTCCTACCCACTACATCAAACTTCTGTCTATGAATTAAAGGTGCTACTTTAACGACGTTCTTCCTATTTTTACTAACATCGACATAAATCAGCCCGGCATAAGACGGAACTTCACTTACGTCAATCATATTAGGAGGACAGGCGTAGTAGAAATAGTTTGGAGGATAGCTTATGACACCACCTACCTTAATAATGCCGTCTTTAAGAACCTTATGTTTTTTATCCTTTTTGAAGTCGTTAAAGAAATCTTGTTTAGACATCTTAACCTCTACTTCATAAGCGTACAATGATCTTGTTATGGCCAGGAAGTCAGATTCCCAATCATATATATGAAGATTGTTAATAACATACATCGGATTACTTAACAGATCCCTATTAAGGATCTTAAGCATTTGTTGCTCTGGGTAGTTCATTGTCTTACTTTTTTTAGAGGCTTGTAGCGGAATCGAACCGCCATACGAGGTTTTGCGGACCCCTGACTAAACCACTCATCCAACAAGCCATGTAGCCCATGCCTGAATCGAACAGGCAACTTTTGATTAGGACTCAAAGGTTTTATCCGTTAAACTAATGGGCCAGATTCATGTTTGCTATGTTCGCACACCGCAAACACTGAGATAATTAACACTTTACACAAAAACTTATTGTTATCCAAGGAGGATTCGAACCTCCGCTAACAGAACCAAAATCTGTTGTGCTACCACTACACCATTGGACAGTGGTCCGGTAGGAGGGATTTGAACCCACGTGTAACCAACTACCCTTTCTACAAGGTATAAGCTTGAGGGGATACTACCGGATAAAATTTATATATAAATCCTATTTTTACAAATATTAATTATGGTAGCGCGTGATAAATCAAAAATATCGGCTATTTCTCCATAAGGCATATTGCGATTATTTCTCATATCCCTTATCGTTTTAGCCACATCATTATTTATCTTTCCACTATATAAATTTGACTCTTCACCCTTTCTTATTTTAAACAGCCCCAATCTTATGGCTTCCTTAGTATTATAAGAAAGTGTACACCATTCAAGATTATCATAGTTATTATTTAATTTGTTTCCATCTATATGATTTAAAACATTTAAATTTTCATCATATTTATCAACAAAGTAAATACCGACCAATCTATGAATACAAAATGATTTATACTTTCCATTTTTACGTAAATTAACATAATAGTATCCTCCTTGATTTATCCTTTTCTTTAAGATCTTACTCTTTCCTGATTTAAAAGAAAAAACATCTCCGCAATCAGAAATAAAATAATCTCCATCATATCCTTTAATTTCTACTAATCTACTCATTTTATTGATTAATTATAGAACAAGTAGGTATCTTTTCAGATACCTACTCATAGGACTTAATTTTAGATACTCACTTTATTAAAAAACTCTCTCTCAACGCAAAGTTAAGTACTAACCTAAAATATGGCAAACTTTAAAATATAAAAAGGATTAAAATACCTACTTCTTTTTCTTCTTCTTTTTAGTGTCTTTTACTTTTTCAGCTTCGTTTTCTGGCTCCACTATATCACCGGCCTCTTCCTGAACTACATCCGTCTCAGGAATAACATCAGACTTAAATTCATTATTTTCATCAGTCTTCTCCGGCTCAGCCACATCTTTATCTGTCTCCCCATCTTTATTCAATTCCGGCTCAGCGACATCATTTTTGTCTTTACCGATTATACCTATTTGGTATCCTCTTAATTCTACTTGCATTAATTTCAGTTTCGATTCCAACTCCTGTATTGTTTTAGCTCCAATCGAAACCTCATTTTCCAAATCTCCGATTCTGATCCTGGCCTCAATCAATTCATTTGATTTCTTTTTTAAGTCAGATGAGATACTGTTTCTCTTTTCTTCCAAGTTTCTGATTTCGTAATTAGCCTCATCAAGATCAGATTTGGCTTTGTCAAGATCAGCATTGATAGCGTCAAATTCTTCCGTTTTCTTCTTGACGCTTTTTATCAGTTTTTTCTGATCTTCCTTCAAGGAGTCAATTTTTTCCTTAGACGTAGAAAGATCTTTGCCAATAGATAAAATCTCTTTATCCTTTGAAGCGATATCTGACTTAAGTTCGGAAAGCCTTTCCTTGTAAAAATCTACCTTATCCTGTATTTCCTCAATTTCTTTTGCAAGATTTTCGGATTTAATAGCTTTCTCCCTGTACATTGACAGCTTGCTGTCTGTGATGAATGTAAAACCTAACATGCTCATTTTAAAAATATTTAAACATTACTTAACTCCAGAACTACCAAGACCTTTTTCTCCACGTTCATTCCCGTCTTCTACCTCAATATCTGTTACTTCTTCCAATACCATTTTGTATTGTGGAACGATTTCCATCTGAGCTATTCGATCGTTTTTGCGGATTACGGTCGGTTTTTTATTGATTTTAGTAAGATTAACCATATACTCTCCTTTGTAGATAAATTCGCATTTGCCAGGAGCGTTAGTAACTACCACTCCCTCGTCAAAAGAGAATCCAGATCTTCCTTCCACATTCACACACCAACCTTCTGGTATATTCAACTTGAATCCTGTTCCGATTCTAACAGAATAACCTTGATATAAGGTAATTGATTCAAAATCGGAAGGAACATCTATTTCTACTCCCATGTCATTCACCATATTCACCACTCTATATGCACGAATATCACAACATGCATCACCATCATGCTTGTATTCAGGTATCACGACATCGGGATACAGCTTCTTAATACCTACCTGCACAGTCTTCTGATAACCTGGAGTCAAATACGATTCAGGTATTTTATTAACAACCTTATCTTCTTTTTTATGTTTGTTGTTCTTTTCAGAAACAGTATCCTTCTTGCTATCTTCTTTTTCAGAAAGAAGTCTTTCAATATCTTCTAACTTGTCCATAATTATATTTTTATAGTACAATAAACAATACCTTCTTTTTTTATATCCTTCGTTGATTCATAACACTCACGAAAAGTACTTATGTCTGCATCATTAGGATCATCGACCCACTCATCTCCTTGCTTATATTTTTCTCTGGTTTCTGAGTAGATCATACATAATTTATCCCCATGCTTCGCCATAATCCTTTCTTCTGTCACTTTCCTACGAAGCTTAATAAGGGGAAATCTTGTAACTATTTCTACTGTCATCCTACACAATCTTTAAAAGCCCAAGAAATATTATTCTCTTGGGCTGATGTTTATATTAAAATGGAAGGTCATCTTCTTCCATAGGAGGAAAGTTCAGCGGCTGTGGCTGCGTCTGATGCTGAGGCTTGGTGCTCCTTGTAGCAGGCGCCGGGGCAGGTGCAGCAGGCTGAGCAGTCGGCTGTGGCGTATAAGCCGGTGCCTGATACTGTGCTGGCCGTTGAGCAGGTTGTTGGTAATTCTGATACGGAATAGCACTCGGAACAGACTGAGGTTGTTGAACCTGTTGAGGAGCAGCCGCCTGCTGGGTATAAGCCTGAGGAGCTGTAGGCTCTTGCTGAGTATTACTTCCTAAACCTAATTTAGCCATTATACCAGCTCTGATGTCTTTAATAGAATCATTGAACCTGTTTGAATATTCCTTAATCTTCTGATAAGTAAAGTTGTTTTGGGCTGAATAATCAAGGCTTTTATTACCATCAAACCCTGTAACCTCAACAGGATCAGGCCAGCCATTTACGCCTTTTTTATAAAAACGTTCAACAAGCTGATCGTTTTCTCCGTCTACTCCTGCATACGCGATAATAAGTTCCGAAGATCCAAACTCATCATCTTTCTTCTTCTTAAAGACATTGAAATAAATTTCACGACTAAAATCGATGTTTTCGTAGTATTTTACGAAGCTCTTAACAAAGCCCTTGATATTTCCTTTTTGATTGACGAGAGGTATGGAAATACAATAGTTTTCATTAAGCTCGTAATCTTTTAATACGATAAGGAAATTAGTAACAGTATTTCCATTAGAGAAAGTACTTGACTTTAACCCGATGTAGTTGATGTACCCAACTACTCCATTATAATACTCTTTCCAATATCCTGCCGGCTGACCGCTATTAGGATTTATGTGCTGAACAAAACCTTCTTTTGGTTCGTTACTTTTTTCATACAAGTTACCATCTGAATTAATATACAAATAATAAGTTGTACCAAAACTTCTGTTTTCTCTAAAAGCCATATTATTAATTGTTTATAGATTATACAATGTTTGATTTAAGACGTATGTTGATTCGTATTTAGGATTGAACATCTTTATCATCTTATACTGATCAGACCAATCCATGACAGTATCTCCTTTTATAAGTGATTTTACGGAAGACAGTATATTTTCCTTACCGATAGAAAAATTAAAACACGGACCTTCGAGCGCATTCAAAGGCATTGATTCCATTATCTTTTTTCTATTTCCAAAATCCTCAGACATTACCGTTATGCCGTTTTCTTCATCTACCTTGACATTAACAACATTATCCACCAAAGTCATGGAATTAAGAACCGATATAAGTAAATCCCGGTCAAACTTAACTCTCGACGATTTTTCGAATTTGCTACATACGTATTCGTAGTTAGGATACTGTTGTTCTACGTTCATATCCGATATAATTACATTATCAAAGCATAAGAACGTCCTAACTCCATCTGTAGAAATACTGATCTCCGTATCTTTATCAGATAGAAAGCGGTACAAGATAGAAGCCGCAACCTCGCTTAGCATAATCGACCTTTCTTCTGATGCATTAGCATACTCTTTCCTGTTTATAAACAGACGGAACATATCAGTAGAAACAATGTCAATATAGTCCTTCTTCACATTAAGAAGAATCGAGCATATAGCTGGTCTAAATTCATCCGATCCAACAAACGCAAAAGATCTTTTCATAGACTGAATGAAAGACGAACTCATAACACGAATACCGTCACCTACAGGATAAAAGAAATCAGGGAAAGCCTTATCCTCAATCCAAGTAGAAGAAAAAGATCCTCTATCGTATTTAAAAACGATACTGTAATCATTTTTAATCTCTATCTCTATATCCTGGTTATGATTTTTAAAAAATGAAATAAGAGCCCCGGCATCTACTAAAAGAGAAAACTTCTGGTCACAAGAAATATCAGTATTCACATCGAAAATATCATCCGTATATGTTATACGTTCGTTCATGGCTTGTATCCGGATATGATCAAAATATAAAGTAATTTTTATATTCGATGTGACACAATCCTTTAGAACCTTATCAAACATCTTTGAAATATTTGAAAGCTTCTCATTCATTAGTATGCCAGGAACTCTTACTTTCATTTTTTAAAACTTACGATTATGACTATCTAACACTGCAAATGTATTATTTTAAAATCTAATTACGAATTAATTGGATTTAAAATGATTTAAAATAGATTAAATACTTCTTCTTGCTGCTTCTGCTATAAGCATCGCGTCAACTATACCGTCATGGGCCGTCTTACATCTTTCGTTTTTAACGAACGTATCTGTCGGCCACAGCCTTTTAGCGCAAGCCAATGACGTTTTCTTAGTATTTACCTTACTGGCTTCCATGACCTTATCAGAATGCGTCCAAACCAATTTCTGCCATGTTTTAGGGGCTATGAAATTAACGGAGCAACTTATGTCCGTAAATGCCATGCAGAGGGAGAGGAACAGTCCATGCAGTTGGCCTTTGTTTTCCATGAGGGAGGCTGTAGAGGACGTGCTGACCCCGTACAGTGCGTGGACGTCCTCTATGACAAACACTACCCTATCAGGATTGTTTTCTACGATCGTATCCCGGCAAAAAACATATTCTTTAGTCAAGTCTACTGGTCCTGAAGCTGATATTCTTGGAGTTGAGATTCTCGATATTAGTTTGCTGTCTTGATCGATGCAGGCTATGGCTCCATCTTTTCCTGGGTCTGCTGCTATATATAATACCATAATGTATCAATTTAGATTCATGTCGATTTTACCAATGCTATCGTCATCTTCAAAGCCTCCATTGTCTGTAAGTTCGTAATCGATAGCCACAGCACCATTACTAAGAATGTAAAATCCTTTAAACTTCTTTCCTATTTCAATAGGATACACTACATTTACATCTCTTCCAATATCCTCAAACGGCATAGCAATATCTTCTGTTTCAGCTTCTTTTTGTTTTGCTAATACACCAACAGGTATATTTTTACCTTTTATAGAGGCGTATGTAACCATATACAGAATATCGTTATTGACAAACGCCCTATCACTACTTACCTTATCCAAGCTAACATATATAATATGTTTTATAAAACTATTGATATCCCCACATATATTAATAGCTTCTACTTCTTTAGGAATAACGATTTCCACTTCTTCTGGTTTTATATTTTTCTTTTTCATTGCATTAATCTTTTTGTGTTTTGTTTTACTTCTTCAACAAGATCCTGATCTTTCATCATTTCCTGCTTAAGTTTCTCATTATCCTTAATTCTTTTCACCCTATCGGCAAGAATCTTCTTATATTTCTTATCCGATATTTTAATAAACCAAGGACAGTTCCTTGATGGAATCCTTTTGCATGGATAATCAGTGAGACCGTTCGGTCCAAACTGCTCGCATCGGTTACATTTCTCTTCGCCCGTCATTGTAATTATATTTTAGGAAAACATTCTTCAAGTTCTCTATAAGAGCACTCTACTACAACAGAATCTCCTTTAGGGAGAAATACTAAAATAGAATCGATAGAAAAAACGCTATCTACTTTTCTTACAAGTTGGCCATGCTTGTAAGAAGACATGACCAACCTAATTCCATACGCATCTGAATAAGATCCTTTCCTACATGGAGTTATGCTTTCAACAACATAATCAAAGCCTCCGATATTAACTTCATCTCCGGCATTGATTTCCATAATAGGAATCATTTTGGCTCTTCTATCTATGCTTATTTTCATTTCGCAATCTCAAATTTTATTTGCTCCTTCGGTTCATAATTCCATACCTCAAAATCATCAGCTACAAAATCATAAAATCCTTTCCCTTCCATACGAGATGAGATAGTAACCTGCGGAACCGGGCCGAAGAGAGGTCGACGAAGGAGCTCGTTTGCCTGTTCTTCGTGACGGTCGTACACATGCATATCTTGGATGAAATGAGTGAAAACTGCGGGCCTTAACCCGGCGTCGTGAGCAAACATCATCATCAACGCCGCATATTGAGCTACATTCCAGTAAGAAGCTGTAATCATATCCTGGCTGCGCTGATAAAGCGTCATATACAACTCATCTCCTTTAACAGATAAATTGATCTGAAACGCACATTCTTGAAGAGGTTTTAGTCCATTGGTTTCAGGATCGAACATGGATGCTACTATTCTTCTTGACGAACGATCATTCTTTAGTGACCAAAGAATGAAGTCTGTTTGGTTAAGAAAACCGTAAAGACCATCATGGATATCTGTCATACCATCTGGAGCTTTTCCGGTACCCATATAAACATGTCTGTTCACCATATCTCCATAACATCCTTCGATCTTTCCATTATCATCAGCCCACTTATCCCATATATGAAGACCAAGATCTTTGATATCTACCGATCTTTTTTGCCAAATCCACAATATTTCTTTTATGGAGTTTTTAAGATTAGTAGGTCTAAGTGAACCAAGAGGAAATTCCCGGCGAAGATCGTACTGGTTACATACTTGTAGGATACGCTTCACCTTGACGCCTGTCCCGTCACCGTAGACCGGTCGCTTTACCTCTTCCCACGGCTGGCTCATTATAAGAGCCAAATTGTCTTGAAATATTTTATCTACTCTTGCCATATTCTTATTAGGTACTTATATACTATAGTATCACCATCTCAAGGTTATGCCAGTAAACAAGGATGCATTGAAAATGCTAAGAGGAATGGTTATAAAGACGATTAATTCCTTCTTGTTCTAAACACGGACCACCTACAACTTTCTCTGTTGCTTTTCTTTGTCTAACAAAATCTTCAGCTTCGGAAAAAGTTGTAGCATAAATATATCCACCATACTTTTCTCCATTTATATCAAATTCTGTCACAAACTTCTTTTGTTTTTCTTCTTTTGTTTCCATAACTGTAATTTTTAAAAGCAAATAATTGATTGATTTATAAAAAGAAATAAAGCGGTGATAAACTAAGTTACCTTAACCAACTACCATCCAATCATCAGCCAACATATCTGATTGCGAAGCTAACCATCCATTTACGATATTATCGTTAGCATCTTTCATGCACAGATAAGCGCAAAATTTAATCATGTTGGTTTCAGTTACGTCATAATAATCGTTTACGTATTTTTTAAACGAATCTGGCAATGACTTTACTTTATTAACTATCATATCAGTAGACAACCAATCTTCCGGTCGCTGGAATACGAACATATCTTTACCATTCCATCCTGAACGAGCAATTAACTTACCTTCTTTTACTGCCTCTAAAGCTTCTCCAAATTTCATAACTATATTTTTTTATAAATTAAACTCTGCAAAATCTATTTCAGATCCGGTTGACAAATTAATCATTGACTTTTCAAGCTCTTCCATTGGAACCGGTTTCACAATACCTCCATTACCAAGAGTCCTTTTATAGAAGTTTATCACCACCTGATCGCTGGTTTTTACCGTCTTAGGAATAGGTTGACGAAGATATAATCCATCAAGAGACTTTACTCTTGAAAGAGCCGTATATAGCTGTCCTGTTTCAAAAGAATTAGATACGTCCATCATAGCCGCATCCAATGTCAGGCCTTGGGCTTTATGGATCGTGATAGAATAACCTATTTTTATAGGATACTGAATAATAGCTCCTACTACTTCAGATTCTATCTTATATCCGTTTCTTACGTATTTTACTTTCTCAAACGAACATGGTGTTATAACAACCTTAGTATGCTCATCATCTTTCGGTTTATCAAGGACTACTTCAATCTCACCCTTTTTTATAGATAATACAGTACCAAGAGAGCCATTGAAGTACTCTCCTCCGTTTCTTGTTATCATAACTCTTGATCCTTCTTTCAAGAAAAGAGTTTTTTCAACCGGAGCATCTTTAGGATAATCACCGTTTATAACAGCTTCTAATTTTCTTAAAGAGCCTGGTAACGATGATATTCTCATTTCGTTAATAGCCGTAGCTTTTGAGTTGGTAGTTACAATCTCAACATATCCTTGATTATTATCAGACTGAATACATCTGCTGTTTATTGTATCAAATACATCATCATCCATCTGCCCTTCACGCACCTTATTAAGGACACTAATAAACTTCTCATCTTTCTGACGGTATATTTTTTCAAAAGAAACCATTTCCATACCAGAAGCCATTAGAGACTTGGAGCTAAAGAAGTAAGATGTATCGTATATTTCTCTAAAAAAATCCTCCTTAATTACTGGCGGAAGTTGAAATAAATCACCTACCATAATAAGTTTCACGCCGCCAAACGGGTCCTTGTCTCCTCTTGCATGACGAAGTATATCAGCTACGTTGTCAAGAAGATCAGGGCGAACCATAGAAATCTCGTCTATGATAAGATACTTTATATTCTGTAAAATCTTTTCCGAACCTCCGTTGAATTTATATTCGCAGTTATCCATAAACGCGCCTTTTCGTATTTCAGGTATATACGGCTGCATTCCTATTCTAAAAAATGAATGAATGGTTTGACCACCTGCATTAACAGCAGCAACACCTGTAGGAGCTACAACAACCGCATTTTTTAATGCCGGTATAATACGCTTAAGGAACGTTGTTTTTCCACTTCCTCCTTTACCGGTTATAAACAGCGGTTTTGGTGACTTACAAATAGACTTAATAGCCTTTCCTTGTGCGACATTACCTTCGGACATAACTGAACGAAGAACGCACTCCATGATTTTTTTATCGTAACTTATAGCCATCTTTTTTCTGATTTTGTTCTACAAAACAAAAGTATGAAAATAAAATAAAACCTAAAATATAAAATGAATTAATTAGGATTAAAAAGAAATAATAAGTTGGATAAGTAGTTTTAGATCAGACAGTAATATGATTTCGTATAGATATGGTTATGGCATAGTGGTGGCTAACGGGTGTTTCCGTCGATGTTCTACGAGATTATCGTTTTTCGGCTCTGTCGGCGACTACTAAGAACAGACCCTCTCTCAAGTACCAAACATTATAATGATGAATACTGAGATGAAGGATATAGATAGGTATCATTACAGAATGATAGTTCTTCAAATGGTATATCCTTGAATACAGATTCTCCATCTAATTCTTTATCTTTATCTACTGTTGTACTGATATTAGGTAATGATTGGATAGATATATCCATATTCTCTATCTTTTCCTTAAACTGTTCTGCCTTAACATACGTATAGATGTCTTCGCTTACCGATCCCACCGCTTTAGCCATCTCGCCGGCGAACTCAGCATACATATCCCGTACCTCATTAAAACCTGCCTTTTTGTCAGGATCGGTATTGTTATAGGATTTCATTCTCCTACTTACCCTACCGCAGACCCCGGCAACGGACGTCCCCACCTCAGCACAGCAGGCTTCCGCATCAGCCATGCCTGCCTTTACCGTGGCTACCTTCTCCTTACTCCATCCACTAACCTTGTCGTATGATTGTTTAAGACAGTTTAAGAACATGTCCATTCTTCGCTTCTTATCTTCTGCTATGATAGCGCGATAGTACTTTCTTACAATCTGGTTTTGTGTACTTCGCTCATATCCGTCCCAGAAGTCTTTGTGCGCTTCTTTAGCCATAACAGAAGCCAATGATCTTGCTTCTTCTTCTTTTGTCTTTTTACGATCTATGCCAAGGATCTCCCCATCTTCGGAAACAACTTCTTCTGCGTTCAGGAAACGTAGGATATGAGTATTGTCTTTTAAGAAGAAATTGAAATCGTCTTTCTTATCTACTTTTTCTTTTTCTCCTTTCTCTATATCCTTCTCTCCAAAATACCATCTGTTTGTTGCTCCTTTTTTATACAAGGTCCAGGTATTTGCTATTTGCCAGAAAACGGCTCCGTGCCTATATACCGGAATCAGCTTACCTATTGGGTAGTTATGTTCGTTTGCTTCAATGTAAGCACGAGGATTATCTACGTATGTTATAAATTGTACGTTTTCGAACCTTTTCACGAGCTTGTCTTTTATCGCCATACCGACAATCTCTTTCGCTTTTGTTAGTCCTACATTCAAGTACAAGGCAATTGTTTTATTACTTATCGTCGAATCAATTAATCCATAATACGAGTGGCTTCCGTCTACGACCTCAGCCTGAGAGTTTGTCTCTCCACTGTTCAGTACAGATTCATTGTTTCTGACTAAATTAACAAACATCGCCTCTTTTATCCTGTCAAGGACTTTTTCATGGTTTGTTATTTCATTTTTCTTTATCTTAATTAAAATCCTATTCTTTGGAAGATTCACTTTACCACATCCGAGAGTAAGTTGTACGCCATTAACACGATACCTTCTTGCAACGAACGTACTATCCGTCATACGGAACAGTTCGTTAAACATCGGATGTCCTGTCATGTTCTTGAACTTCGAATACCCGATTCCAAGTTTATGAAGAAGATCTTTCTGGTTTTTGAATCTTATTCTCGAATCCCGGCGGGAGATTTTTATCATACAGTATAAAGCATACAATTCCATGAACAGCAAATCATCTGACCACCGTTCTAAAAGCCTAAGGCTTATGTTAATATTTCTACCTAATTGTAGCTTCATAATCTTTGACATACTAATCATTGATACCCTGCTTAAAAGCAGGGGCTTTACGGAATATCGTAACAAAAAAAAAATCGGATGGATTTTTGGGGATATCCATCCGATTCATGTCTTTTTTCGTTCGGAAAATCCCAAAACCCCGTTACAGATCCGAGAAGCAAACAATGAAAGACGATTAATATTTTTTTTATCATTCATTATTTATTTTCTGAATCTGTAACGTACAGCAAATATAGAAATAAATAATGAATATCAAATAACAAGATCTTATTTTTTTAATGCTACAGTGCAAATATCGGGACAAACCCTGAATCTATTGTCATAAAATACGTTAATTTTAAATTTATAAATCCTTAATACTTATCTTTGTATCAAAACGATAATCTCATGAAAGAAAGTGATAATAAAGATGTTAGTAATAGGGCTTATAGGCTTTTAGTACCTTATTCCAATACGGTAGATATGGCGAAGAAGATACTTCTGTTTTATAACGGATACTTAATGGCTTCCGGCAATGAGAAGAATGTCATAGATGCGAGGCACTTAAATCTTCTTGCCTATTATTTTGTGTTTGGATATTCGTATGAGACGAAGAAGAAGTTTTCTCATTGTTTCAGTACCGATCTTCAATATGTGTCGGTTTTGGATACGGAGATGAAGAAGCGTGGTATTTTGATTGACCGTGAAGGGAATTACAGGACCAGGTGTTTGTGCCCGGATATAGAGAACATGCGCCGTCTTTTTGTATTGGAGGGTTCCAGAGATCAATGTGCGTTGGTTTCTTTATTTTACAGAAAGAAAACTTTTGAAGCCGATGGCGAAGAATAATTTCCCTATATCATTTGAGTCACATATTATAGATGATGTGATGGATAAGACCGGGGGCGTTTACGACCGAAACCAAATACGTGACGTTTTCAGAGCCAGTATTTCTTATGCCAATAACTTATGTACGTACACAGATAACGTGTCTGTATCGTTCCCGTATGTAGGCGATATGGTTTGTAACCTTCATGAGATGGAGAGGCGCAAACATAATCTTGAGCGTCTTAAATCCAAGGTAGAAAAATTATCTAAGTATCAGGAAAAAGAACTTCAGTGCCTTGATATTAAGATAAGGATGATAAAGGATGCTTATGATTCAGGTGAGATAAAAGGTGGGGATATGTTGATAAAACACAACAAATTATCTATCTTTAAATCTCGTAAGGGTCATAGTTTTAGTGAAATACAAAATATTCAAGAACAGGAATTTAACAGATAAGTTATGAAAAAGATTTTGCAAGCGGAAGTTATATACGATGCTTTTATGGATACGATATTAAAAAAACTTCCAAGAAAAAAAGAAGATTATCCTGATTGGTACAAGGAACGTCTTGAAAAGTGTGAAGGATGTAAATTCAATACCAAGAACGTCCCTAACTCTATGCTTCCTCTTTCTTTATACGTAAGCAAGAAAATAGGTAAAAATCGTTGTTCGGTATGTACGTGCTTCATCAAGCAGAAGGCCTGGAGCAAGACAGAGGAGTGTGCGCTTGGGGAGGGGCTTCCCCGTCCTTCGTGGATGGATCGTCAGTATTCTATTGATTTTTATGATGAGAAGTCAAGATGGAACAGGTTAGAACTTATTACAATGGATTCTGATGAATTTAATGTTATTTCTACAGATGACAAGCAATACAATATAGACCTCTCTAAAGACGGTAAATCATTTGAAATCATTTTCGAACCAGTAGAAAAAGGGAACAGTATAAGGTTTTCATTTGTTCTTGAGTCGAAGCATGATATGAAGATAACAGCATCAGAGACATCTTGTGGTTGTACGTCATCTAATTTGAATATCATAGACTCCCGTCACTTTAAGTTCAATATAGAGATACATACAGCAGGATTTGGAATAGGAAGATTCGTAAAGCACATGACTGTTCACTATCAAAAAGATGGGTCTAAAAAAGAGGAAAAAATTCCGTTTAATTTTGAAGGTATTATAATTCAAAAAAGTTAAGTTATGGGCGGATGTGGTAAAGCAAGGCATTTACAATGCGAGGATAAAAGGAAGTCCTTATTTTCTATGTTGCAGGCATCTTGTGACGATCTCCCCGATTATTCTGCCGGAGACATTCTCTATGCCGTACTTAGATCTTTTGCAAAGAAAAGAGGATTGTCTGTTTCTTTTTTAAGGACGTTGACAGACAGCGAGCTTTTTGAAGTGGCTGATTATAATTTATCAATAGAGTTGATGGACGTTATTATTCATGATAAAAAGGTTCTTGACAATGAAGAAGATTGATTTTGATTCAGATATAAAACATCTTATTTCTTATTACAACCATCTACTGTCTGCGCAAGATAAGGTGGGAGAGGAGATGGAAGATCTAACTAAGGATATTATTAGGAAGAAGGATGAGGAAGACAACATAGAGTTGGAAGACTTTATTGATTTGGAGGAAAAGTCGTTTATGACCAACTTGTATCAACAAGAGATGCTGAAAGTATCTTCTTCTATAAAGGCAGTTTACAGGTTATCTATTAACGCTGGTCATGATCTTAACATAGATGATGACAGCAAGAAGATTCTTGACAGGATAGTAAACGACGGAGAATCGGATTTTATTATGTACGTTGATAATAATACTGATTCTGTTATGTTCAAGGAAGAATCTATTGAGGAAGGAATAAAAAACATGTGTAAGTATCGTGTTGATCCATCTTCTCTTGAAGACAGGTTTAATATGCTTAAGTCTCAGTATGAGGCTTTTTTAAAAATGGTGAACAATGAAGGTAAGAAAGCCGACTAACGATGATGTCTCTTACGTAGATCGAAAACTTCTTGTGCTAAGGGATCAGATAGATAAAGCTGAACGTTATCTATCTGAAAACCCTTGGGATAAAATAGAAGATTCTGATAAGAGGGAGAAAGAATTTAGGTTTCAAAAAAGCTTGTCTGATAGCTTAATGCAATGGACTGAATCTTATATTAAGATGTGTGGGATAATGGATGTCTATAATCAGCTTGAGGCTGCCAAAAACAAGAAAAGTCTAAAAGGAGGACAAACAGTATCAGGTATTCAGTCTTTTATCAAGAATGAAGCTAAGAACAAGCTCGATAAATAGTTTTGTCATGAATTTTAACAGTAAGGAACTTTATATAAATATGGGTAACGATATCCCGTTATGGAATGACCTGTATTCTTATGAAGAGCAAGACGATGATGTCAAGCAATTCTGGGAGAATGAGGCTATGAAACTCCTTAACGGTGTTACCATAAATGGGGTATTTATACATCCTTGGCTATATTGGCATATCAATTTCTGGAAGATGATGATTGACGTAGGAGATGATCGTATTCCTGGAAATTCTCAGCTTCGTGATAATGAATGGATGTTTGCCGAATTTCTAAAGCAGGCTGAAGAAGAGAATAAAGGAATATTCATGTTCGGGTGCCGTCGTTTTGGAAAAGCCCTTCTTGACTCTGAGATACTTTATCTTGAGGGCCGGGAAAAGATGATAGGAAATATTGTTGTAGGGGATAAGATATATGACGATAAAGGGAATTTGGTAGAGGTCGTAGGTGTCTACCCTCAAGGGAAAGTAACTACCTACAGAGTCGTATTCGAAGACGGTCGTAACGTTATTTGCTGCGGTAATCATCAATGGCGTGTCAATCATGGCGGAAAATGGCATGTTAGGAGTCTTAGATCCATAGCCGGATTAGATTATAAGAGTATGTCTATTCCAGTAGGTGAGGCCCTGAACTACCCTACGGCAAAGCTGCCGGTTCCGCCGTCGGCCTACGCCTCGATGCTGGCGGCTTATCTAGGTGGCTATGGAGGGGATATGTTTTTTGATAAATACGTTTGTAAGAAATTTCTAAGATCGTCCATAGATCAAAAGAAAGATTTTATAGAAAACTTCATTCGTTCTTTCAGAAACGTAGTGACCGGAGAAGAAGAACTTATGTTGTCTCATATCGACATGGATGTCATAAATTTTGTACAACGTATGTTTTGGGCTTCAGGTTGGTATGCTAAATTGGAGGGGAACAAACTTATACTATCAAGGAATCGTAAGGAATTAAAAATAAGATCCATATCGATATACGGAAAGGAGCATGCCACTTGTATAACCGTTGATAATGACTCTCATTTATTTTTGACCACTAATTATATCGTTACTCATAATACGGCCATAATGAGCTCTCTTCTTGCTCGTAATGCTACAATGACGTACAATTTGACGCATAATGTTATTGGAGCAAGTAAAGAAGACCTTGCCAATATGGGAGAGTATCTTGAGTTTGGACTTGATAATCTTCCTCCTTATCTTACTATAAACAGGACGGGTAATGACTGGACTAAAGAAGTTATTTTAGGTACAAGAAGCATCAATAATCAACGTGATGTTCATGCCAGAATAAGAATCACCAACGTTGATGATGGAAAGACACGAGGATCATTGAAGACCGCAGGTGGAACTCCATATACGTCTATATATGATGAGGTAGGTAAATTTCCGGTTCTTGGAGCATGGCTTGCCGGTAGACCGGCTCATATGATGCATGGTAGAATGAGGGGCGTTTGTTTGATGTCGGGAACTGGCGGTAATGTAGAAAAGTCTCAAGATGCCCAGAAAATCATGAACTCTCCGGACGAATATGGATTTATTATAATGAATTATGATATTCTAAATAAGAGAGTTACAAAACCAACATGGCGTATATGTAAATCAGGGTGTTTTGTTCCAGCTCAGATGTCTCATGCGTATGAAAAGAAAGAGACTACTCTTGATAAGTATCTTGGAGTAGAGAAGGCTCCAGGTCTTAAAAAGATAAAGATAAAAGTTTCAGACTTTGATAAAAATACTGGAATAACAAAATCACGTCTTGACGAACTTGTCAAAAAGGATAGAGCTTTATACGTCCAGGAACGAATGGCATTCCCTTTGTCTATAGATGATTGTTTTCTTAATACGAATGTAAATAGGTTCCCTGTAGAAGATGCGTTGAAGCATAAAAGCCGTCTTCTTGAAGAAGGTAGGCCTGGAAAGATAGTGGATATTTATCAGACAGATGGCATGAAAATGGGGTATCATTTTAGTGACAAACAATTGGCTGATTATCCGTTTCAAGGTGGTAACATAGATGCTCCTGTTGTTATATACGAGGATCCTCCAGAAGAAGGAGGTGTTTTTGATAATACTTATGTCTCATCGCTTGACCCATACAAGGCGGATAAGGCGGATACGGATTCTGTTGGTGTCTTTTATGTTCTTAAAAGATACGTGAAAATAAATGACCCATTTGCGTACTGTATTGTTGCTTCTCATGCATCAAGACCTCCATCATCAGATGATTTTTGTCGGAATTGTGAAATACTTCAAGAGGCGTATGGAGCCAAGTGCCTTATGGAGAATGCTGACCGAATGTATGAATTTTATCTTACGAGACGAAATAAGCAACTTATGTTGTTGGAAGACGGTGAACGTCTTGCCGGTAAGATTATCCGTGCTGGCGCCCGTCAGAACAACAAGCTCGGTTTGGCTCCTACGGTTCCAAACCAGCGCATGCTTTTCAATACCGTTATTCAATATTGTTGGGAGGATGTTGTTGTTGGGTATGATGATGATGGTAATGAAATAACACAGAAGGGCATTTACCGTATTCCTGATATAGAGCTTCTTGATGAAATCATAGCCTTTGGCCCTGGGGTCAACACTGACCGTATCATAGCCTTTGGCCACGCTCTTCTTCTGGCTAAGTATTATGATGATATGGGTTACATGCCTAAAAGTACGACTCAGAAGGAGAATCAAAAGAAGAGGGAACGTAAGAAGATGGAACAGGTTAAAGGATTTACGGTAAGAAGACATAACCCGTATAAAATGAGGTGACGAGAACAAATTCCTTATCTTTGTGAAAAATAGGATAATAGGATGGAATATTTCAATAGAGATCAGGCTTTTCCAGCCAGAGGAGTATTTTCAGGTTTGCCGGTACAGGCGATACCTACCAAGAGAAAAACCAAGGAGTGGTTTAAAGCTACTATGGATTCTCTTGAATTGATTGGTTTGAAGCAGCTTGATGAGAACCAAAAGTTCAAAGATTTTTACAGGATGATGGAAGGAAAGCTGTCATTTATGGAGCTGAAAGATGTAATTCCTTATCTTAAGGATGTTCAGTCTATAAGGGACAATGTAAATATTCCATCATTCTTACGTCATTATGATATAATAGGTACGATCGTAAACGCTTTTGTAGGATGGCTGGGCAACCTTTCTGACAAGTATAATGTAGTTGGATTGGACGAATCTGAAGTGAATCAGTATTCTGCCACGAAGGAGAATCTTCTTCATAATTACATTAAGGAGGAATTGGACAGAAGGGTTAGGCAAGAGTTATTAAATAGAGGATTGGATCCGGATTATAATAATTTTGCTAACGAAGAAGAGAAGCAGGCTTATGCTCAACAGATACAAGAGGTGAAAACGTCTATGACTCCTCCTGAGATAGAGAATTTCATGAATACAAAATGGAAGACTGCCGAGGTTATATGGGGTTCTCATACACTTGAGGCGGACAGGGGGCGTTTTTACATGGATGAGATAGATACTGAGAATTTCATTGACTATCTTCTTACCGGTCGTTGCTTTAGGAATTATCATGTAGGATACGACTATTATAAGCCGGAAAGATGGTCTCCGTTGAATACGTTTTATTCTAAGACATTAGATAGCAAGTATCCTCAATATGGGGATTATATTGGTCGTGTTCATTATTATACTGCCAATGATATTATAGTAAGGTGGGGGCATCTTCTTACGGCAAAAGACAAGCAAAAGCTTATAGGAGGTGCTGATAATTTCAATGGCACTTATCATAATGGTGATAATGGAAGCTATGTAAGTTTATCCAAATCGGCGAGCGTAGGGATGTTATATCAGAATAAGGTAATACCTTGGAAAGGATATAATGATTATGCTTCTATAAAAGCTTATGAGGATTATTACGGTATTCCAGCCGGCACATATACCGGATACGATAGTAATGGCAACGAATATCACAGAACCAGATTCATGCCAAATTTAGAGCATGGTAATTATTATAACCGCGCCCAGAGTTTGAGCGACGAGCATGTTCGTAGTGATTTGTATCAGGTAACTGAATCATATTGGGTATCCCCGGCTCAGGTATATGTAATTACCTACCAAACTGAAACCGGATTAGTAACTACTGAAATGGTAACCGACGAGCTTCTTCAGGACTTTTTACAGGAAAATGGTATTAAGAAAATTACCAGGACCATGAGTAAGGGAATGGAGAACCCGGAGATTAATACCTATTTCGTAGATTATGTTCCACAGGTAAGGTACGGGGTTAAGATTAGTGGCGGGGCTCTCGCTCAGGACAACCTGTATCTGGATGGAGAACCTATCGATCACCAGATAAAAGGGGATAGCAATATCTATGACTTTGTTCTACCCGTTGCCGGATATATCGGTACTTCTATGGCTAACAGGATTCAGCCGTATCAAATATTTTATAATTTCTCCATAAATCAGATAAACAATATTCTTGAAAAGGAGATAGGTAAATTCTTCTTAGGGGATATAAATCTGGTTCCAAGTGAATATAAGGATTTGGGTGAAGATGTGGCTGATATATGGGCTAATCTTCTTGATGTAGCTAAGTCTGTAGGTGCTCTTACATTAGATACCTCATCTCAAAACACGAAAGGTGGTGTTCCTTTCAACCAGTTTGCTGTCTATGATTTATCCCAGACAGAGCAGCTTAAAACAAGAATGGATCTTGCTGAATGGTCGAGGATGAAGTGTTTTGAAATGGTTGGTATCACACCTCAAGTAATTAACGGTCCCAACAGATATGAGACTGCCACCGGGGTTCAGCAGGGCGTTACGGCATCTATGTTACAAACACAGATATACTTTGATAATTTCGGTTACTTCAAGAAACGCGCTCTCGATCTTCATCTGGCTGTTGCTCAACAATGTCAGGAAGAAGGAAAGGATATTTCTGTAATGTACACAAAAAGTGACCTTACCAGAGCGTTTTTATCTATAGGAACCGATGGTCTTAGTCTAAGGCATCTTGGTGTTCAGGCATTATCTAATTCCAAGAAAAGGGATGAGCTTGAGAAGTTCAAGACCTTTATGTTGCAGCTAAATACAGCCGGAGGCGATATTTACGATCTTGCATCTATCTTCACATCAGATTCTATGGTAGAGCTTATACAGAATGCAAGGAATACTCGGGCATACAACGAGCGTCAGATGCAGCAGCAACAACAGAATCAGATGCAGCTTAACCAGCAACAGATACAAGCTGAAGCTGCTGAGAAGGATAAGCAACGTCAGCATGAACTTGCTTTGGAAGACAAGAAAGGTCAATACAGGATACTTCAAGAGAAGATTCAGGCGGCAGGCAGGGCGGCAGACGCCAAGAGCGACGCCACCTCCCTCAACTTCCTGGCTTCTGTTTCAGATCAGACCGTAAGGCAAGCTGATATAGAAAGCAATGAAAGGATAGAGGATAAGAAAATTGAAAACGATTCCAAACTTCATGATGATGAAATGAGAATGAAAATGGAAGAGTTAAAATTAAAATCCAAAGAGCTTGCTCAACGAGCGAGGGAAGATGCCACCAAAAGGTATGTAGCCGGAATCAATAAGAATTAGGGATTAAACATCCCCAAATTTCATTAGAAAATCTCTAATAAAATTTGGGGATGTTTAATTTTTAGTGAAGATTAAACACTTATAAGTTTTTTGTCTGAAATATAGGTATTTAAATATTTTTGCAGTATGGGAAAATTAGAAAAAAATGGAATAGTAGAATTGGACGATATTTTTAGTATCGGTCCAGTTGATGATGTTTATAATAGGGAAGAAGATATTCTGCCTATTAATGGTAATGAACCGGCTAAAAAAGATGAGAAGCCTGTAGAAGAAGGTTCTCAAATTAAAGAAGAGCCGGTTGTCGATCCTACTCCTGATCCTAAAGAGGATAAAAAAGGAGAAGAGAATGTGGTTGACGTTAAACAGGATCCGGTAGAGACCCCGGTTGTCAATTACAGAAAAGTATTGGATGCCCTTTCTTCAAGAGGGATCATTCCCGATTTGAAAGATGTGGTATTTAGCGGTGAAAACGGCGAAGAGATTACTATCAATGATCTTGATTTTAGTAAAGAAGATTCGTTGTGTGACATACTATCTACAGTCCTTGAAAGCCAGAAAGAGGATATTGTTAAGGATAAGATAGATGTTACTTCTGTTTCTGATATTACCAAGAAGCTTATTCAGGCTGATAAGGCTGGCGCTAATATCGTTGATATTCTTAAGCAATATGATACGAATGTCGCTCCGATAGAAAAGCTTGACATTGAAAACAAAGCAGATCAGATAAAGATCGTTCGCCATTATGTTGATCTTCTTGGGTTGCCTAAAGATGAAGCTGATGAGTTTTTTAAAGGCATTATCAATAAAGGAGAAGAGTATGTTGAAGCAAAGGCTATAAAGTATAAGGCTGAGCTTGATAAGAGAATGGATGATATTATCCAGCAACGTACTAAAGAGGCTGCCGAAAAGAAGGCGAAGGATGCAGAAGATTTTAGAAGGTATAAGAAAGACCTTAAGTCTTCTATCCAGGCAAAGTATCAGCTAAATGACACTATGGTATCTAAAGCTCTTGATTTTGCCCTAAAACCTTCTGAATCGAATCCCGGAATTACCAAAGCATTTAATAGGGTAAGGGAGATGATGATGAATCCGGAAGAAGCGCCAGATTTGATTATGTTTCTTATGAACCCAGGAGAGTTCATAAAACAGAAGTCGAATCAAGCTGTAGTTGATGAGAAGAAGAAAATTTATAAGCTCATCAGCCACACAAATAAAGACAAGAGGGTAGCTCCGGTAGATGATAAAGGTGATCAAGTTCAAGGTGTGAAGTTCGATGAAATCAGTATAGATTAAAAATTAAAACATTTTTTCGTTCATGGCTAATGTACTTTTAACAAAAAATTTCCCGGCCACCATGAATGGTGACACGGTGATTGGATATACCGACGCTAAAGTCGTTAAGCAAAGTATCGTAGAGCACGATCTTAGCTCTTTAGAAGATTGGTACTACGAAAATCCGGATAAGAACCATCTGGGTATGCTTGAGTTGTTTTCTAACATTACAAACTATCCTCTGCCTATGTATATGGGTATGATTAAACAGGATGCTACTATTACCGTAAATGGTATCAATGGTTCATTCCGTTATGATCTTCCGGTATCAGAAACGTATGAGGTGGTTACAGTAGAAGACACGTCTTTGAAATATGCAAAACCTGGTATTGATGAAAGCTTCTTCGAAATTGTGTTGAATGCACAATTCAAACAAGGAGATGTTATTACTTACGATGTGATTAACGGTTGCCAGGCTCTTATCTCTACAGAGCGCCCTCCGAAACAAGAAGGTGAAAACTGGAGATATTGGTGTAAGCTGTGGGGTCGTTCTCGTGCTAAATACTTCCCGAAAGACATGCTTCGCGCCGGTATTAAATACTGGAAGGTAACAAACGTTCTTGGTGAGTTCTCTACTCAGTTCTCTGGTGTAGGAGGTGCTTCTAAGGCCGGTTCTATGACTTGTGAATTTACGCTTGGTGGACACCGTGGTGTTGAAGGTGAAACGACTATGTACGCTGGTATTAAGTCTTTGGCTTATGCGGACGAACGTACACAGAATTTCATCGACAAGGCTTACCAGAAAGTTCGTCAGCTTTCTGAAATCAGAGGAGGTGATGCAAGTTATGCTATCATCGGTTCTCGTCTTGGTGATGGAAGCATTGATATGCGTACAGCTCGTGTAGCCAATACAGTGTCTTTGTTCTGTTTGGCTGAATTGGCTAAGATGGAAGCATACGAACTTATGTTCATGCGCGGAGGTAGAGTCAAGGGTCATAATGGTGTTTTGATGAAAAACGAAGGTTTGTACCATCAACTTCGCCGTGGTTTCGTTATTTCTTACGCTCGTCCGGGTGGTATCAAGCGTGAACACTTCCTGGCTGCTGCCGACTATATTTTCCGTGGTCGTAGCGATATGCCGATTGAAAATCGTGTAATGAAATTCAAGGTAGGTGCTATGGCTTATAAGAACATCGTTGAAATCTTCCGTGATGAGTTCTTCTCTCAATTAGGCGCCTTAGCTCCGCTTATGGGTACAGAACGTATCATCAATAACCCGGTAACAGGATCAAATGATGCTCTTGAATTAGGAACTGTAAAGATCAAGGGTGTTACTATTCCGGGTATTGGTAAGGTTATTGTAGAACACGAACCTTCTTTGGATTATGTCGATATGGTAGATAGAAGCCAGTTGGTAGACGGCATGACTCCTATTACATCATATTCGTGTATTATGGAAGACTTGACTGCTCCTGAATATTCTAATGCATTCGCCGGCATCCCTGCTTCATCTGAAGCTCGTATTGGAAATATCAACAGCAACGTATTCTACGTTAAGCCTGATATTGGTTCTATGTGGTGGGGTTACGAACAAGGTAGATGGTCATCTAGAGTATCGGCTCAAGAAATTGTATCCAGCCATCCTCGTATGTCAGAACAATTCTGGTGCCACTCTGTATCGGCTTGTTGGGTAAAAGATACCAGCCGGTTTGTAACAATTGAATTGTTACCAAGCTCTTTGTGATTATAACTTTTAATATTAACTTGCGGTCGGCTTTAAAACCGGCCGCAAATTTTGTTTTTTAAGGATATATAAAAATGGGAAAAAAGATTTTTGAAGAAAGCCATGAACCCAAGAAGTTATTGGCTACAGTAGGTGGAATGAGAATATATTCCGGATCTATTTATGTTATAACCGGTAAGATGGATGAAGAGGCTCCTTCTGGATATCAGGAAAGAGGTATTTCTAAAACTCCTTTCCCTGGAAACAAGACAGTATCTTGTTGTGGATGGGATAAGGATCTTAGGGTGTATGATACCGGTTTCTTTATCAACTCGGCATGTTATAAAGGTTACTCACTTGAAGATAGGAAAGCTGAAATGGGTATGCGTATTAAGAATATTCGGTATCCGTTTGAAGAGACTGTCAATGAGGACCTGGACCAAAAGAACTTTGATTTCTGGGATTCTTATAGAATTGACCTGTATGATGGTCGTTTGTTTTACACTGATGATGTACGTGATTTATTTGAATTATATATAGCTATTCTTTCCAGGTCTCTTACTCCTAAAGAGGAAGATGGTAATCCGTTGTATGTTGAATCTTATTATTGTGTAGAAGACAAGACTACAGCCGTAGATATCAGGAAACAGCGTCAGATTGACAAGTCTGATATCTTATATGAGTTTATGAATAAGCTAAAAGGTTCTGAGTCAGAAAGGAATAGTATCTATGATCTGCTTTTGTATCTTGATATTATATATAGTGTAGAGCTTGATCCGAGTATGGTTCAATACATATTCACCAACTGGCTTGATGCTAAGAATACGAATGTTGATATGTATAAAGAAGCAAGCTCAAGGTTCTTGTCTGATGATGAATCTTCCGAAGGAATGCAAGTCATTAAATTCCATCGTATGATCAGGGAAATGATTGAGGGACTGGCTGTCACCGTCAATACTGACGGACTGTATCTGAATGGCGAGCTACTGGGTGCCGACGCCATCTCTGCATCTATGGCTCTTGCTTCCAATAAGTCTATGTTAGAAACCAAGTCACGTGTTCTGGAAGCGTATAATGCTTTAAAGAACAAGCATAAGAAAATAGAAGGCGCTAAGTCTGACAAGAAGAAAAAGGAAGACGAAAAAGGTTTTGATGTTGACCAATATTCTGATAAAAAAGAGTAATTTATGAAAATCGTTGATTGTTATCTCCGGGCCTTACAGAAGGCTGAGGAAAACATGACCAACGGTGGTATAAAACTTGACAAGGCACGTTTTGTTCAGCTTTTTAATGACGAACAAAACCGCCTTGTTCGTTATATCCTTGATAAGAAAAACGAAGAGGATATACGTTATATCCAAAAGTTGGTTGTGTACTCAAAAGAACTTGACGAGAAAGAAGATGAAGATAATCCTGAAAGCACTTTATTTTCATTGCCTTCTGATTTCTTCTCTTTTTCAAACATATCAGGCGTATTTACCAAAGGTGAATGCACGGTTACTGATTTTACTATGTGGGAGGCTAAGAACGAAAATTCTCATGAGCTTCTTGCTGATTTTTTTAACAAACCCGATTTTGATTTTAGGGAAACGTTCTACACCATAGGCGAAGATTCAGTAAGAGTGTATAAGTCGGGTTTTGATGTAGACACCGTTTATCTTACATATTACCGCTATCCGAAGGAAGTTGACATCGAAGGATATATCAAATCTGATGGTTCTAATTCAACCGATATAGATCCTGAATTAGATGATAAATTAATTGGTATTATCCTTAACATGATTGAAAAGCAATTTGCTTTGAATGAAAGCGAATACGGACGTTATCAAATAGATTCAAACAACGTCCAATCTCCTTTGTAGCAGAAGGAAGGCATACTCTGAATTAAATATTATCAAAAACGATTAGAAATTAATTAATCTCTAATCGTTTTTGTTGCTTATATGACTATCATTATTTTTGATGCAGATAACAGAATATTAATTTTAAAACATTATAAGGCTATGGCTATCCATAAACCGTATGACAGACATATTATCTGTCCTCCGCACGCTAAGTTGGCGGACGTAGATTCTTTGTTGCTTCAAGAAGGTCAGATCGCTATCTATGATTTGGATGGTGAGCAGACTAAAGATGGTTTGAAAGCGTTGACTGATTTGAAGGGTTATCGTAAGGACGAACAACGTTTCCAGATCAGAATCGGACGTAATGAGATGGTGAACGACCGTGTATCTGATGATAAATCATTCTCTACACCTACGTTTGCTATTGATGAAATTATAGAAGTGTATGCTTCTGCTCCGAAGAGCAAAGAAATTAAAGTAGATGAAGTTATTTTCGGTTATAACGGAATTGACGACAATACCGCTATTACAGCAAGAAAAGGCGATCGTATTCCTATCCATATTAAGCTGACAGGACGTTTGTTCGAGCTTCGTGGTTATCCGATGGGTGAGGTGAATATTGATGATTATATTATTTTCGAAAACTGTCCAGGTCGTGGGGATATGTGTTCAGAATGTGATCCTTGCGAAGATGTTGATATTTTGGCCGCTATCTTGAAAACAATAGAACGCATCAAGAATCAGCCTATTGCAGGTGGTGGCAAGGTAGGTGACTTTGTTGAAATCCATCCTATACATTCTTGTGATGAATTGGAAAAAGCTCCGGTAGAAACAGACATGAATTTCTATTGTATGGAGATGTGTGATATTGGCGATGCTTATGCTTTGGCTCAACTTAAGGCCGCTTATCCTGGTTTGGACATTAAGAGAGTTGGACGTCATCTTTCTACATCTAAATATCAGGTGATGAAAGAAGGCGGTAAGCCTGCTGATTATACTCAAAAGCTGTCTTCTATAATGAAAGGCTGCGAGGAGTGTCCTGAAGGATATACTAAGGTAGACGGCGGTTTGATTTATGCCGTAACGTTAGAGGATGATGGCGTTGATCAGTCTACTGTAGTAGAAAGCATTAAGAATGCCGTTAGTGGCACTGCCGAGAAAACAGCAGCCCAAGATGGCGGCGTAGGTATGTACACTGTGGCCGTAAGCAAGAAACTGACGAAGGCTGATATCGATGCATTTGTAAAAACCAATCCGACTGCCACAGTAACGTTCGTTGCTAAAACAGCAGATATGTGTAGCAATCCTACTGTTACTACCGTTAGCTGGGAAGCATGTGGTTCTTGTAAGATTTCGAAAGAAGCTTATGAAATCACGTTGCCGGATGATGAATGTGGTAACAGTGCTAAAGAAGAATTACAGGCAGCATTCCCGTATCTGACAATCGAAGATTACGGTACACCTGGTGGATGTCAACACAAATTCAAAACAACGGTCGTTACTAACATGGTTTGCGACGAATGTGATGACATTTTCAAAGATTTCTTTGTATCGAAAGCCCCAGAATCTTATCGTGGACGCAATTGGAAACGTTTGGGCGCTGTAGCTGGTGATAGTACAATTATTGCCGATCCGTTACCTAAGAATTGCAAATGCGGTATTTTGTTCCGTGGTATAGATTATATGATTTCTCCGTCTGACTGTTTGATTGACCGTCTGACATTCCAGGAAGGATCTGTTCGTATTGCTGTAAATGGTGGTTATCCGGATGAACAACGTGAGGCTATCAGCACGTACTTCAACCCGATCCACACAGAATACAAACAGCACTGGGCTCCGCGTACTCACCTTGGAGCTGAATTGCTTGATAAGGAACGCGAACAACGTATGTTCTTCGACTTCCGTAAGACTCATCAAGAACTTATGGAACGTATGTTTACCAACGAAGAAACCCGCTTAGACCTGTTGGCTCCGTATGCTGATTATTCAGTAACATTGAAGCCGGCACGTTACTCTAACGGCTTCGGTAGGGTAATTGATGATCATATTACAGTACACTTCCATGTACCGTATGGCGCTCACGAAGGTATTCAAGACCTTATGGACTTGTTAGCTGCTTCGGCAAATATCAAGCCATGCAAGATTTGATTTTCCTTTTTTCTATATATCCCAAGGGGGAGGAGGCTGGTCCTCCACTCCCTTTTTTGTAATAAAACAATTTGAAATAAGTTAGTTTCATATGAATGGCGTGGATTTTTTAGCCGGTGCCTTTGGTAGGGGCATTGACAAAATAACCAACATAGTTGGAAAATGGGGTTCCTCCCAACCGGTAGATGACAGCAAATCCGGTATAAAAATAGGGGATAAGATCTACCAGGTAGTTGTATCCTTGAATGGCTGTTATTGGTATCTTGATGAAGAAGGTAAGAAGCACCCTGTTTCTGGTATTCCGGCTACAACCGAATGGGAGTGGATTAACATAGCTGAGAAAGTTATCAAAGATTTCAAAACTTGTTACCGTACACCTGGTGGAAAGGTTGAAGTATGGAGTTGGTATCTTCTCAACGACCAGATGGATGTTCTTAAAGAAACCCATAGAATTACTGACAGTACCGACATGGATAATCCGGTAGGTAAGGTTCTTACTAAGATACCAGATGAATGGGTTATGATCGACTGTGATCTTCCTGATATGACGGAACGTGATATTACGTTTGTAAGTAGATGTTATAAGACTCCGGATGGTAAGGTTGAAATAGAAGGATTGGAAGCCATAGATGATAAGATAAGCATTAGAGAATCTATCTATACTATTATTCAGTCAACCGACGATAATTTTCCTGCTGGGTATGTTTTTAAGCTAATTCCAGAAAATTGGGTTCGAATGGTTTGTGACTTTCCTGACATGACAGAACGAGATGTAACTTATGTTCTTGAATGTTACACTACTAAAAAAGGGAAAGTGCAGGTAGAAGGCTTGATAGCCATAGATAATATTCTTGGATCCAGGGAAGAGGTTTATACTGTCCTTCAGTCAACTGATCCTGATATTAAAGTAGGGACCATATTGGATTCCATACCAGAAGATTGGGTGAGGATGGTATGTGATTTTCCAGATATGACAGACCGGGAAATTGTTGAAGTGGACGAATGTTATAAGACAGATGGTGGTAAGGTCAATATAAAAGGTTATCAAGCTATTGATGCTATTCTTGGTGTAAGGGAACAGTATTATTATATTGTTAAGACAACGGACGCCGCTTATCCTCAGTGGATGAGAATAGATAAGATACCTAACGAATGGATGAAAACCGAATGTGACTTTCCTGATCTTACTGAAAGGCATATCATGTCCGTAGATGAATGCTATACAACTCCTGGTGGTAAAATACATCTTGGAGGATATAGGTCGGTAGATAGCATAATAGGAGTCCGGGACGAGTATCTTATTGTTATGGAAACAACCGATCCTGATATACAAAGAGGTGCCACATTCAATAAAATACAAGAAGGATGGCAGCGTATTGTTTGTGATTTCCCTGATGCTACTACATCCGATACAGAAATAGTAGAAAACTGTTATAAGACGGAAAAGGGCAAGGTTCAGATCCGGACGTATATAACAATGGACGGATACGGAAATACAAGGGAATTGAGGCATATGGTCCTTAAAACAACCGATCCTGATTACAATATTGGATCCAATATTGATCAGATACCGGTAGGATGGTTGAGTATCGAGTGCGATTTTGCGTCTGCTACCCAACGTCATATAAGACAGGTAAAAGACTGCTATGGTTCTGATGCAGGGAGCATTTACGTAGAGGGAGAAATAGTTTACAACAACGATCTTGACATAGACAAGATGGCGCTGACGGTTATGGAAAGCACTGACCCGGCGATAGCCGTAGGGACGACGCTGGCTGCTATTCCTGCTGGCTATGTAAAGACAGTTTGTAGATGTAATTGTTGTAACCATTAAATCTTATTGTCATGAGTTGTAACGAATATTATTTAATAACATTGGAGTCTATACCGACTCCAGTCCGTCATAAATACACTAATTTAACGGATGAATGGTATGGCCCTGATGGTACTAAGTACGAAGATCCTGATACGATAACTGAGATCGAGCAGCAGGCTACAGATAATAATCGTATAGGGGATAATACCTTATATCAGAAACTTATTGAAATACATTCTCAAGGTGAGTCAATAAAATCGGACATCGGAGATATAGGTTCGGTATTGGATTACATAAACGGGGAGGAAGTGTGATGGGAACTATATCGGATAAGTTAATGAGGATTATAAATACCAAAGAGGATATAAGGCAAGCCCTTATATCCAAAGGGTATGATGTACCTACTTCCATACCTTTTAAAGAGTATGCTAAAATGATATCAGACTTGCCATGTAGAGTGGATTCTTTTCCTGATATAGAAGGCATTGTAGCTCGTTATTCGGCATTAGGTCTTACTAATGAGCAGATGGCTGCTAATCCTGTATGGGTAGATAAGACAGGTAATGGGCATGATTTGCAAATGAAGAACTTCCTTTGGGGTGGAATGAGTGGAGTTGGTGGGTATGTTGGTGATTTTTCTAAATGGGTGAATAATAGAGATACTACAGAAATAGGAATAACTAAAAGTAACTCGAAAGTCATTATTGATGTTAAAGTATCACAGGGTTCAGGAAAGAATATTGTGTTTATCAGTAAATCTAATTTAGGTATATCTAATAATGTCACCATTAAGATTACAAGTACTTACCCGGAAGGAGTTATGAAATTTGCCAATTCCGCTTCGAATAAGTATTTAAAGTTGCCTTCAAATGGAATAATAACATTACAAGATAACCCAGAATATACAAGTAATGAAATGCATCTTCATTTAGCAAGTGCGGATTTAGGTCAAATCACCATCGAACAACTACCTCTCTACCCCGGCGCACTCGTCTTTGACGGAGTAGATGATTACGGTACCTGTGATAACTTCCCTATTTTGACTAAGGAAAAGGGATATACGGTTGTGGCGTTGAGACAGTATCTTGTAGAGAAATCAACTGCTTATTTGACTGTTAACGGTGACAGTATATCAAATACTTCTTTTATATTTGAAGGTAATAATTACGAGGATACTTGGAATTTTGGTAGGGCGACTACAATACAAGCTTCTCGAATATTAGCAACACAAACTTCTAAACAATATGATGGTGTAAAACTAAATATTGGAACAAATACAGAAGGTAGTAATTTATTACAAGTTGGTAAATGGAGCAAAAGTTATAGTAATGTCGCTATCTGGGAACTTGTATTTCTCGACCACGACGCAACCGAAGAAGAACTGACCAAGATCAAAAACTACTTTATTAAAACCTATCCTTGGTTGTTCTTCGATCAGGCTTGGACAGTGGTAGGCAAAACCAACGAGGACGAAGATCGTGCTACTATTGCCAACATTACTGGTAATGGTAATAATCTTGTGCTGTCGAATTTTGGGTTTGCAGAAGGGAGTGGGTATGGGTTGTATGGTGAGAATTATAATGGTGGTAGATGGGTTAAATCTACTGATAGGGCAGATATAACTTGGACGAGTTATTCTGTAAATATAACTTCAGTTAAAGTTGCGTCTACACAGTTATATTATCAATCCTATCCTGAACAACCTTCTTTTACAGTTCCTTCTTATAAGATAAAAGTTTATGGACTGAAAGATGGTCAAACCCTATCTTATAGACAAGCAACTTCTGAAGGGCAACAATTATATAAAATATCAGAAGATGGAACTTATACATTACCGTCTTTTCCATTTAAAGCAAATGGAGATTGGTATGGATTTACCTTAAATAAGGTACAAGAATCCTGTGACATCACCATCGAGCAAATCCCCGAATACGAAGGCTATCTAGTTACTGATGGGGTGGATGATATAGCATCTTCCAATACTGTCGTTTACGAAGCAGATTTTACATTTATAGGTGAATGGAAATTCATTCAAAAAGATGATACTGTGGCTGGTATAAATAGTTCGTCTCATTTATATATACAAAATAGATACAATAGAGGTGCTACTGTAATGATAAATTCAACTTTTGAAAACAAGAAAAATATCACTGACTATATGACATTTAAAGCTATAACGTCTAAGGGTAAGGGTTATGATGAAAATTGGAATGAAGTTGATTTATTATACGGTGATGGAAATAAAGGACCATTTGGAGTAAATATCGGAGGACAAGGAGGTACGGAGTTTTGTCATATGATTTTTAAAAATATGGCTTTGTATATGAATAAGGTATTTTCCAAAGACGAATGTATCAAAGCATATAACTATTTACAAACATTAAAATCAAAATAGCATGAAGTTCATAATAATACCAAAAGATGTATATGATATGATACCAGAAGATAAAAGGCTTGTTTTAGGGATACAAGATCCTCGAATGAGTTTAGACAAATCTGAGGTTATCCTTCATATTGAACATTATGATAAGTTATTTGAGTCCGTTAACATGTTAAAATCAAACAAAGATGAAGATGTAACATATCCTTACCCTGTGTATGAAAGTCCTTCTCCCGAGTTTGATATTGTTCTTTCTTCAAGTGACTGGTCTGATGGGGTTAATGAATTACAGTCTTAATCTTGTTTTGTCTTGCGCAATGTGTATATTTGTGTAAAGTTAAATAATTAAAGCGATGAATGGCGTTATCCATTCTTACAATTATCATGATACAAATTATAATTGGATGTGTTTTAGCTAATATCCTTACAATATCTATTATCGGTCTTGCTCTTTATTTTATTTATAAAAAGAATGAAAGTCGTTTTAAGGCTTTAGATGCCAAGATTGATCAGAAAGTTGAGGATGTGAAGAATAAGGTTGGATCGGTAATGAATGTAGTTGATCAGATCAAAAAATTATTGGACAAAATCAATAAAAAATAAATAATATGGCAGAACAAAGTTATAATAGTAAGTTTAATGGGTTAGAAGTAGATGGTCGGCTCGATAGCGTGATTCCAGCTACTCCTGCGACTTCAGGTGAACCTGGGAAGGGAGGATTGGTTCCGGCTCCTCCTGCTGGTAGTCAGGATGGAAGTAAGGCTCTTCTTAGTAACATGACATGGGGAGATCATATAACAAAGCAGTACGTAGATAATGCTATTTCTGCTGCTGGATGGAAAAAGCAAATTGTTACTGTTTTGCCGAATGTAGATGAGGCTGCTGATAACGTCATGTATCTTGTAAAAGATGATTTAGCTTCTACTGAAACTGGCAATGTATATAATGAATATATTTTGGTTACAGATCCAGAAGGAGTTAAGAGTTTGGAATCCATTGGTATGGTAAGTACTGGTGTAGAAATGACGTTTTTAGATCTTGATCAGTTTGATTCAAGTTCAGGAACCGTAAGTGATGATGTCTATAATAGCGTTGTTTCGGCTTATGAGAATAAGATTGTTGTAGGAATGATTAGTGGCGAAGTTGTGCCTATGGCAATATCTAAAGACGAAAATACTTACAATATTGAACTTATTTCTTGTTTTAATGATGGAAACGGGTTGAGTTTCTTCAATGTGTTCATTGTATTAAATGAGGATAAAAGTTTTACATATAGTGGTATTAATGTTATTATTTCAAAAGCCAGCATTTCTTTTCTGGATTTTATGGCAGGAACTCCTTCTGTTGTTACAACATTGGAAAATCTTCCTACAAGTGTTCATAATATTATAGCAAATGTATCTGCTGCCACTTCTTTGTCTATGTCCGTATCATCATCGGATGCAGGACGAGAGTGGCAGGTTCGTGTCAACAACACTACCGGTTCTGACATTACGCAGCCGCTTCCTACTACTGGACAGTTCCAGAGCATGTCAGGTAACAGTGTTACGATACCGGCCAATAGCTTTATTGAATTAAGTATCTGGTATATCAATGATAAGCTGGTTATAAGAGTAGGTGAAAATGCTTAATAGGGAGGATAGAATATGGTTTACGTAAATAATAATATAAAAGGTTTTTATTGGGAAGGATATGATTTGGATCCATCTTCTTATGAAGTAGGATATTCTTATCAAGATCTCTTGGATGGGAAATGGGTTCAACTTGATGAAGAACAGAAACAGTTTCATCAAGACAATCCTAAAGCGAGTGTAAAAGAAGTTATTGCTATGCAGCTTGATCCTGAGCCACCAGGACCGACAGAAGAAGAGTTGCTTGCTATAGCCAAAGAAAAGAAAGTTAAGGAAGCTCGCGAATATGCTTATTCTGATTCTGTTCGAACATACAGCTTAGACGGTAAGTCTGTATGGTATAATGAGAATATGCGTTATAGGGTAAAGAATGATATTGATGTAGCAAAAGGAAGCGGAATATATACCGTATCTGTAGCAGATTCAGAATACGAGCTTGATATTGCTAATACGGTAATGAATGAAATGCATGTATATGAATCTGAGTGCAATGATCGTACTGCTGCTATAGAAAAGGAAATAGCTTCTAAAACCGATAGGAGTGAAGTTGAGTCTATGAAAGTGGATGAAGGCTATCCTGAAAAGTTAGTAAGGACAAAGGATCAGATAATAGAAAAAAATAAGATCCTTGAAGCCAATGATCCTGAGAAGGCTACGGCTATGTATATGAGGGCGATGATCAATACGCCGGCTATGCTGGAAAATACTGATCAGAATCTTGCTCTTAAGATAAAGGGATTGTATCCTATTTGGGATAAGGATGGAGTTTACGGCGACAAAGGTCTTCCTATGGGAACGGCTGTTGTAAAAGGGCAGCGTCTCCGTAGCAAAAACAAATCTTCGGATTTGGATTGGACTTTGTTTGAAGTAAGGCAAGATCACAATCTCCAAGCCGACTGGGTTCCTGGTCAGGGAGGTGGAGCTGAAAGCCTGTATATGGTTGTTCAAGAAAAGCATTCAGGTACAATAGACGATCCTATTCCTTGGGTATATAATTCTATTTTAGAGAACGGAAAGTATTATATTGATAAAGAAATAAAGTATCTTTGCATAAGAGATTCAGGCATCCCTTTGGCTTACGAGAATCTTTCTGATCTTGTATCAGCAGGATATGTAAGGGTTGTTTAGGTCGTGATTTGTTGTTAATGTTATGGATAACCCCTGTATATTTATTTATGCAGGGGTTTTTCTTTAATCCAGACTCTACTTATTTTAATATTTGGTAAGGTTCTGATTATCTTTGTGAAAAAGGTTAAGTTATGGAAAGAAGTGATATTATAAAAGAATTGAGTCAGTATTTTAGTATTGTTGAATTAGTTGGTCCTAAAGAGTACGGTAGAGACAAAGATCTTTGCTGGAGGTATTTAAGAACTGAGTTGCTTCACACGATACTGGTTTTAAGGAAAGACATTTTGAAAACTCCGATGACGGTTAATACCTGGAAGTCGGGCGGAAGGTTTGATGAGCGTGGGTTTAGGAACAATATCTCAGACATAGTAAAATCCAAGACCGTATCAGGGTCTTTGTATATCAGTCCTCATATGCTTGGGGCAGCCATCGATTTTGATGCCAAGGGTATGACGGCAGAAGAGACAAGGAATAAAATAATTCAGTCACAGGATTTACTTCCTTGTCCCATTAGATTAGAATCAGGTACCAATTGGGTCCATATTGACGTATATGACTCTCTTGGAAGTAGCAAGAAAGTAACTATGTTCTAATATGGCTTACAGATTTGTAGGAAGGATGAATTTAGAAAGCTTCTGGGCTTTTCTCATTTCCGGATTATCAGCATTGTGGATGAATTTCCAGGAGATTCACCACCTTATATATTCTATATTGTTTATATTAGCTATAAATCTTTTGTTAGCTACTATAAAAAGTATCAAACACTGCTATATCCGAAGAAAGAGAAAGAGGCCTTTTAAGATATTGACATGCATAAGCGAAATGGGAGTTTTGAAAATCCTTCTTGAGTTCGCGGCCTGCTCTTTCGGGTTGTTTACCATATCCGGAATGGATCTTATTATGTCTATGGGAGGTCATAAATCTCCAGAATTTATAGATATGCTTCTCCAGTGGATTACGATATTCGCCTTAATATTATATGGTGGAATGGCATTTAAGCGTCTTGGTGATCTTGCACCTGATTTGATGATAGTAAAAGGCGTTAAATATTTCTTTAGCAAAGTGAGTTGGTGGCAAAAAGTTCCATTTGGAGAAGAGTTAAAAGAAGGTATAAAAAATGGTGAAATACAAGATCTTTTAGATAATAAAAAGGAGGGTAATAAATGTGTTTGCAAAAAATGAGGGTAGGGCATGTATTAGGAGTTCTCCTATTGTGTTTTATGTCTTTCTTGTTTGGTAAAACATGCAAGAATCAGGAGATAATACATGATATAGAAATAGATACGGTAATAGACACCGTTATCCATCCTATTCCTGTGCCTCAGTATATAGTTGACGTAGGGGAGGTAGAGATACCTTTCCCTATGGATGCTATAGTTAAAAAAGATACGATAAAAGACACTGTTTACATTAATATTCCAATACAAAGAAAAACATACAGCACAGATGATTATCGGGCTGTTATAAGCGGATACAGACCCAATTTGGATACGATGATCATCTACCACAAAAAAGAAATAATATACGAAAAGAGCCGGCGCTGGGGCATAGGACTGGCGGCGGGGTATGGGGTTGGGCGCGAGGGCTTCTCCCCCTACTTAGGCGCTGTGGTCTATTATCGGATATGGTGATAATCACCTCACCTTTTATTTAATGTCCAATAGTTTAAACTTTTATCACCTCATTTACTTATCTTTGTAGAAAAAGATAAGGTATGAACTATATCGATATTTTACCACAGATAAGAAATAACATTTTCTATGTCAGGATAGTAATGACCGATTATGATGTAGAAAATCAGATGGTTATTAGAATAGTAGCCAGAAGAAATGACGGTCTGTACAAGACGGAAGTAGTACAGTATCCAAATGAAGGAACTGATTACAACGGGGAAATTATTGTTCCTATGTTTGGTATGGCTAAGTCGTTGGTAGCCCAAATAGTAGGAGTCAAGATAAATGGTACTGAGGTACGTGTTAATAGCACTGAGGTAGAGGGAGCCGATATAACAGCCAGATACGATGATTCCCTTACCAGAATGGGGTGGGAAGAGAGCATGAACAACATCCATCTTGATTTTGAGGTTGTAAGTACAAACAACCCTAAAACGCTTCGCATAGCCGATCAGTCGGAATGGGGGATATTGGCAGACAGACCGGCTATTATAGAGATTGTACCACCTGAAGATGAGAATAAGTATGTTTATTATCTTGGTAAGAATCAGCTGAATGTATTCAACAGTAAAACCCTTGGCATAAATCCCGGTCGTGGAAATGATTTTGAAAACCTAAAAGATGGTATATACGATATTACCATAAAAGGTAGTCCTTCATCTCATTCATTTAACAGAAAGTATTTAAAAACAGACCTGATCCGTCTTAACATAGATAAGATATGGGCCAGGTCAACTGTGTTATGTGATCATGAGGATGATGACGTTATTGACAAAATAAAAGAAATAGAGTTTCTTCTGGCTGCGGCTGAAGCTAATATGAGATTAGGGAATTTTGAAAACGTAAAACAATTATATGAAAAAGCATCTAAATTGATTTATGTTCTCAATAATTGTGAAAATTGTGGTTGTAAAATATAATTAATTAAATATCAATAAATTATGGGATGTGGATGCGGAAGAAGCAACATCGCTTCTGTTAATAAAAGTCGGGCTATAAAGCCTCAGTCGAATACGACACCTAAAGCTGATTCTAATGCGGCTTGTATTCAGAAATATGATGAACTTGCTGTTTTGGATAAGAAGATTATAGATCTTCATCGTAAGTTCAGATTTGTAGGAGGTGTAAGTAAAAGGTATGCTGATATTCAAAAGCTGGTAAGAGGCTGGATTGTTAATTTGAAGAACGAGTGCCCGGATCCGGATGATCTTGCTACTTATTCTGAATACATAAATAAAGAATACGCCAGGTATTTTACCGTGAAGTGATATGGCAGCTACCGGAAGTACACAGCAAATTCTTTTCCCTTCATCTTACTTATGTGAGTGTGCTGATCGTTTTATAGCATGTAAGGCTGATCAGTATCTACAATATCATAAGTATAAGGTAGGTATTAAGCCTGATATGGATATGGTTCTTAAAATAGATCGTATGAGAAGAATCGTATGTGAAGGGGAATGCGGGTTGTGCCCGGACGAGATTCAGAAATTTAAAGAAGAACTTAATAAGATCTTGTCATGAAAAAGATGTATTACAACAAGGAATACAGAAAAGCTTTCAAGAAATCGGACTGTCCGGAAGATCTTGGTTCTGAAGAAACGTTTATCGTTCATGAGGCTGAATTTTGTTCGGATATAAGCCAAGATGATGCAGATAGGAAAGCGGAAGAGCTTGCGGAGAAAGAAGGTCCGTTGTATGCTAATAAAGTAGGTGGCTGTTGCGAGGTATATTATAACACAAGACAGGAAGGAGATTTCTTTAAAAATGATTGTCCTGATGGTCAAAAACAAGAACAACCCACACATCACGTGGTAGAGGCCGGGCGTGTATGGTCTAAGTTCAGTACCGAAATAGCCAACTACGAAGCTGCGAAGATTCTTGAGCAAGAAGGGCAGGCTGCCGCTAACGAATCTGGAGTATGTAAAACCGTTTATTACAACGAAGATCAACATGGTTGGTTTAGTAAACGTTGTAAGGAAGGATGGAAGGCTCCTGAGAAATACAGGAGGATATACGCTGGTACCGTAACGTCTTTCATTAGCGTTGATGATGCCAATGAAAAGGCTAAGAAGATACTGGAAGAAGAGGGCATGAAATGGGTTAATGAAAATACCAAATGCGAGCCCGTTGTTAATGAATGTCAATTTGATTTTTGAAAATGAGCAACGTAAAATTTAATCCGACAGAAGGCGAGAATGACAAACTGGTGTCGGTGTTTTCTGAAATAAATGAAGGTCTTGATACGACTTTGAATTACACTATTTCCGATGAAGGGAATAAGGCTAAGAAGAACATCGTCGTTAATCAAGTTGGTAAAAGGGAAAAGTTTTTATCGAAGAAAGGGGAGGAATCTGAGCCTTTTGTTTTGTCTGATGGTAATACTTTCAACGTTCTTAAAGAAGGTGCTTCAGGATCGGCATCCGCTTGGGCTGATGACCAGCTTCCTCCAGAAGCCACGGAATCAGTTGGCGACAAAAGCCTTCTCCCTTCTTGGGATTTTTACCTTATAGACATGACTCAAAATACCGGAGACAAAGTGCGTCCGGTCGGGAAGCTTCGTAAGAATAATCTCCTTAGATTTGAAAACGGAGATTTTGCTCCTACGGTGGGTATAACCGAGGAAATGAGAGCCGAATGCGATGTGGAACTGTATTTGGATAACGGTCATAAAAATAAGTATTGTGATGCCGGAGCATTTGACGCTAAGGCTTTTTACGAAGAGTATGGTATTGGTCAAAAACTTTATAATGTATCAGGATCAGAGGTAAGGATTTTAAGACCTTGGGAGACTACTTCAAAGAATTATAGCATATTCTTAGGATGTAGCAAGAGTCTGTATGTAGTTGATAAGGTAGTTGGAAAAAGTGGGAAAATATGGTCTGGTGTGTACGACGCAGACACGGTTCCTATGCTGGACGGACTTGACCTGCGCCAGACGTGCCCTGTGCTGCCGCCCACAGCCTTATCTCCTGGACCGGTATGTACAGTAGACTCCAAGGCGAGATCTTTCTTTTTCTTGTATGAAGGAGAAACAAATTGTAAATCCGGAGCCGGAGTTGGTAACGCCTGCACGATGTTTCTAAATGGAAGAACTTATCCGAGAAGCAATGACGTAAGTCAAATCAATATAGCTAAGTATTCGAGGGCTAATAACGTAGATCCTGAATCTTCTTATCCTTTTTCTGAAGGTGGGTTCTTGACCTTGAATGCTTATATCATATACCTTGAAATGCTGTATGGTACTAAATACTTGGTTAATCCAGATACTTTTGGATCAGGTATATCAAGTAACTCCGGGGTAGGTAATGATGTTAATTACCATAAATACGGAGGATTGAAATACCGTAAAAAAGGAGAAGATACATGGATGTATGCCACATGGAACAACAGTTCTTCTATTATCCATTATGAACCTACTAAAAAAACTCATTTCTCTCACCTCGTAAATTCAGAGTATCCTAAAGAACAATGCATGGAAAGCCAGATGGCGGCTTCTTTTGCATTTGAAACAGGCGTAGAAGAAGGATCAGAGTTTGATTTTTATGGAGGAAAATACTGGTATAAAAACGTCCAGGGAGCCAAGAGTATGGCTGAAGGTCATATGAATGTTATTGTGTTTAAGGAAATGACCGGCACTATATCAGCCTTAAACGAAAATGACGAACCGGCAGAATTTGATTTGGAAGTTATTTTAAGGATGTCTTTGTATGATGGCATGAATTTGTCTGGAGACGTCTTTAGGTGTTGCGGAGGAGGATACGAACAGGTAGGAACGCTTTTAAATGATCCTAATGTTACTCGTATAGGTAATACTATTGATATCTATATAGAGCCAGATCAAAAGAAATGGGGATATGAAAAACAGACTACAATCCAAGAAGGTAAGGTTTTTGATTTTGAATCTAAATATAAAAAGGTGGCAACTACCCAGAATTTAGGAGGTAGTTTTGCTTTACACCGTATCCCTTATACCGGATGGAAGGATAAAAAAGGGGGAAGTATCGGAACAGGAGAATGTCTTTATACATGGGACAATTGCTACTGGGCTTCAGCTATCGGTTCCAAGACCAGAGTGGCTGCTCGTTTCGGCGGTTATGCGCCCAATGGCAATTGCTCGCCTCGTTATCTGTATGCGTTTTACGCCGCTTCTAATACGATTCGCATCACTTGCGGCCTTGCCCAGTTGTTATTAGACGTCAGTCAACCGCAGGTTTGATGGGTGCAACCCATTGATGGCGCAGCCATCATAAGCGCAGCGCTAAGGCGCAGCCTTATATACTATATCACGGCGCAGCCGTATCTTGTTAATATAATATTTTATAGCTACAAAACAAAAATTTAAAATATTTAATACAAATTGTTTTGTAGCTATAAAATATTATACATATATTTGCAATGTCATTAGACAACAGAGGTAGTTAACATTATAAACAATAAAAATCTATTCAATGAAATCCGTTAGTCTGCTAACAAGTCTTACATTGGGATCTGACCTCTGAAATAGCAAATAACGGTTGAGAAAAAGGTTAAAAAGAATTGGCTGCTCGTTTCGGCGGTAATGCGAACAATGGCAATTGCTCGCCTCGTAATCTGAATGCGAATAACGCCGCTTCTAATACGAATCGCAACAATTGCGGCCTTGCCCTGTGTGGGCTAAAAAATTGGGTATATTCTTTTTAATCTTTCCCAGGAGTGGAGAATCAATAAAAGACAAGCGTATGAGGTTATATGATAAAAATATGATAGAGATGCGCGACGGTCGTAAGCCCGTCATTAGCCCACAACTGAAATCAGTTTCAAACTATATAGATGTAAGTTTGGATGATATTAGAGAAGCATGCGAAGCGGCATTTAAAAACCATTCTAAAAAGAATGATGTTGTTAATTTTAATTCTGATTTTGATGGTAATTCGTTAAAATTGTATGAATGGTATTTAGATGGTACTTATGTTAGCAAAATCAAATATCGCAAACTTGTAAAAGAAAACAAGAATGGTAAGGTTCGTGAAATAAACAGCCCGGATCTTACCACCAGAATCTATCAGCATCTTGTTTTAGTAAAGTTAGGTCCTTTGTATTATGAGAAGGATAATATGAATGGTCTTAATTGTAAGCCGGGATTTGGCATAACAGCATCGTCTAAATCAAGGTCTCTTATTAAAAAGATAAAGCATGTTTATTATGATAGACTTGATTTGAAGTATTGCCTGGTTATAGATCAACGTAAATGTTATAACCATGTAAAAGACAAAGTATTTAGAAAAGTACTTAAGAACTTTATTTCAAATAAAAAGTTTATAGATTTTGTAATAGACGTAAGTTTCGTATCTGGAGAGTTACCTATAGGAACCCCTACAAGCCCTTTCATTCATCATCTCCTTATGAAAGATTTTGATGATCTTGCAAAGAGAATAGCTCCTTTTTCATTGAGATATGCCGACGATAATTTCCTTGCTTTCTATACTAAGGAGGATGCTAATACTGCCAAATGGAGGATTAAGAATTATTGGTGGTATGAGCTTAAGATAAGATCTAAAAGGCATACTTGTATTATAACAGACATGGATAGACCTCTTGATTTTTGCGGGTATGTTTTCCACCGTAATAACAAAGGCGTATCTGAACACAATAAAGGTTATGTGACAATAAGGAAGAGGGTAGCCAAAGACGCGAAGAAGTGTATTACAAATGAAAGCTGGTCTTCTTACTTCGGTCTTTTAAAACACTGTGACAGTTATTCATTAATGTCAAAAATAGAAAATATCATGAAATTACGAGATTTAACAAGCACGATTCGTATTGATAAGAAAATGGATGCGGACAACATCGATGTCAAGAACCTTGAAGGTATTGTATTTGATATCGTGAACTACGAAATACGAAGCAATAACAAGAATGAACCAAACTGGATAAAGTGCTTGATAGGTATTCCTGAAACCAATAAAGAAGGGATTCCTACTGGCGGGAAACTCGCAAGGGAATTTCATGGTAATTATCAAGGTATAGTAAATTTTATTTCAAAATGCGAACTTACTTATGGCAAAGACGCTATTCTCCCTATTACCGATGTAGAGATAGAAAACAGATGCGGATACGTTTTTAAAGGCAGCACTAACCGCTTGGAATACATTGATTGACTTCTTATTGTGATGGTGTGAATGAAAATTGTTATCTTGCACCAAAAAAAAGAAAGTCATGAATTGTAACACTTGTAAAGATGACAGACCTGATATTCTGAGATCTAATATCTGTATCGGGTCTGATCCGTGTAATGACTGTACGGACAATTGCGAAATTCTTCCAAAAGAATGCGATTGCCCGTATGGTCATTTAAGCGATCATTGCATTCATTATACAGGATGCAAGACATTCATATCCAAATTAACTCCAGGTATGCCTTATAATGAGGTTATGCATAATATAGAACTGGTTTTCGAAAACATAGATAAGTTTTTGGACAGGATGGTTGAAGAAAATACGCTTCTAAAACAAAGGGTTGAACAACTTGAAAAACAGTTACAAAATGGAAAAGAGTGCACAAATTGGTAAGGACTTAAGTGGCAAACACGTATATGTTCCACATGTGGACGAGACGCCGGTGCCATGCCCGGACGGATACACCTGCACGAACTGCGTGTACTGCGCTGACGACATCAACGCTGGCTACTTCAGTCTGGCTCAGAGATCTGATCTTACGGCTTTAATCAATGCAATGATATGCCGTATGGAATATCAAGATAGGGAAATAGAATTTTTAAAACAAAAAATAAATATTTTGAGTAACAATGGCAATAACAGGTAACGGTTGTTTTGGCAGTCATGGTGGGTGCGAACGCCCGCATCATTGCAATATTCCTTCTTCTAACATATTCTATGATGGAGAAACTATAGAAGAAGCTGGTTTGTATCATGGTATGCCTTTAGACGGGGCTTTGGCTAATTTAGCTAAATACGTTTCAAGGGCTATTAACGTAAGTGGATCTGTTAATACAGAAGTGTTTGACGGTACTTCTCATGTGGTTCTAAAGAAAGATCCGGCAGAGATTTTGCTTGTGTCTTATTGCGGAGGTGTCGTGCCTTCTGATATGTATAAAGTCCAGGGCCGTACTGTTAGGTTCTGCCGGGATATGTGTCAACAGGATGAACTTGCTGAAGTGAGGGTCGTGTACCGAGAAGAGGCAAATAGTTCTTATGGGTTCCATTGTTAATTTAGGAGGATGAGAAATGGCAGAAAAATGCAAAGGATTTATATGTGGGGGTAATCTCATTGATGGCTCTGTGCCTTCTGATAAGTTAGATAAAGAAACTATTGTCGAGCTTATTAAAGAGATTTTAAAAGAGGAAATGCACGAATCTTGGCTTAAGGAAATAATAGAAACCATACTTAAGGAATCCATTGATTCGGATTGGCTTCGTGAGTTCTTTAAAGAGGTTCTTAAAAAATATGCTAAAGAGGAATGGTTTAAGGATATTATCTGCGGCTTAGGATGTGTTGGCGTACAAGAGATATTTGATGTTATTCCTACTGACATAACATTTGAAGCCACAGGCGGTACGGCTACGGTACAGGTTGTGGTAGATGATGGCGTTGAATGGGAACTGACACTTTAATGAAGGAGGGTTATTATGAGCAAAGAAAGAATATATAAGATGGATGATGGTTCTTGGCTTACCTCAGATAAGAAGGAAGGTGTCGGTCGTGATAAAATGAATTTCGATGCTCCATCTTGGAAAGGAAGGGAAGATAGGATCACTATCCGAATTGTGAAGAAGTCCGATACCGAAAGCATGAAAGCCATTACTTTCAAGCAAAAAGGTATTAAGATCACAGAAGTGTCGGTTAGTAGGCTGGAGTTCCCTATATCTGGTGGAGATAAGCAGATCCTTATTACTACCAACGCCGCTTCTATCAATGCCCTTATTACAGGAGATAGTGGTATAAAGGGTGTTATAAAGGCATTTACCACCGCTTCTGGTCTAAATATTGATGTCAATGATATTAGGCTTGATTATGGTTTCCCTGGTGATCCGGGTCTTGAAGACACGTTCCAGGTTTCGATGATTGTTTCCATGCCTGGTAATGAGGATGGGAATGAAGTTAATGAGAACATAACTATAAATGGTGTACTGATTCCTATTTATCAGCCTGGAAAGGTCGTTCCTTACATTAAATTGGATAAGGAATTTGAACAAATTGAGGGTGATGAAACAAGCACGCAGTTAAGTATAGAAAGTAATATAAAAGATTATGTTATTGAAATAGTTGAATGCGAGTCTGTGGATAAGGAGGAGATTCACCTGGACAAGGATGTTGTTGATCTTGATTCAGATGGATCACCGGAGGTAATCAACGTAAGTACAAATCCTGAAAATTTAAGATGGAGGATTAGGAATGAAAGTAGATAATTGTTGGGCGAACATAGATAAGAAAGAAGGCGGTCTTAACAGTAAGGTTAATGTTCACTTTGATGAAAATGATACTGGTGCCAACAGAAGTGTCAAGATAAGAGTGTCTTCCAGGGATGGTAGCGTATCTGAAGAATGTACGGTAGTTCATAAGAAAAAAGAACAGGTAGTTTATAGAAATAAAAGACAGTCGGCTCTTTTTACAAAAGAAGGATGTAATCCTGAGACAGAGAAAGGGGAAGAGCTTGAGTACGTTGTTGAGGCCGGAAAATACACGTCTATCATATCTCAGTCTGATGCTGATGACAAGGCTATGAGAGACATTGAGCAAAATGGTCAGAACTGGGTTAATGAGCATGGTCGTTGTATAACCATATTATGGTGCAATGTCAAGAAATCAAAGTCGTTTAGAAAGAACGACTGCGATCCTGATACCGAAGAAGGAAGTTTGGTTACGATGACGATCGAAGCCGGGCAATTTTCTTCTACCATAAGCCAAGAAGATGCTGACCGTAAGGCTGAAGCTGAGTTGAATGCCAAAGGTCAAGACTATGCTAATTCTCATGGTACTTGCAATACCATAAAATGGTACAATGACAGGAAATCCAAGATGTTCCAAAAGACAGATTGTGAAGTGACTGAAGTTGGATCTATGGTAGAGTACGTTGTAGAAGCCGGCCGCTTCTCTTCTTCTGTTTCTAAGGAGGATGCTAATCAGAAGGCTTTGGATGCCTTGGAAGCTGAAGGTCCAGGTTATGCTAATGAGCATGGTACATGTGAAACAAATTTATGGTATAATGTAGAGAAGTCAAAAGTATTTTATAAAAATGACTGCGAAGATGGTTTTATCGGAGCTCCTTACACTTACACAGTAGAAGCTGGTAAATACACATCAGACGTAAGTCAAGAAGATGCTGATAAGAAAGCTCTTGATGATATAGAGAAAAACGGTCAAGAACAAGCCAACCTTAATGGTGAATGCGTTGAGGATCCTAATTATTTTATAGGAAAGGCTTCGGCTCGTGTTCAGAAAAATGATTGCGATGCCGAATCTCAGACCGGAAGCTTCGTTGATTTGACTGAAAAGGATCTTGCCGGATACCCAGATGCTTTTGTATCAAGGGAAAGCCAGGAGGCAGCTAACGCGTTGGCCGAGGCCGCTATGGAAGAACAGAAACAAGATCTTGCTAATAAGAAAGGTACTTGCATAGATAAAAACCAATTTGTTGGTGTATATAGCAAGGTATTCACAAAAGACAATTGTGAAGGAGAAGGCGTAGGTTCGCAGGTAACGGTAGACCAAGACGATGTAACTGGTGGTCCTTTTACTTCATACGAAAGCCAGGAGGCGGCTAACGCGCTCGCTCAGGCTGCCGTCGAGCAGCAGGGCCAGGCCATAGCCAACCGGGACGGCCATTGTACGTGGACTGGTAAATACAGTGAGGAATTTACCAAAAACGATTGCAATGAAGGCCAGGTGGGGTCTAAGACTACTGTAACCGAACAAGATGTTGTTGGTGCTCCTTTCACATCTACCGTAAGTCAAGCTGATGCTAATAACAAGGCTCAGGCTGCTGTCAAAGAGCAAGGTCAGGCTATTGCCAACAATAAAGGTAATTGTGAAGGTATGACGGTCTATACCGGTCATTACAGTAAGAGATTCGTTCCAGAATGCGAGGCTTGTCATAAAGGTGTAGAGATGGAGGTTACGGCTGAGATGATAAATGAAAGCCCTGTTATATCAACAGAAAGCCAGGATGCAGCAGACGCAGAAGCCCGTAGGATCGTAGAAGAAGGCGGTCAGGCTTATGTTAATAAGAACGGAACTTGTACGCCATTAAGCACCGATCCTGTATGGGAAGACGTAGAACCGGAAGAACTTAGATGTAATGAAGGTAAGTCTCAGAAAAAGCAACGTGATACTAACGAATGTTCTGAAACTCACAATCAAGAACGTTGGGTAGATGGCGGGAATAAGGTCTGTAGCTGGACCGGTCATTACACAGAAACGTTCCAGAAGAACGACTGTGAGATACCAGATTCAGGAACGGAAGTAGAGGTAAGTGAAGCTGATGTTGAAGGCAATCCTTTTACTTCTTTCGTAAGTCAAGAGGATGCTGATAATAAGGCTAAGGAAGCTGTTAAAGCTCAAGGACAGGCTATTGCTAACCAAAAAGGTAAATGTAGGTTCGTAGGCGTATATAGCAAGCAGTTTACAAAAGACAATTGCGGATCATGTCAGCATGGTGTTCCGATGAGCGTAACACAAGACATGGTAGGTGGACCGTTCTATTCTAATGAAAGCCAGGAAGAAGCAAATAGATTAGCTCAGGAAGCCGTAGAAGCCCAAGGCCAGGCTTATGTTAACAAGAACGGAACATGTGAAACAGATAACACCGATCCTGTATGGGAAGATTCGGAACCACTTGAAACCAAATGCGAAGGTGGTAAATCCTATAAAAAACAGGTTAATACCAACGAATGCTATGGTGGAGAAAATGAACGTTGGGTAGAAGGTGGAGATAAGGTATGTACCTGGACCGGAACATATAGCAAGGAATTTACAAAACAGTGTGCTGACGGCGGTGTCGGATCTAAGGTTACCATAGATCAGGATGATGTAACCGGCGGTCCTTTTACGTCTACCGTAAGTCAGGAAGACGCAAATAGCAAGGCTCAGGCTGCCGTCGAACAGCAGGGTCAGGCTCTTGCTGACGCGCAGGGAACTTGTACTTGGACCGGTAAGGCAAGTAAGGCCTTCACCAGAAACAATTGCGGAAGCTGTCAGCATGGTTCGTCTGTTATTGTAACCCAGGACCAAGTAGGTGGTCCATTTACGTCCAATATCAGTCAAGCTGATGCTAATAAGAAGGCTCAAGATGCTGTAAATTCCCAAGGTCAGGCAGTAGCTAACAAAAACGGTGATTGCGTAGCTGATAGCACAACACCTTCTTGGTCTGATACCGGAAGCACCCGTTGCAACGGTTGTACGTCTCAGAAGCGACAATGTGACACCAATCCATGTTCTTCTTCTTACAACAGCATAAGATGGGTTAATGGAGGTGGAAAATCTTGTACAGAATGGTCTCATTACGGAACAGGAGATTGCGTAGGTCATACTCAGTATAAAGCTTATCGTGATAACTGCTCTGGTAGCATAGATCGTCAATATTCTGTAAGTTGTAGGAATTGCTGTAATTGCGGATCTTACGGTTCTTGGCAAGAAAATGGATGTAAGAATGATCAAGTTGAATACGTTCGTTATGATGATTGTGGTAATGCCGACTACAAATACGAATATGAAGTTGGAAAATGCGGATATGTGTCATATGTCTTTGAGTTTGTAGATGGAACAACTGGTAAAGTATGGTCTGGATCAGGTGAAGCACAAACTATACAATATACTATTACAAGTACCAAAAATGGATCGTATATTGGATATAGTGTGCAATCTAAGCCTAATTGGTGTTCTGTAGATTATAGAGACCGGACATCTACGAGTATGCTTGCTAAAATTACTATGACAGCTAACTCTTCCTCTTCTTCTCGTTCCGGTACTATTACTTTCGTCCAAAATGAATCAGGGAAAACTGTTAACGTTGACATTACACAGGCTGTTGCTACCACTTATGAGTTTAGTGCCAACCAAAGCACTTGGAATGCCGATGCAAATGGAGGTGCAAATAACTCATATTTATGTATTCAATTAAAAAGTAAAAAGAATGGAAGTAAGATAGGATACACTGTATCATCTAAGCCAAGTTGGGTTACAGAAGTTACAGAAAAACCATCAGGAGTAAGTTGTTCTGTTTTGTCAGGTTATGATTATTCATTTGTAATAATCTCATCCGCAAACAGCTCTTCATCTTCCAGAAGTGGCACTGTGACATTGAAGCAAAATGAGTCTGGGAAGACTGTTAACATAACAGTCAACCAAGAAGGAAAGGCAGAGGCTAAACCTGTTCCGGCGCATATTACATTGAAAAACGGCTCTTGGGCTACATATAGGAAGAATAATGTTTCTTATAGTCCTGGCGCCGGTAAGTGTATTGCCGGATTCGAATGGATTGGTGATGAAAATGGAAATATCCGAATCTACACCTGTGATATTAAGGTGGTGGATGCTGATTATCGTGAGATATCTGGAGCTACTATAAGCGTCGGAACAACAACCCAGAGAAAACAACCCGGAAGCTCTTGTTCGTATTTCAGGGCTGTAATGGGTGGTATATTGGCAGGATATGCTCATTCTGGAGATGAGAATGGAGATTCTACATGGTATATACGAACTATAAACGTGTCTTACGAAGGCAAAGTGTATAAGACCGCTACTGTTAGGCAGTATGAAAAACAAAATATCTCCAAGAAAGGTGGTATTTTCAATGTATATAATGAATCTCCTGCTTCTTACAACTTTATCGTAGATGGAGCTGAGTGTGGTGATGAAAATGGTACTTTGAAATACGCTTATTCTCGAATGGATCTTAATCCAGCATAATTAGCAAGGGGAGGGAATTTAGTTCTCTCCCCTTGCTAATTATGCTGGATTATAATATTGTGTTTTAAGTATTGTCTATTAGAATAAAAATGATTAATATTGCACATCATTCAATTTTAAATTTTTAGTATCATGGCTTGTAAAAAGAAAGCTCGTCAGGGTGGTGAAGTCGATAAGAAAGACAAACCTAAAATGCGTCAAGGCGGTAGTGTTGGCGGTAAGATGAAAAGAAAGAAGACGAGCACTAAAAAGTGATTGAAAATCAGGGGAAGGTGCTGATCGCCTTCCCCATTTTAATAACATAACAACAACATATTATGAGCAACAAGTTTATTAGCAAAGGACAGAGGAATGTCTATGTGACGTTTGTGAAGTATTATCCTGTGTTGATGCAGGTTATTATGTTAGCCAGCATTTTTGATGAGTTTTATCCTTTTAGTATCACTAATTGGCTGTATCCGATATTAGGTCATTCTCTATCATGGGACCTATTTCTCTTGGCTTTTTCAAGAATGTTCAGGTTTTGTATATGGCATAGGTTATTGATCTATAGCATGATTTTTAATATCTGTGTAGAATGGGTTACGGTTAATATTGAGATGCCTATTGAGCACAATATCGTAGTGTGGTTTGTTATGGCTGTTACTCTTTTGATAATCATTGCCTCTATTGTTTTAAGGTTTAAAACAGGATGTTTTGAAAATGAAAGAAATTCTGACAGAGACGCTGCGTAAAAGCGGTGCGGCGGTATGCGATAAGATAAAGGAGATGTTTTTAAGCGGGGAATGCGATCATCTTACAGCCAACGATCTTGAGACATGGACGCAGCTTGCTAATCCGGCTAAGTACTATACCGGAGAAGAGGCTGTTTCTTATCTTAATGTAACTTCTAAAAGATTTTATGAATATCGTAAGGCTAAGTTAGTTCCTGATCCGGTTAAGATAAAGGGATTCCCTAAACCTTTATATACGAAAGTCATGTTGGATGAGGCTATAAAAACCATATCCGGTATGAGTGAAAGAGATATTTATATGAGGATCTTGAATGCTAAATCAAGAGAATCAAGAGCAAAAGAAAGGAGGGGAGCATGATCACTAATGGTGAATTTGTATCAAGAGTCGTAAACGGTATTCATGCCCTTGACAAAGATTCGCATGTTAGTCGGAGATGGATATTGAATATCGGTAGAACTAAAGCCGAATCTTATACAGCACAGAGGTGGGATGACGGAACGTTACTTGGCGACCACCGGCTCCTAACTTACGTTACTTGCCTGGAGATGATTGAAGTTGATAAAATAGTTTGCTGCGATGCCGAATTTGCGTTATGTAATACGCTTATGCGGTCAAAGCATAAACTTCCAGGACTTCTTTATTCTGCCCTTAGACCGGCTATTACCAAGGTGACTAACGTAGATAACACCATATTTTTTAAGTTTGCTGAAATAAAGTCGTATCGTAATGAACAAAAAAGACCGTATGCTAAATACGTTAAAGAACGTCGTCCTTTTTATTATGTAGAAAACGACTATATTTATATACCGGATTTCCATATAGAGCTTATTAACGTAGAGTTCTTTACAACAAGAAGAAAGAAGGCGCTGGAGTTAATGGCCTGCGATCCTACACCTAAAGGGTGTGAGTCTGAATGGGAATACGAATTTATCTGCCCTATTAAGTTAATTGAGTACGTAGTGGCAGAGACGATAAAGGAAGTAGCATTCAGGCTACAGATTCCTGTCGATGAAAATCCGAATCTTGATTCCAATCAGAAAAGTCAAATTGTTCAGTGATTCTTTTTATTGGGCACCCGGCCATAGCTATGTAGCCACGACCGGGTGTTTTTTTTGTACTATTTCAATGCAAGAACAGGGTTTCCCCATTTTCTTTTCCATTTATCTCCGAGGTAATTTATCAAGGAATTGTAGTCTTTAATAAAACCGTCATCAATAACAGAGGCTATGACGTTCTCTATGGCTATTATATCATTGAGCTCATCTTTACTGGCAGTATTCCTTATCCCATCTTCATGTTTATTAAAAACAATGAAATTAATAGCTTTAGCAACTCTTTTTATATTGTCTTTCAAGTCATTCTTGTTTGAAACTATTCTACTTATCGCGCTGCACATCCTGACGTATGCATCACCGGCTTCGTTCCGGTTTTCTATCAATCCATCGGTAAGCCATATAACCACCTCAGCGTAAATTTCTGGATCCATCTCTAATGCAATCATAACAAACAGATATGGATTTACATACCATTTTTGATCTACTCCTTTTCCTTTTTTTGTAGGCAAGGTCTAATTTTCCAAGATCCATTACACTGCTGATATTCAATTTGTTATTATTGAGTAGAAGATTTCTTCTACTCAATAAAAGCTTATTTTCCAGCTTATTAACTAATTCAGTACACCTTTCTTTAAATGATTCAGTTTCTATTATATGACTCAATTGTTTTGGAGCCAAACCTAATTTTTCTCTTTTAGCAGACAAGGCTTTCATTGCGTCAGTTATACATATGTAACCATCTTTAGACATAACAGACACATTCATTCCTAACAAAACTCGATCTTTTGATTGTAAAACAACATTTGATTTCATAACTTTACTACGATTTTAATTTTGTAAAATATAAGTCTACCTGTCCGTGAGGATCGGTAGACTTTGCAGATATAGAATAGTATTTTGATGCAACAATACATTCTAATGTTAATTATCTGAAATGTATAATTTTAATTTTTGAATGATGAAAAGAACATCAATACAATCACCGTATTTTGCAGCCTACTACCATCGTCTTATGAAGAGAAAGAATGGTTTTAAGAAAGGCATGATAAGAGACAGAGGAGAGGTTTTAAGACTGTTGTCTATTATATGGAAAACCGTATCAGAGCATTATGTGGAAGCTGATGCTGGTGTTTATATAGATAATGTGGGTTACTTATGCCATGTGCTTATACCCGGCCAGCGCTTTCCCGTAAGGCGGGACCTGGACATCGTGAGCAGGCTTGGCACCAATGGCTACCTCTATAACCACTTGGCTATGGATTTCGCAGACTCCAAAAGATATTACCATTTTGTAATACAAGATAGCTTGAAAAAGAAGTTGAGGGTTAAAATGAATAAAGGATGGAGATACCGATTTATGTACAATGAAATACTTGCTAAAAGAAGGGTGTTTAAAGATTTTCAGATTAAGAGAGTTTTCGAAGATAAAGAATTAGGACATAGAAAGTCGTAGAAAAAAAAGTAGCGATCACCCTTTGTAGATACAGGATAATCGCTACTTTTACATATCCGTCTACCTTCTCAGGCTGGCGGATATAAAAAATCATTCCTATTATGGGAACAAAGATAAACAATTTTCAAAACAATGCGAAGAACAGTAACATTATTTTGACGTCAGAATCCAACGAAATGGAATTTAGTAAAGAAATTGAAACTGTATCATCTTTCAAAAATTCAGATTTTGTAGAGTTAAAAATTATTGTCATTGATCATGAACCGTATTTTATAGGGTCTCCTATAGCTTCATTTTTGGGATATACAAATCCAAGAAAAGCGATAAGGGATCATGTTGATGAAGATGATAGGATGATAATGAAAGTTCCTGATACTCAAGGGTGGAACGAAACGTTCCTCCCCTATACCCCAAATACTAAAATATTGATAATCAATGAGTCTGGTCTATACAGCTTGATTTTTGGATCAAAGATGGATTTTGCTAAAAAATTCAAGAAATGGGTAACATCTGAAGCTCTTCCTTCTATAAGAAAAACGGGTTCCTATTCTATAACACCGAAAGACTATCCATCTGCATTAAGAGCATTAGCTGACGAGATTGATGCTAAAAATAGAGCCATAGCCGAGAGAGCGCAAGCAGAGGCGGAGAGACAGCAGGCGATAAAGACCATAGAAGAGCAGCGTCCCGATGTGGAGTTTGCGGAGTCGTTCAAGAAAGTTGATCATGAAAACATGTGGTTGATTAGAGATGTGGCGAAGAAGCTTGAGCAGAATGGAATCATCATCGCCGAAAAGAATCTCCGTTTGTTTCTTGAGGAAGTCAAGTTCATGTTCAGGAATGGGCAGGGTAGATGGGAGTTATACAGTGACATTGTTAAAAACAAATTTGGTGTTTATCGATCTTATTTTGTGGATAAGTATTCTGGGGAAAGAGTTAATCAGCAAACCATCTACATGACAGGAGCCGGATATGAGGCTACACTTAAGGGGATAAAGGAAAAGTGTAGGAGCCTTTTCTTGAAGTATGGTAAGTTTGAAGATCCTAACTTTTGAAAATACAAAATAGGACATTAGACAGATTATTTATATCTTTGTGGAGGTCAGGTTCGTTTCCTGTCCTCCATATTTTTTTGTTATGACAGTCGAAGATTATATCATAGAGTTAAAATCGTCTTTAAGATCATTTGACAAGCGTGATCTGATAGATGAGGTGTCCATCTACAAATGGGTAGAAATTGCCCTGAAGAAGTTTGGAGGTGATATTACTATGCGCAAAGAAGCGGTAGTGGATGTCAAGCGAGGGCAGGCCCGTATGCCTGGTGATTACTTTGATCTTATTCTGGCTTTCAAATGCGATTTTAAAGGATATGAGGTGCCTGAAGGTGATAAGGTGATACCAGAGCTTCAAAATACAATAGCTTGGAAAGAACGTACCGAAAGAAGCTATAGATGGTGTTCGTGCAACGAATGTTGTAAAGAAGAATGCGAGAAGGTGATAGTTGAAAAATTTTATATCAATGTTCATGATCGCGATCATGAAGTTCGTTGCTATTATGACCGGCCGGTAATGTTAGGTCTTGCTAAGCCTATGCTTCGTGATTCTTGTTTGAGTAAATGCCGGAATAAGGTAATCAAGGATAGTCCGTATGAGATAAATATCGTAAACGGATTCTTGTATGCTAATTTCGATGGTCCTATTTACATGCAGTACCGGTCTCTTCCATTTGACGGAGAATCTAATATAATTATACCAGACACGCCTCAAGGTCTGGTATTGGATTATGTGGATAATTTTGTAAAGATGAGATTCTTTGAGGAACTGATGTATAATGGAGAAGCGCAAGGAGCAGCCGATTTGTTTAAGTTGTATGCACAGCAAGATTTGGTTAAGCTGAAAAATGCTAAGACCGAACTTAAGATGATGGGTATGACATTAAAAGGTATGTACGAACCTCTTAGGCGGCGTCATGCCGAGTTTGAGATTTATTCTAAGGCATATCCTGTAATTGATAATATACTTAAATTGGTATGATTGAGGTAGTTTTATTTATATACTTGTCTGGCGTTATTGCATCTATGATTGTTTGGTCAATCAGGCAATTTAAAGGAGATGCGAGTTTGGTAGAGACAATGTACTGCCCGGTAGTATTTTTGTTGAGCTGGATATATGTATTTGAAATATTTAAAATGAAATAAGATGTTAGAGGTTAAAGCAAGCGAAATAGTAACCGCCGACAAAATGAGAGGCATAGGACCGGCAAACATCATCTTCACAGCCGGACCTAATCCGGTAGCCGAAGATCGCCGTGGCGTAGCTAAGGTAACGGCTGGTGGAGAGAGTAAGAACGTCACAATAACACAAGCTGCCGGCGAGCAGGTTGTTGTAATTCCTGAGTTCGATTATCTTGTTCTTAGGTATGGATGGGAATCAGAAGACGGCTCCGATTTTGATACTGCAACTGGTTTTACAAATACAGGCATATCAGAAGTAGATAATAAGTTTGTGGGATGGAGTAAGCAGTGGGCTACCACCCAACAACAGGTGGGTGGTAGCCTTATTTATGGTGGTGATAACATGCAGTCTGGTCTTGAAGGAGCGCTTATTAAGATGAAGACCTTGTTGTCAGCGCCAGGTATGGACGAGTCAGAACCTAACATCAATGCCGACATCTATGGTAATTGGTATGGGAATAGAGGGCGAGGAAATGTCGTTGTGTCTTTTACAGCCTACCTTGGAGGAGAGATGGTTAAACAAGGATTTAACTTCATTAACGAAGGTGGCGAGGAGGTTTACTCCGACAGCATCACTACCAACGTTTCGGCTCATGGTAAAACCAATTACCAAAATATAAAAGGTTTGTACACTAAGATGGGTACGATGGTTTATAATAAGGAAAAGCGTGATTGTGTTATTGTTATAGGTTAAGGTGATGGAAAGTCTTTGGGATAAATACAATAGGATTAAGGAGGTGTTTTACCGGGATTTCGTTTATGATTCCAGCTACACAGAGCAGGCCTCGTGCATCCCACTGTCGTCGGTGAAGAACGGGGTAGGCTGGGTCGGCGACGGAACCATTAACCTGGCCCAGTATCTTCAGCTTGTATATACGGAAATGATTCTTGGTTACAAGACAAAAGATGATGTTCGTAATGCCATACTGGTGCTTACCCGTCTTGCCGATACTACTTATGATCTATTTTTTAATAACAATAAAGGTATTTATTTCAAATTCGAAAAAGGATTTTTCTTAAGAGACGATATCCATAGCGAAGATGCAAGCAAATTCGGTCTTACCAAAATAAGTTCCGGGTACACTAATGGTATAGAGTTAAAAGACGAAGATCCATGCTTCTCTCCATTCACTTCACAAGATCAGATCTGGAATCTGGCTCCTATATTAGCTTTCTTGTCAGAAAAAGGATTTGAAGAAGCCAGGCAAGTAGGATACGATATTTTTGAGTACGTTATTAGGAACAGACACAAGATATACAATCCTTATTACAGTGCCTTGCTTCATCATTGGACATTCCTTCCTGATATGGATACCGATAAGGTCAAGCCGTGGGATAGGGTTAGCAACCGTAACAAGAATCTTAAATACAAAGTTAAGGTTAAGAGAGGAGCCAACAACTGGTATTTTTCAGGAGGATTCAGATGGGCTTTTAAGAAGTTCGGAGGCGAGTGTAGTACATTCTGGCATTGCCTATGGTATAAGCCATTTATATTCTTAGCAGATAGAGTATATCATCCATACGTATGTAAATGGTTTGGTATTAAAGTTAAGAACAATTCTTACTATTGTCTTGGATCCACAAATGAAAAATCATGGTACGGTCCTGGATTTAATAAGAGGCTGGTTAAGTTCTTTAATAAGTCTTTGGAAGGATCGGAGTTATTTATGCCTCATCTTGTCTTCTTGCAAGAAGCCGAATGCGTTGAAGGAGATAAACTCAGGGCCTATTTAGATAAATGGGAATGGGATGGTGTTAATTCACCTATTGAATTTTTGATATTGTGTAACTGGTACAAAATTAAATTCGGAAAATGAAAATCTATTACAATTCTAAGATAGCTAAGTTGTTTACGTTCATTGACGGCTATAAAACAATTATGCTGTTTGGAGCCGTATTTACCGAACGTGATGCCATATCATTAAAGGCAGAATATCATGAAGGGACGCATTGTAATCAATATCAGGCGTTGTTTGCTACGGGCTTTATAATCATCTCAATCATAGCATTAGTATCTGGTCTTAACGGCCATGCAGGATGGTGGATGTTGTGGCTGCTTACTATCCCGGTATTTTTGTACTATGTATGGTATCTGGTTGAATACCTAATAAGATTGTGTATATACCGGAATCACAAGAAAGCATATCACAATATCGTATTTGAAAGAGAGGCCTTCGATCTTGAAAATGACTGGAACAAACCTGGTATATTTAGAAGAGAGTCTGAAGGGTTTAGTTTCTTGAAATATTACAGAAAGGAGTATTATCGTGAGTAGGAGAAGATATTTTGAAGAACAAAGATCTGGTAATGGAGCTATTTATCATTGTGTAAAAACAGAAATAGAACCTGGAGATAAAATCAGATTATTTAATTTAATGAATAAAGTCAAATCCGATACAATTAGCCAGGATAAGATAAATAGTGTACTGAATCAACTTAGAGAAGGTATGGCTTTTAATATTCATACCCAGAGTCCATTATCTTTTTCGTTTTCAAGCACCTCTACCGGTTATGAACCAATGTCAATACGGATTACATTTGACCCGTATCCTACAAGTGAACAACAGGGTATTATATACAAGTTTCAGATAAATGACCAGAGGTGCGTTTTTATGTTTTCTAATAGATACGATGGAATGAGAGATCTTATTAATAATGCAGATGAAGATGTTGATTGTATTACTTCTGCAACAGAGAAGAGTAGTATGTATCGCAATGATTCTTTCTTTGTATTTGTTTGATTATTTATATTAAATATAATTATATGATTTACAATAAGTTATTATATATAGGGGGGGGTAATTCCTGATATATTATGAGGCGTCGTTTTTTTGATAAAAATAGGGAGCTTGAGGACTTTCTTATAAGGTTTTATCCGGCCGGTAATTACACATGGATAGTGCCGGCAGGATGCACGGAAGTAGATGTTTTTCTTGTTGGTGGAGGTGGTGGAAGTGGAAACGGTTCTGGCGCCGGAAGTGGATATACCAAGACTTACAAAAGAAACAATATAGGAATAAAACAAGGTTCTCAAATATCTGTAACACCAGGTCAAGAAATTAATATCATAGTAGGAAAAGGTGGAGCAGGTTTGTATTATGGCTATCCTGAGAAGGGAGGATTCTCTCAATTTATGAACTCATCTTACAGAGCAGAGGGTGGAAATCCTTCTGGTAATGGTCTTCTTAACGGAGAAAACTCAACAGGTGGTCCTTATACTGGAGGAAATGGTGGAAGTGGAGGATCTGTAGATCAAATGGGTGATGAGTTTTACGCTGGATCGGATGGATCTGATGCCCCTGGAGTAACAGACAGTAATGGGATATATCACCTACCTGGAACGAAATATGGAGGAGGAAAAGGTCAAGGATATACAACCAGAGATTTTGGAGAACCGACGGGTAAAAGAAATGCCGGAGGTGGTGGAGCTGATAGAAATAGAGATGGTGGTATGGGAGGTGAATCCGATTATGATGAAGGATGTGGAATCGGAAGAGGAAACAGAAAAAGTGGTGGTTACGGAGGAGGCGGATGCGGCTCGGAAGGAACCGGCGGTGATGGAACTGTGTTAATTAGGGGTAAAAGATATAAATCGTAAGTAGATGTTATGAGACGAAGATTTGAAAATGTTAATATGGCGATGGGTAATTGTTTCTCCCCTGTAATGGAAGGGAGTCAATTTCAATGGAATAATATTGTAGTTAATAGTCCAGTATATATAACTCCAATAAGAAGAAAGAAATTCAAGATAAGTTTTGGAGAATTTAATTTATCCAAGGTTTTGTCTAATGTATCATCTAATTGTGATATTATAATAAGAGATAAATATACATATACATTTCTATTGTTACTTCTGTCTACTGATCATTCTAAATGCAGTTTGTTTAATAATCATCTAACAGTTAATACCCAGGATTTACCAAGATATATTTTTTACATTGATTCCGAACATGAGGAACTGTATTCATACAAAGACGGGGTTTTAGAAAGTAATGTGACGATAATGGATCCAGTTGATGATTATTTCTATAATTATATTGATATTCAAATAAGAAATTTCAATGATAATCCTATTCCTGATTTTTATGTAGGTGTAGTTGATAATATTGGAGACTAAAAAAAGTTTATAATATGAGAAGAAGATTTGAATTTGACAATAATTCAATTAAAATACCATCCAAAAATGGAGTATATTATTTTTTGAGAGACGGACAATCGGTAGGAGGGGGAGCAAATTCTGTATCACCACAAGAATTAGTTAGAAACGGAGAAGGAGTATTGTGTGTGTTTAATAAAAGACATGTTCTTATACTTCCATCATCATCACATCCATCTGCCAACTGGGGGCGTTCAGGTGAGATAGCTCAGGGCGTTACTGATTTTCAAAGTATGCCTAATGTATATTATACAGAAGAAGCTTTTCAAGGAGAAAATGATAGCATTAATTTCTTAAACAAATATGGAGATGTTGATGAATACGGATTTTATAAAGCCTCGTTGATAAAATCTCCATCTGGAGCCATAAATGGAAGAATACCCTCTATAGGAGAATTTATGGTTATGATAAATGCATCAGAAAATAACATTTCGGTTATTAACGATCATTTATCAAATTTCCCTGTTTATACACCTATAATGTATAACACATCTTATAATAGTTACCTCTCGTCTTCTTAAAATGGTGAGAATTATTACTGGGGTTGTAATTTTCATGATCTATCTTTAACAGGAGACTACCATAAAGCTATGGCGCAAGGTTTTGTTATTCCAGTAGCTTCTGTTGTGTAAGTTAGTTCTTCTTTTGCTATCTTTGTGACAAACAGTTATAAAATGGCAGCAGAAGATAACAGAAACATAGCGATTCCTCAAACAGGTATGAATCGCGATCTGCATCCGTCGAGTCTTACGGATCAGCATTATACGTTTGCCTTGAATGTCAACATCGAATCCGAGGACGGTAATGTTGGGATGAGATCTAACGAGCATAGTAATCTTAAATGCATTGATTTCGATGGGTTTAAAGTTATTGGTTACAAGAATGATCTTACTTCAGGCAATATCTATTTTTTTATAACAAATCCTGAAACAGGCGTATCTAAAATAACTTATTTCAAGCCTGAATCCGATACAAGTATCTTATCCGATTCCGATATAGAATCTATGGTAGAAGGATCGGAGTCGTTGTGTTCTGGCATGAAGACCTTGCTGGAAGACAACGATCAAGATCCGTGCCTTAAGTTCTCTATCTATCATCCTATAAAAACCATAGAAATAAAGACAGAGAAATGTGGGAAATGTATTTACTGGACTGACGATTATAATCCTCCCAGGTATGTTATTGTAGACAAGGCTCTGACTCCTGATGATGAAGGTGATATATGGTATCATTATCATGGGTATAAGATATGCGATAAAGAATACGATAGGAGAAAGTTCATGCAGGAGAATGGTTGTTTTCTGGCATGTGAGAAACTTAGGGTGTTTCCGCTACTGGACCAGCCATGCGTAGAGCCGGTACAGATAGAGTACGGGGGCAGCCTGCGTGCGGGCGTGTATCAGTTTGCTGTGGCCTTGTGCGATGAATTTGGTAACGAGAAAACTAACTATACTTCATTAACTAACCCTGTTCATGTATTTGACGAACAATATATTAGGATAAATGATGGTAAATGGGGAGAAAGAACTAATCTTGGTATAAGGCTTAAGGTGTCTAATTTGGATAGGCAAGTCAGCCATTACAAGGTGGCTGTTATTCAAAACACTGTTGGATATAATGGTGAAACACAACCTGTAGTCGATTATTTCATAGAAGGTATTCATCCTATTACAGAGAAGACTATATACTATTATTCTGATCTTAATAATAAGAGGACAACATTTGAACATATTTCTTTAAAAAGAGCCATATATAATACATCGAGAGGAATAGTATCGGTTGGAAACCGTCTTTTGCAGTATGGTCTTACTGCTGAAAAAGAGTGGAATTTACAACCTGTAGTTTCTCTTATGGGGCATTTCCTAAAATGGCAGGCATCGGTAGCCCACGAGGATCTGTATAAAGATGGTAATGCTTGTTCGTTGTATGTTGGATACATGAGGAATGAAGTATATCCTTTTTCTATATCATTTAAGACATCTACTGGTTATAAAACTCCAGCGTTTGTTCTTATTCCCCCGCCTTCTGATAAGGCAAGAGAGGAAATGAACAAAGACAGTATCCCATACCAGTCTATAAACGCATATGCTCCGGATTGTTCAGGAGTGGAAAGGAAATATGTATGGCAGTATAGCAATACGGCAGGAGATGGGATATTGATTGACGACGATGCGGTTGTTATAGATGAAGAACAGAAAGAGTGTAATAACCCGGCTACCGTAGGTCAAACTGTTATAGTGGAAAGCAATTTCGCTACTTTTAAAGGGAAATCAAGATTTATTATCGATTATGATGATATTGTAGGAACCCCTATAAATTATTTGTCTGAAAATATAGGTCTTGTAGCTTGTAACAATAAGGAGAATGGAGACGATGAAAGACAGATATGCGATATAGCTACCAATTACAGAGAAGACGGAGCACAGGATTATATGGAACCAATTGATCATATTGGGTTACCAGGAATGGAAGGGGACTGCGAAGTTCCCCATCGTCAAGAATCTATATTGTCTGCTCCAGTTCCTTTAATAACAGGTCTTGTGGAAGATTATATATATAAGGTTCTTAGTGAAATGGAACATGTCTCTACAGATTATCTATACACCACAGGAGGAGAGAATCAGAATAAGTATTCTGTGTTGTTTAACTATGAGACAATGGACTCTTTATCTGAATGGATGGAGGAAGCATTTTTTGGATATAGCGCTGGCCGCATATCAGGTGATGGCAATCAACATCTTTGTTCTGAGTTTTATCCATATTTACAACCTGGATCTGTTTTAAAAACCGTATCTGATGCTATATACGTATTAGATACCATGCCTTGTACATGCGGATGTTACATTGAGAGTTATTGTTCTGATCCTACTGTGTCAAGAACTGATTATAACAACTTTCAAAATTATAATTATCTTCTTGGAAGTTACATCCTTCATATAGATGGATGGAGTCAAAGGATAAATGGTGTGGGAGATTGGAGAGCCGGCAGATCTACCAGTACGGTCATAAATAATCAGTATAGATCAAAGAACGGGCCCAGGTATTGTATTGAGCAATTTTGGCCTGAAGCTTCTGAGAAGTTGCAAGATATGATATATAAAAATTCAGATACCGGTATAGCTGAAACTGATTGGAAATTTGAGGGGTATGTGAACAATGCTACATTTAACAATCCTACGGGGGATAAGCTTAATATTGGATTCGCATCTGAATTTGTGGTATGGAAGTTTGTCAGAAATGTAATGACAAATGCCAGGTTTATCAGAATCAACAGACCAGAAGAGTGGGACATAGAAGGTTATAAAGATGAGAACAAAGTTCTTTATCTTGAAGCTCTTGGAAAGATAGATGGCATAATGGATGCTGTGTCTACCAATTACGTTCGTGTTTCTTTTTGGAAGGATGTTGAAACATGGTCCCCTCTTGGAATAGTACCAGTTGAATTTGATAGACCTGAGTATGAATCATCTTATTCTGTTATTATTAACACAGCAAAACCAGCTTTCGGAGAAATAAATGAAGAGTTTTTTGATTCTATAGGTCAAAATTATTTTTATGTTACAATAGAATCTCCTATTGTGGCAGTTCCTTGGATAATGACGTTTAGACAAATTCAATTTTGTTCTTATAAAAATTATGATACCCCAGAAGAAGAGGAAGAAGAAGGGAAGAAGCCTTCCCGTGCTATTCTTGGAGTCGCTTTTGCTACGGGTAAAACCATATATCCTTATATTTTTGGTGTAAGAGAAAAAGAAATAAATAAGGTTGATTTGTCTGTTGATTCAATAACATTAAGATCAACAGTCGTATTTGCATCAAAATGTCAGACATGTGGAGATAGGCCCATCAATTGTAAGCCTCGTCCTTATAAATACGGAGATTTTGCATATTGGGAATCATCTGAGAAATATCCTGCTAATTTTGAACTTTATGATAGTAGTAGGATGAAAATAGACACAGGCAGATCTTATGATGATCCAAAAAAAACAGAAGCTTATTCTAATATTATGAATAAGTTGACAGAATATTATGGTGCTCCTTTGTCAGACAAAGATGGATTATCTTATTTCAAGGGTCATTCTTATGGAGGAGTAGATACTTCTACCGTATTTTGCCAACAACCTATACGTCATTACCGGTTCCCAGATAATAAGCATATACCTTTTATGAACAGTGATGAACGTGGGTATGACATAGCTTCTGAAATATATCCGGTAGGTATTATGGTAGATGAGAACACCATACAAGTGTTTTTGGATTTTGCGGTAGATTCTGGTTTGATTACGCAACAACAAAGAGATACGATTGTAGGATATGAACTGTATCGTGGAGATAGGAGGCTAAATAGGTCGGTTGTGGCTTCAGGATTAGCCTATGATATGCTTAGATACATAGGAGACGATGGTAATGTGAATATCTATCCTAATTACCCATATAATGACCTATCACAAGATCAATATAATTATACGTCTGGCAAAAGAGACGAGTTTATATCCCATCCTTTCGACAAAGGAGGAAACGTGTGGTATTCATTCTGTTCGCCTGATATTTATTTCAACAAGCCCGAACTTCCAAATGAAGTATGTATAGACGGGTTTCAAAGAGGAGTGTCTGTGGGCAGTTTCGTACCTGTCGAAGATCATCCAAAATGGACTATCTTAGGTCCTGCCGCATACACGATGGCTGCGTCACTTGCCGCAGCTGAATCAAGTGCCACAATAGCCGCTATGATAGCAGAAGAGCTTCAGATAAGGGCGCAGTCTGGATACATAGGAGGGTCGGCCGGTCTTACCGGAGGAGGATTCCTAACGAATTTAAGTGTGGCCATGCTGTTTTCTTCAATGGTGTCAACCATCAGTCAAACTCTTGCTAAGGGCCCGATATTGTACGGTAAGTACCGTTATGATTGGCTTAATACGTTTATAAACAATGGACCAAGACGTAATCATGCATGGTATTATACTTCTGTAGGATTATATAATTCAATGATAGGTATAACAGACCAGGATAAGTATGAACGAAATTTTGCTCGTGGTTTATCTTCTGTTAAGTACATGAAGTCCGGTGTGTATCCTATGATGGATGCCAGTATGTCATCTAAATGGGGAACCGGTAAAAACGATAATGAGGGACGATTCTTATTTGTTAATAATATAGATCGTGAATCTTCGTTATTTTTATCATTTGGTGATCCAGGTGAAAAAGGAGATGGTAAATCGAAATATTTATTGGAATATCCGAACTATGTCTACAACTACGACAGTAGCCGTATAGATGATTCGGTTATTGCTGGAAGCGATGTTGTAGCAGGAAGAACATTCGAGCAATCCAAATCAGTTTCATACATTTGCTCTCCGTATATGAGGCTTATGCGATATAGGCCGGATCAATATGGTCAAATAGAAGATATAAAGTGGATTTCTATAGGAGGGTGTGGCTTTTTCACTAATGAAAAGAAACTGATGTTCGGTGGTGATACGGTGATAACCAGGTTTTCGTTAAAGAGAAAATTTCCTATTTTTTATAATAGCGCTTTTGGTATTGGAGATATGATACCTTTCCCTTACATGGATTATAGAAATGTAGGGTATCCAAGATATTTCGTTAATTATGATACTGGAGAAGATGCTCTTGAGACGATAGATAACGAACGTTTTAATAGCTGGACTTCTTCGAATAAGGGAAGATACGCTTTTTATCCAAACAGAAAGAGTCTGTACGAATTGAATGGTGACACATCAGGAAAGTACGTTAATGGAAGATTTTACACATGGTTCTATGGGATACCTCAGTTCCTTGTAGAGTCTGAAATAAATTGTAATTTCAGATTAGAGGGACCTCAGCCCCATGAATTATTCTACCCAAAAGTAGGAGATTTCGTTTGGTGGACACAAGAAAAGAACGTATCTATCCATAGGGACAATGATTATAAGATAAGTCCTATCTATTCATCAAGAATGACATTGACACCTAATGTATTGCCGGCAACATACGAACGTCGTTTTTATGATTGTGCTTACCAGCGACCTAATGGTGTTATATGGAGTAGGGCTGACGTATCTGAAAACAGTCAAACAGATCCGTGGCTAACGTACAAGCCTATGGACTATCATGAGTTTCCAACCAGCAACGGGAAGCTTATTCACATGAAGCGTATCGAGTCTAATCAGATTCTTGTCAGGTTCGAGGATCAGGTTTCACTCCATAACGCCATAGATGTAATCAAGGAGCGCACCTCCCCTGGGCAGGCTGAGATGGGCACCGGCGGTCTGTTCGCGTCCCGGCCTCTGGAGTACAACACGACCGACCTCGGTTATTCTGGAACCCAGAGCACTGAAATAATTAGTTCAGAATTTGGTCACTTCTGGGTAGATACTAAAAGAGCACAAGTGTTTATGACCGATCCGAACGGACGTAATCTCAAGGAACTTAGTGTAGGTATCAGACATTGGCTCAAGCGTCATCTTCCGTTTAAGATTCTTAGATACGGAATAACTAATATCTTAACCGGCACAGAGATGACAGAAGAAGATACAGACAATAAATTTATCGGTCTTGGTCTGTCTCTTGGATGGGATAACAGGTATAAGAGAGTACTTATCACGAAAAAAGATTATATACCTGTTAAGAACCCGGCATATTACAAATATGATGGTGGAAGGTTCTTGTACAATGAAACAGAGGTGTTATCAAACGATAAGGAAATATCTTTAAAAGACGAACAGTATTTTAAAGACGTGTCGTTCACTATCGGATATTCGTGTCTGAAGCAAGAATGGATTTCTTATTATTCGTTCTGTCCCGACTATTATATAGAACAGCAACAATATTTCCAAACAGGTATAAACTTCCCGGCATCAGACGAAGAAGGTGGCTTATGGAGTCATTTGCTGACGAATAAGAGCTTCCAAACGTTTTATGGAACAACATATCCATTTATATTAGAAGTGCCGATAAAAGAGAAATATAACGGTTCTACGCTGGCTTCTGTAGAATACGAGCTTGATGCAAGGAAATACGTAGATGATGTGAATTACACTCTTGACAGGAAAGTAGGTTTAGATACGATAACTATCTACAACGACACAAACAACTCAGGCGAAATTCATCTTGTTCCAGAAGAAAAGAATAATTTAGCACAACGTATATCATATCCGAAGATCGTAGGTGACCATACTGAGGTCCTGGATACTGAGGTATATAGAAGACATAAGTTAAATGACTTCTTCAACAGGGTTGACGATGACCGATCTGAAACACCTATCTGGATCAAGGACGATAACGATATAAATAAGTCAGTTAATCCTGATGCTCTTAATTTCAGACGGTCATGGCTGGATAGGTTAAGGGGAAGTTGGATGCTGATGAGGATAAAGAAAGTAATTAGTAACCGGAAAATCATATTCCAGTGGTTGATTTCTGAAGATAAGATTAAGAATAGATAAATTACAATATTTAACAAGTTGAAAATAAGTAGTTTTTATTTTGTGATTTAATAATAGTTGAATATATTTGTAGCGCCTATCGATCCATCGCGGACAGGTAGGCGCTTATTTATTAACAATAAAACGGTGTAAAATTATGAAAAGTAACGTATTATTACAATCAGAAAGTAGAGAATTATTAGGTAGAAACATTTCTGTTATGTCAAAAGATGGTTTTGTGTGTATAACAGAGGTTATGGATGTATTGTCACAGAAAAGAGCGGCTATGGGGTTGGAGCCTAAAAGACTCGACCATTTAATGTCTACGTCGTCTTTTCAAGAGAAAATGAATGCATTAATTAAAGAATTGAATATCAATGAATTGACTTGTACTGTACGATATCGTACACTCAAAGATAATTCATTGAATATAAGTAAATTAACTGATTTGAAGAAATACGGGATGGCATACAGGAGAGGAAAAGGAAAAGATCAAAAATGGTTTGTTAATCCGTATTTTTTCGTTATGATAGCCTTAGAGTTAGATCCTGAAATATATGCTAAGGTTATATTATGGCTTACCGACAATTTTATAGAAAATAGAAATATAGCTGGTGAAGCTTACATTAAGATGTGCAAATCTGTTTCCTCTTTAATAAAAAACAAAAGCGAATTATCTGATAAGATAAAAATAGTAGCCAAAGCCATAAATTTTATTGTTTTTAATAAACATGAAGATGGGATTAGAAATTTTGCAACGAAGAATGAGTTAAATGAAATAATATCAATAGAGAATGCAGTTGGAGCTATAATCGATGGAGAGTTTGTTCATTCATTCGAGGAATTAAGAATGTATTTAGGTAAAGAGTGGAAAAAGAGATGGGGTAATCCAATTATGACTCTAAAATAATTTATCCAAATTAATACATTTTAAATCATTTTAATTTGTAAATCGTATTTTAGTGTCCATATTTGCATCGTAATCAAGAGAGATTATAATATAAGACAGTGGTGATGGAAGGTGATACTTCGGTTTGTGTCACAGGTTCGAGTCCTGTATTTTTCATGCAAGAAAGATTAGATCAGTTGGTAGATTAAAACCTCCTTTCAAACACCTTCCAAATTATCCCTGTTTTAACAACATATACAGATGGTGAGGAGTTCGGTTACTTCGAAAATTAGTGTAGTGGATAACACGGCTTTAGGTAAAAAGTTTTTCATTGGTTCGAATCCAATATTTTCATTTTAGATCCGGCTCCGCTTTTCCTCTGTTTGAAATATATAAAAACTAATGAGTGGTGATGGGGTTAGTTACTTCGAATTTAGCTCAGATGGATAGAGCGATACTCTTTTAAAGTATAGGTCGATGGTTCAAATCCATTATTTCATTGTTTACACTAACTTCAGCTTTTCCCTCATTGAGTAGTCATTTTGATATATTTTTTTTCAAGCAGTGGTAGTAATATCACTGCTTTTTTTTGTATAACACTTTAAAGAAAACAACAAATGGGAAAGTTTAACAAAAAGGATGAAGGTGTTAAACCTACGATCGTGAATCACATGGGCGAGAAGGCATATAAGCCTAATGCGGAAGAAGAGTTGGTGTCTACGGTAATGACTACCATGTTGTCTGATTCTTATTATGAGAAAGAAAAAGACAAGGTGAACAGGATTAAGGACCTTATGGATCAAGTAGATCCGTATTTCGCAGCACAAACAGCATTGTATGTCAGGAAAGAAGGAAAGCTTAGGTCAGTAACGCATCTTATGGCTTCTGTCCTTGCCAGCAAAGCATCGGGTAAGGAATGGGCTTCAAGGTTCTATAACAAGATCGTTATGCGTCCTGATGATATGAGCGAAATCCTTGGCTGTTATGCGGCTCTTAACGGCAAAAATCCAAAGAAGTTAAGAGGTATATCCAGTGCTATTAAGAAAGGATTTAAGACGGCTTTGGAAGGTCTTGATCCGTATCGGATTGACAAGTACAAGATGGACAGTAGGGTCATTACTATGGTTGACCTCGTAAACTTATTTCACCCTAAAGGCAATCAGGCTAACAAAACGGCTTTCCAGTACCTTATAGAAGGTCGGTCTTTGTCTGGATTATACGAAAGCAAGATTCTTGAAAAAGAGATGTCTAAAGCCGGACAGGACAAGAAAGACAATAAGGAAAAGAAAGAAGCTTTAGGTGACGCTATTCGGGACGTGGTTTCCAATGTAAAAGGTATGCCTATTTTTAATATGGTTCGTAACCTTGTAAACATAATCAAATACGCACCTGATCAAATAGATGAAGTTTGTAGGCAGCTTACAATAGAAGAGAAGGTACTTAATTCGAAGATGCTTCCTTTCCGTTTTGCTTCAGCTTTCAAAGAGGTTGAAAATATGGGCACTGATGGTTCCGATAATGATATTGTATTTGAGTCGGATAAAAAACGAGCTAAATTAACAGCGCGTAATAAATATAAGATTTTAGATGCGTTGGAGAAAGCCATAACCATCTCCTGCAAGAACTTGCCGGTATTGGAGGGGCGGTCGGCTATCCTGATTGACCACTCTGGCTCTGTACGTGGAGATATGGGAGGGTCTTCTGAAGTGTCTGCCTTTAGCAAAACAAATACGGCTGTCATTGGTAACTTGTTTGGCTGTATGATTGCTTCTGTGCTTCCTGACGTATTTATTGGTATGTTTGGTGACAAACTTATCAATTACGAATATGATAGAAGCAGAGGTGTTTTGTGGAACAACAAAAAATCTTTTACTGCCGGAGGAGAATGCGGTGGTGCTACCGAAAACGGTCTTTTTGCATTCTTGGAAAAGTGCGTTAAAGATAAGATCAAAGTAGATAACTTGTACGTTATTTCAGATATGCAGATAGGAGATGGCGAATCTATTGTATGGGAGAAAAGTTCCAATTATGAATATGGTAAATTCGCCGAACTTTTGAAAGGATTCAAGAAAGTGAATCCAAATTGCAAGATCGTTTCTATTTCTATTCAAGGATATGGAAGTGAGATGTTTTACAGAGGATCTAATATCTTGAACATAGCTGGCTGGTCAGAATCTATCTTCGATGTTATTAACAGCAAGTTCTGCGGATATAAGAATATGATTGAAGAAATTAAGAAAATAAAAATATAATCATTGATTTTGCTTCAATTGTAATTTCCATAGTAAACAAGTTTTAGCTTTAAAGGTATAGCCGAAGAAGTACGTGAGTATATCTTCGGCTTTTTTATTTACCTTTGTTGAAAAACAGTCTGTTATGAAACAAGTATTATATAAAAATGATATATACCCCTATAATGTAAGGGTATTGCTTGGAGCAGATGAAGAGTATATAGTTAAGACGTTCGCCAACCTGGAAGTAGAAGATCAGAGCTGGGAGGGGTGGACTGATGATTATGGTGGCAGAACTATTTTCGTAGGAAACCGAACCAATCACAGGAAAGAAATATGTTTCTTATTTCATTCACTATCTGATATGGATGTTAGAACCATAGGACACGAATGCCTGCACGGTCTTTCTATTTATTGTAAGTATCTTAATATGGATTACGGTTTTGAAGTCGGAGGAGATGAGCATGCCGCCTGTCTGATGGGATGGTTAGTTGATAAGGTTTGTGGTGCTTACCACAAATTTAAGAAGGAGGAAGAAAAAAATGGCAAAGAAGACTAAAAATTATGTAAGAGACAAACAACCAAAAACATTATGGAGTAAAATTGGTCCGTTTGTAAAACTTAGAGAATATCTGGCATCTAATATAACACCTGACGTGTATGCTAATGAAAGAGGATTAAAAACCAAAATAATGGAATTTTTTGGTCAAGATGTTCCGAAAGCCAATGTAGATGATTTTAGTCAGAATCTTTGGTTTAGATTCTTAAACCAACCAAATAATCTGAAAGAAGAAAATGGGATTGTCAGAATACCAGACAATATCAAATCCATTATATCTGACAGGATAAATGGTGGGTGGGAGAAAATGACTAAAAAATATGGAAGGGAGCTTGATTCCTTAGATAATAAGATAATTGATGGAAAAGTTGCAGGCAAGGACGTATCTGATTTGGAGGAGTTAAGGGATGTAACAAGTAGGAAACTTGGAATGGTGGAAGAGGGAATAGATCTCTTAAAAAAAGCCAGAACTGGAGAACATCAGGTATTTAACGAATACAATTTTATACCAGATGCTTACGGCGATTTAAATGATTTATCAGGCTTATCAAGTTTCACTATGTACCGTGATGATAGAGGTAGGATGGTCGTAAAAGATAAGTATGATTTTTATAGAAGCGATCAACCTCTTGGTGTAGGGATTGTTACTAAGATTCTTGATACAATAGGATACCCGTTTGATATTCTGGATTATGTAGAAGATAAGAATCCATATGAAGAGAATGATCCAAACAAGGTTTTGTTGAAATCCGCCATTGATTCCAAGAATGATCTGGATAAAAAAATGAAGATAAGATCTAAAAAACAAGGAGGGGATTCTTCTAAGCCGGAAATAGATTGGGATTTATTCAAATCCAAATATGAAAATATGAAGCGCGTGGGTAAGGGTACGCACCGCACTATGGACGTAGATGGAATGAATATGATCTATGATGCTTTATATGATAAAGGTTTCAATCAACGCCAGATAGAAGCCGTACTTGGAAATATTATTGAAGAATCTGGTGGTAATCCCTATGCCGTATCTGATTATGGAGGGTTTAAGGGACTTTTCCAAGAATCCGATAAAAGATATCCACCCAAAGAGTTTGAGAAAGATAAAGAGCGATTTAAGGGGGATAAGCGTGGATATATCAATTACATGATAGACAGATTTTATGATCATGTTCAAGATGCTGGGATGTATAGTATAAAGGATACTAAATACAATAAAGCCATTCATGCAGTAAGCGAATTTATGTCAGAAGATCCAGATACGGATTATTCGTATCCACTTGTGTATGCTTTTGAAGCTCCATCAGATAAAGAAGGAACTTATAAAAATAGAAAAAGCGTATCAAATTTAATAAGTCAATCTTATGTTTTGGATAATGTTGATAAAAATGATAATACTATTGTTGATGCTATTCTTGGAATAAAAAATGATCTTGAGCTACAAGACTCTATTTCCACTACAAGAGGTGAAGCCTTTAAAGAAGCCAGGAAAAGAGGTCTTAAGGAATTTACATGGAATGGAAAGAGATACAATACCAACATCAAGAAGGAAGGTGGCGTAGTTGGCAAGCAGCGTGAAGCATATGAATACTTTACTAATAAGCGCGGCATGTCCAAGATACAGGCGCTCGCCATCATAGGTAACCTCATGGCTGAATCCGGCCTTAAAGATGACATATACGGAGACAACAGAACGTCATACGGCATACAGCAATGGCACAACGAACGCATGGATAAGCTATTCAAGCACGCCAAAAAGAAAGGACATTCTACACCCACATTCAAAGACCAACTTGAGTTCTTGGCTGACGAATACGAAGGGAAAACCGGATATTCTAATTTCTTATACACAAGAAAAGGAAAAGAAGGACCAGGGTATTACAACTACAGCCGGCAGGATTTTATGAACGCCGATAACCTTAAGGATGCTGTAGTAGCTTGGAACCAAGGAGCAGGACGTCCTCATAAGAGTGTTATAAGAAATGATGACCGTTATGACTATGCTATGGAAGTTGCTAAAAATCTTGGTTTGGAAATTGAAGAAAATTCCGTATCCTTGTATGGTCAAATGGGATTCGGAGATGATGGAGAAATAGCAGCATTGGTAACACTTCCAGAGGTAGAAGTGGCAGCCGCCCTCCCTAACCCGGAAGCCCAGTCCCAGGAGGGACAGTCCGAGGAAGAGAGATTCCGTACATGGACTGAAACGTATGGTAAAGACATCATAAATCATTTACTGACGTTAGACGGGAAAAAGGATGGTGATGACATTGATTACAGCATGATGTATAGACAGCATCAAAAAGAAAGCGAAGAGGATAAGAAAATGGCTTTGATTAATGCCGTGCTTCCCAATATACAACTTCGCATTAAAGGCGTCACTGATAATTAGAACAAGATTGTTTTATTTCTCATATTAATAAAGCGAAGCCGGATTTGAGACTCGTTATGCGGATACCGAAGGTTGAAGAACGATATCAAGATAATCCGGCTTTTTTGTGCGATTTCGTGAAGGATGGAACTATCATCGCCTTGGTTTAACAGAACAGACCTACGTACCTCTACTGTCCTGACGGGCATGGACGCCCGTCTCGCCTACCAGCCTGCCTAATTCTCCACTGGCTACCTAATATAACTATTAACGTCACTCCATCACCTATCTCCTTTCAGTCGATAGGTTCAGTCGTTTTTTTTTAAATGTTATATGTTCTTTCGCATCGTTCCCTTCGGTCACGATACTCAATCCTTTAACACAATTAGGCAAACAATACAATAGACGGAAAAAGTAATTTGTTAATCTGTTCACTCACTTAACTCCCTTCGGTCGTTAAGTTCATTCACTGTAAACAATTATATGAATAAATGGTAAAGTATATAAAATAATATAAATGATATAATGGGTAAGATCATTGAAAATGGTCTTAATATTAAGGAAAACGGAGACTATTCATAGGCGTAGTTTTAATTCAAGATTTGTTGTCCCACCCCTGACGGTCAGTCGGTTACGTTCAGAACTGTTTTCCCGTCTCTTATCCAAACCGTCATAAAACAAAAAACCTTGTATCCTATTTCTCTCAAACCGGATACAAGGCCGTGCATTTTCTTCTTTGAGCGTATGGTGAAAAACCATATCTTTGCACTAAAACAATACCAATATGGACACAAAGTTAAAAGAAATAACAGATCCTCACAAGTTACACGACAAGCTCTTTAAGAAAGAGCCTGTCTCTCCGATAGAAGTTATATACAATAGCTTCAGCAACTTAGGGTATAATGTAGTACGCCGTCCATCCGGTCAGTGTTTAGGCAATTTGAGATATTTTAATTTATTTTACGACAAACATACTCATCATTTCTATCAGAAAGACAGGAAGTTGAGATATTGTAGTAACTTTCTTATATCTGATTACTGGAAAGATAGAGTGCGATGTTTCATAGTTTGGAACTTTGGTTTTGGAAGATTCTTCCCATACAATGACTTCATAGAGGCTATGGTTTATGACTATCTTCGATATGGGAGAAAGTCAGTTCCTTATCTTAAAAGCGTGCAAGAAGCCGAAGAAAAGTGTGTAAGGTTCTATATCCGGTCTCAGATAGATATGCTCCGTAAGGAAGGATATGCCGCTTATCGGGCTAAGTTCAAGGAAGAACGTCCTCAGTATTTCATCGGAGACGATAGGACGGTGTTTAGATGCCTTGACAGCTCTTTAAAAAGAGAAGAGAAGATTGCTGCATGCGTAGCCCACAAAAGGGCCTTAAAAGAAGGGATAATGACTTCCTTCATCAATCACCTTAAGAAACATCCTACCACTTTATATTCGTGGTTTTCATCAGAGGTAGATAGCGAAGGAAAGAATAGGCTCTGTCTATCTGAAAAGGCTGTTTCGTATTTGAATAAGAGACTGGTTCGCAATGGGTTAAAGTCTCTTTCTGCATCATATCTTTTTAGAACGTTTAGAAAAATGGTGAAGATCTTGTTCGGTTCCAATGTCAGGTCGTTTTTGAATAGCTGTCTGATGTCTGTTTCAACAGAAGAGGTTTTAACCAAATCTATGAAGAAAATAGTTTCCAAGACAGTGCTGTTTTTGTACAAGAGAGCGCTTAAGAACTATCGCCGGGCATGCGGTCTTAAGTACGACCCTGATTCGGGCGGTTTGTCTGCCGTACATGATTGATTTTTAAACGTATCCCATAACGTTGGATTTTCTCGTTCGTTTCTCTTATCTTTGTGAAAAAAGATAGTATGAGATTACGAATCATAAAAAATCGTCCGATATTCGCTCCTGGCGGTAGTGTTCAGGATAAGAGACAGGATATTAATGTATCCTCTACTCAGCCTATTCTTGATTATGGAACGCCTGTTAATAAATGGGGTGAATCTGATATTCAGAATATATATATGCCTTCTGATGTGACTTTAGAAACAGAGGAGGGGGAGATAAATCCATTTAGTAGTATGCCTACATCCGATCCGTTTTTTGAAAATCATGATGCAGGATATGCAGGATATCTCGCTGATAATAGGGGCATGGTTAAAAACGTAGAGAAATCAGTCGTTGATAATGCAATGAATTTAGGTGGTGTTGATGCTGATTCCTCTAAAGAAAAACGTTCCCAAGATGGTAATCCTCTTGATCCTATGACTACCCCATATTATTCACCTGATCTAACCGGCAGAGCTCAAATGTTCGGTACAAGTCTTGGTCGGATAAGAGCCGGTAATAAGGTCGGTGCTAATGTGGCTCAAGCTGCCTTGTCCGGTGTTAGTTTAGGATTAGGTCTTACTCGTAATATCATGGGAGCTTCATCTGCTGCGTATGCAGCCAGCAGAGACGAGCAGGCGGCGAGGGAAAAGCTCGAAAAAGAGCGCCGGCAGCAGTTTATCCGATGGGAACGTGAAGGCGGTGGTGTTAACCTCGGAAATGGACAGAGAATAGATTCTTCCGATTTGACAGGAGAATACATTTACCCTCTTCCTAAATCTATGGAGGATAATGCTAATGTTGAGATAGAAAAAGGAGAATATGTTTCGACTCCGGATGATGTTGGTCCTATGGAGGCAAAAGGTAACAGGCATGAAGACGGCGGCACTCCCGTTGATTTGCCAGAAGCTCATATTATTTCAGATTACCGTACTATTGATGATGATTTTGCTTCTTACGTAAGGGAAAATTATGGCATTAGAGCTACGGAAAAAGATACATATGCTACGCTTCTTGATAGGTACAAGAAAAAAATAGGATTGTCCGAAAAGTATGATGATCAGGAACGTGTTTTCAAGAGGCTGGAAAAGAATAAGGATGTTAAGGATAAAAATACTTCTGAGTTGAATAAGTCTATTCTTTCCAAGTACGTAAATGATAATCAAAAGGAAATAGACGAACTTGAGGTGCAATTCAGGTCTTTTGCTGATATTGTCTATAACAAACAAGAGGAATCCAAGCGCCAAGAAAAGATAGATGCTTTCTTTAGAGATGGCGGAAAGGTTGATTTAAATGCCGTAAGAAAGCAGGCTAAGGCTCTTAACGTATCTAAATCTGATGCTAAAAATTGGATATACGATGAGTATGTAAAGAGAGTTAGGAAAATGGCTGAAGGCGGCCCTACCAAAGAGCAAATAGAGTGGGGTAAGAAAGTACAGCAGCTTTTAATGAAGCAGTTTGGACGTGCTCTTAATATGTCTATAGTAGATGTTGCAGACAGAGAGCAGATCCTTAATCCTGATTCTGGTGTAAATTCTAATCAAAATCTGCAACACAGAAGCAGTTCCGGTTATGGTAGGGTAAACAACAAAGCTATTTCTAATTTGCTTGATATTAACCGTTGGGCTAATAAATACAATACGGATGGAGATTTTAATACAGAAGGATTCCAGACTGGATACAATAGCCAACTAAACAACCTATGGGCTTTGGCAGAATCAGGTGCTATAGCCAATGCCGAAAAAGCCAAGAAATTTAGAGACGAATACGGATTTTGGGGAGAAGATGCTGGTAAGTACGACCAAGGAAGTAAATCGGCATATAACTCATTTGCCGTAGATGACAAATTTGGGCAAACTACGGCAACCAGATCATTTTATGGATTGGATGTAGTTACTCCTGAACAAAAGAGATTGTTGAACGAAAAAGGGATAAAGAATTATGTTGACTTATTTGGTGATAAATCTGATGCAGCTAAGAAGATTCTGGGTGCCGATTATAATAAGTTTGCTGCTTTAAAAGATAGTGGTTTGATGTCAGAAACAGACTTTGTTTTAGAAGCCGTAAATCCGGCATCAAAACCTATAGAAGCTGAACCTATAGGGACCGGCGCTAAATCTCCCAACCCAGGTTCTCCAGGCAGGATAGAAGTGAAGAAAGAAAATCCTGTTATTAATACTACTGTAGAAACGGAAGCTGAGGAAGAAGATGATACAAACGGAAGAAAAGGTGTCAATCCTGCTTTATCAGGCCCTATATTCCCTGAGATGTTGAGGATGCTTGATACTGGATTAGAGATAGAGGGATTGGAAAGGCATCAGGCTCCGAGAATAGACCCAGTTCTGCAATCTGCTGATCAGTATATCAACGAGCTCAACCGTGCGACATCAGCTCAGTTGGACGCAGTAGGTGACGTGCCCGACTCCCAGCGCTCCGCTATTCTGGCTAATATGAACGCCATAGCTGGAAGCAATATAGCCAAGTACATTAACGAAGTAAATTTCAATAACGCAAGGCAAATAAACGAAGCTGATAGATTCAATGAAATGGCTTATGTTCAGACAGACGATAAGAACATAGCGGAAAGGCAACGTTATGAATCCGGGTTATTGAAGGCTATGGCTATAAGGGATGAAAATCTTGCTCGTTATTATGACAGCATAAACAGTGAGATACAGAATAAGTTCAATGTTCGTACATCATTGAATACCATAGCTTCCATAGCTCCAAATATGAGAATGCTTCCAAGTGGTCAAATTATTTACGTTCAAGGTAATCAGGATGTGATGAATATGGGTGATTATTCCACACCTTACTTGAGAAGTTTAAATGAAGAAGATGATGAAATTAAAAGAAGAAGGAGGACCAAATAGTGGCTTCACAGTATAGTATTTTAAGGCAATATGCCCCGTATGTTAGTCCTTACAACATAGATCTTGTTAAGGACGTCATGATGTACAAACAGCAGAAGGTTGATGCTGCTCGTGAAAAGATCTATACCCAGGTAGATTATCTTATGGGTCAAGAGATAGATAAGCCTGAAGCCCGCGCTTATATGGAAGATAAGATGTCAGGTGTGATTGCTAACATCAATCAAAAATTCAAAGGCGTGGATCTTTCTTCTGATGGTGTTACGAGAGCCATACAAGGAGAGATAAGTTCGGTGTTGGATGATACGGTCATTAACGCGATTGCCGGCACAAAAGAAGGCAGGAGAATGCATAAAATGCTATCTGATTTACAAATAAATAATCCAGAACTTTATTCTGCCGCGAATGCTTATGCGGCTTTAAAGCCGTATAATGAATGGGTGAATGATGGAAAGGCTGGTTCCCGTCTTGCTCCTCTTCAATATACTCCTTATACTGATTATAATAAGGAATTAAAAGATAGGATAGATTTTATAAGCAAGCTTCATAAAGGAGCTAAAGTTCAGATTCCTATTCTTGACAAGGATGGTCATCCTACCGGGGCAGTACAAGAAGTAACTAAGGATATGCTTACTCCTGAACAGATAGCTTCTTTTGCATTGTCAGGGTTATCAGATAAAGCAAGGCAGCAGATGCAGGTGGAGGCTATTTACATGGTAGACTCTAATCCCTCTTTATATTCGTATGATTCTGTTCTTGTTTTTATGAATAAGCAGATAAGTGATAAGCAGAGGTATGTTGATGCTCTTACTGCCGATCTTTCCGGTTTGGGTTCTGATCCTGCAAAGAAAGAAATGGTTGAAAATGAAATAAAGAGAGCTAAATCTGAAATAGCTTCTATGAAATCCGAATTTAGCAGAATGGATGAAAGGACTTACGATCCGTATCTTGGAGCGATGAAGGTTATTGAAAATAATTTTATTAATAATGCTGCTGCTTCATATGCTTATGATAATTCGTCTTTCATAATCAAAGCCGACGAGCTTTACTGGAAAACCAAAGAATATAATCAGAGGGAAAGATTAGCTAATTTGAATTTCGAAAAATGGAAGATAGAATTTGAATATGGAAGAAATAGGGATATTGCAGGGTTTGAATATGGTAAGAATAAGGATGAAGCCAGATTTGGATTAGACGAAGAACGTCTGAAGATGCAGAATAGGCTTAATGAAGCCAGAATAGCAAAACTTATGTCCTCTGGTACAGGAGCAGCAGGCGGCAGAGCTGGAAGCCGAGCTATGCAGGTGGGCGTCGGCACGAACTTAGGTGGAACTATTTCAGCTAATCCTATCGAAACTAAAAATATTAGCATATCAGAAGAAACTCATAAGAAGTTTAATAAGGCATATACAGATCTTGTAACATCCGGAAGTAGACTATCTACGGCCCTTGGTGCTGAAAACATGAAAAATATTCAAGCTGCCATATCAAGAAATATGACGGATGAAACATCAGGATACAAGTATCTTATGGATGAAGAAAAACTTCTTAAGTATATAAAGGACAATGGAGGTCTCTCTAATGATATGTTTGATAAGTTACCTATGGCAGAGAGAAAAGCTGCCACAGATGCTTATATGCAGCTTAATAGTGCTGTAGACAAGATGGATATAGAAAATGATAGAATTAAGAAGGAGAATAATATTTATGATAATATTGTATCTGAAATAGCAAATGCGATCGCGCAGAAGGAAGGAGGTAAACCCGAAGAATATATAGCCTATGCTACAGCGTTATCCCTTAATGATATTTTAAGAAAAAATAGAGGTATAGTCGGCGATGTAGAATCTGGAGTAAGATATTATGAAAAAGGATTCTCGCCTGCTGATATAGCTACTATAAGAAAGAGGGTGAAAAATGATGGCATTGATTTATCTAAAGTATTTGAGAGGGATAGCAAAAGTGGCAGGTATTTCTTAAAAAAATACGATGATGTAAAAAATAGTTTCTCGGATGGTGAAGAAAAGGTGTTTTTTAATGCACTGTATTCTATTAGTGGAATGGAGGGCGTTGGAAACTATGCAGTAAGTGATATTAATATAGCTGATCAAATAACTAAGGTTCAAGATGATGGTATAAATGAGATACGTAAAGAATATCTCGAACTGTATTCACCTAACACAGTAACGTATTCAACCAAATTAACCTCCAAGGAGGCTGGTTATAGAGAGATGGGTGTTCTCAGGGATCTATTTACTAAGAAAATGGCAGAGCATCCTGTTGGTAAATCGAAATCATCATCGGCAACTATTGAATCATTTTCTTTAACAGAATCGGGAATAGCCGACAATGGAGAGAAGACTTACAGTTTGGTTGCTAATCATACTGGTGAAAGAGGGGAAATAGATACTGTTGAGGTATCTGAAACAGAGTTGATAAATAATGGCATAGATCCTGGTATTAATACTCCTTCTGTCGATATAGGTGGATATGAAAGTGGTATTATAAGACCTACATTTGGAAGTGATACCAATATGTGGTATCCGAAGATGCTTGAAAATTCAGATATATCACCCGCTTATGCTTCGGTATCTTCAATGATGAAAGTGTTATCAGATATGATAAATGAATCTGGTAATAATTTAGATGATATGCCAGAACAAAAGGTTTGGCTTCTTAATGCAGCTAAAGATATATTGGATAACAGTGGAAAGCTTGGTGTAAAGGTTGAAGGTTATGATCCTAAGACAAGTTACGGTTATGGATATGAGACAAGGCTTTATCTTATGGAGAATGGTAAACCTGAGTTAATAGATTCGTTTGATACTCCTAATGTATGGTTTGCGGATAATGTGTCTAAAGAACTTGCTGTTGCGCCTCAGAAAAAAATAGTTGATTTTGTTGTGGCAGCCATAACAGAAGAGATTAAGGATATGGTGGCAGCAAAAGAAGGAGGTAATTTGCCTACGTCTTTGAATAAAAACGGCAAGTTGATGAAGTTGTTGAATAGTGTAAATAGGGAATAGTATATGGAAAATAAGGAACAGACATTGGTAGAGAAATCAGGTTTCTTACCATCTACTGGATTAAGAGGGTATAATGCCGGAGTTCCTACGCGATATGAAGAAGAATCTTCTCTTATTGAGGGAGCAAAAAGAGAGATGGAGAGGATGAAAGTAGGTTCATATACTCCCCCGGTATCAGCCATAAATCCTGATGATGATTCAGAAAAAGGATATGATATTAGCGGAATAGATACTTCTTTTGATGTAGACACATCTTTTTCTGGACTAAAATCGGCTCTGAATGGTGGAGATGATCCAAGAAAGAAGAAAGAGGAGTCTTATAATAAGTTAAATTCCATGATAAAATCTATTCAAGATAAATCAAGGAATACTTATTCTGGTAAACAAACGTCTTATGGTGAGGTTATAGCTGGTAATCAACAGTCATCTGCTGCTGATTTTGGTGTATTTGGTAAAGGAAGAACTATTAAGTTAGATGAAGCATATGACTTTTTATCCGATGGGAACATCGGTCTTGTAAAGTTTAAAAGTTATATGCCAGGAAGGGATAATGAAGATTATTACGGAAGAAGGCAAACTACTTGGAATAAGGCTGTTAATGGCATAGGGAAGCTTGTCACAAAAACAGCATTATATGGTGTATCAGGAGTAGTAGGTATTATCCCGGCTGCGTATAATCTTATAAAGACTGGTACGTTATCTTCTGCATTTGACAATGATTTCACACGAACCATAAATGATATAGATGAAAGAATAAACCACTCTCTTCCTCATTATTATACAAGAGAAGAACGTGATATGGGATTTTTGCAGAGTCTTGGAACTGCAAATTTTATTTTTAATGATGTTATTGGAAATGGTCTGTCGTTTACGACAGGAGCTATTTTGTCTGCCTACCTTACAGGTGGGATGGGTGTGTCAAGTCTTGGAGCTGTTGGTGCTAAAGTAGGGATGAGGGTGGCCGGAAAGATGGCGGCGTCTAAGATTGCGGCAAGTGCTGTAAAATCCGCTTTTGGAGCGTATAGGGCAGGAGCGATGTACGGCAGGGCCATAGGCAATATGGCCAAGGTAGGAGTAAATACGTTCGTGGGCGCCGGCTGGGAGTCTGCCGTGGAGGCTCAGTCCTTCATGAAAGATTCTGAAAGTAAATACAAGGAATATTTTAAAAATATGTATGGTCGGAATCCTAATCAGTCTGAGATGGCTGAATTTAAGAGTTCTATTTCCGATACGGCAAACAGCATATTTTTAGCTAATATGGGTATAGTTGGATTATCCAATTATCTTCTTCTGGGAAAATATCTTGGAGTAGACACTGGTTTTGCTTCTAAATACATACCTGGATTAAAGGGTGTATCAAACACATATAGGGGATCAAAGAGTTTTGTAGATCGCTATTTGTTTGGATTAGGGACTAAGAAGGTAGCGGGTGATGCTGGAAGATTACAGACGGTAAAAGCAAATTTATTCCAGAAATCCTTAGCTACTATTTGGAATGTATCTAAAAGACCCATATCTGAAGGTGTATGGGAGGAAGGCATGCAAGGTGTTGCTCAGCGCATGGGAGAAGATTTTATTAGATCAAGATATGATAAGACGTATCTTGATGCTACGTCTTCTATAGTTGATTCTTTTTCTAAGGCCATAGCTGAACAATTTACAACCAAAGAAGGATTGAAAGAGATTGGTATAGGATCCCTGATTGGTGGTTTGTTTGGAGCCAGAAATGGTGCTTTTGGTTTATATGAAAGGAGAAATAAAGAGCGTACTATTAATACTGATGTTGAGAAATTTAATAGTAATAATGCTTTTACTTCTCAATCTGTAAAAGACTCTATGCGAAATTTAGCCGAATTTAATGCTCAAATGAATGATCCTGAATCAGATTATTATTCTAAATTTGAATTATCTGACAGAATGGGAATGTTAGAGGATACGGCTAACAATTTCAGGTCAATGGTTAAAAGCCTTGACGAAAGTGAGTTGGCTTCTGAAATGAAAGTAGATGAAGAAACTGTTAAAAAATACAAGGAAGATATTATAAAAGATTTTGATAAGAAGTTAGCCAATTATAAAAAAGCTTCTTCTTTTGCTGAGGCTATTACTGCTGAGACTTCATCTGATCTTTATCGATCTAATGTTGCTAATGCTGTGTTTAAGGGGTTGGATGCAGAGGATATAGCAATGGAAGCATCAAATGATATTGCTGATTATGTAAATGACAATAATTTGTTTGATGATATAAATACGTTTTATTCATTATCAAGTCAAGCTTTTGATACAGTTAATCAGTTAAGGGAATTGCGTAATGAGATCAATGATCTGAATGCTGAAATAGAGAGGTTGGCTACAACTCCGAGAAGAGTAGAGGATGGCAATGATACCGAAGCAGAGGCTATAAAACAAAAAACTATTAAATACGATAATCTTAATAAGGAATATAGAAGGTTGTCAGAAGATCTTCTTAGTAGTTATAAAGAAGTATTTTATTCTTTTGATCCTGGAGTATTAGCTCTTGAGTTGTTTAAATCCGAAACAATAACTGCTGAAGATATATTGAAAGCTTATGACTCTGTAGCTTCTTTAAGTACTTATATTGAGAATAATAAAGGGAAGAAAGAAGCAGAGGATTTAAGAAATATGGTGGTGAAATACCAGAAAGCCATTACCCAATATAAGGTTTTACGGTCATTTATGAACTCCATACAGGATAAGAAATTCATGAGACATGATTTTTCTTTATTTTCTAAGTTCTTAAATGATATGGTATCTTCTAATACTAAATCTATAGAAAGTGATCGTTTTTACCAGACAGAGGGTAATAATATCAGTTTGGATGAAAAAATAGATGAGCTTCTGAATAATGGAGAAATAAATTCAGATGAAGCATTTACCATGAAAGTATTTGGTCATCTAAGCGATGGTATAACTCAGAAGCCGAAAGAAGATATATTGTCTGATTTTGATTATGAGTCGGCAATGGAAGATCTTTTGTCTGCACCTATAGAGGTTAAAGAACGTATCGTAGATAAGATATATACAGGTAATCAAGATCTTTTATCTCCAAGGGAGAAGGAGATATATGAAAAGTATAAACAGGATATTGATGTTTATATATCAAATCTTGGTGATAGTCCGGCTAAGATGATAAAAGATTTATCAGATAAAGTTAGGAGACTTACTGAACATCGATCTGTGTATGAGGATAATAAAGCTATTATTGATATGGCTAAATCCAATTTGGAACCAGATCAAAGGAAGGAACTTGATGATGCTATTTCTTCGTATGTTGATATAATGAATAGACGGGATAAAGGGGAGAAGGTTGACGAAGATAAGCTTGCCGATTCTGTATTTACCATAGAAGATCTTGGCCAGGTTGGAAACATCACAGATCTCCTTCCTTATATCGAACAAAACAGGATTATTGATAAAGGTCGTATTTCCGAATCTACGTTAAGTAATTTTGGGGAGGATGATACCAATATAGATTCTCTTGTAAATGAGTTAGATGAATCCGATAATACGCCTGGAGCTAACATAGATAGTGCCCAAAATCCAGAGACGTTGATGGTTAGAAGAATATCCAACGATGGCAACGAAAGGTATGAAATTGCGGGTCTTAGAGCCGATAAATTTATATCTTCTATAAAATCATTGGTTCCTATTCAAATAAGCTCTGAAACGAACGCTAATGGTACTAAAAGGTATTCTCTTAACATAGGTGGAGAAACGGCTACTATAATTGAACTGCCTTATCATGCGAGATGGTCTATAGACAAAGAATCGGCTCGTGTTCTTAACCGTTACACAGACGTGTCTATTCAGGACGTGGGTAATTCCTATTCTTTGGTTTATAAGCGTCTTGATTCAGATGAATTGGTTCCGTACAGAACGGGTGTCGGATTCGGAGAGAATGAGGTAGATAAAATAGATCAGGAAGCATTATCTTCTTTGAAAAAAGGAGATAAGGTTAATCTCGAAATAGATGTAAATGATACTTATAATCAGTCTCTTTTTGCCGAATACAATGATGCTGTTCAGTCCGGCGATAAAAAAAGAATAGAATCTGCTGAAAATAAACTGGTATCCAATATGGTTATCAAGGTCATGAGTGGAAACAGATTCGTTTCTGTTGTAAAAGCTGATACAGGAGGCATAGATGGTATAAGTAAAATAAGAAGAACGGCTTTTAACAAGTGGAAGAAGGACGCCGGCCGGTCGGCTACCATCGGCGTCGGCACGCATGTTGTTGCCCAGACCCTTCCCGGAAGACCGGTGTTTAACATGAAGGTGAACGGTCAAGGATATGGCCAGGTAGAAAATCTCCCCATTACCGAAAAAGGTGCTGAAAAAGTATCTGATGTCGGATATGTATTAAATGGCAAAGTCGTGCTTAAGAACGGATCTAAATACACAGGCTTCCCATTTGCTTATTCTATATTAAATGACAAGGGGAATAATTACAAAAATGTAAGAGTTCCGGTAGTCGTCATCAAAGGTAAAAACGGTCTTAATTATCTTTTCCCAGTTAGCCTACGTTCTGTAGAATCAGAGGAAGGGCAGAAATGGATGTCTTTTATAGATATGCTGCTTGAATCTGGTGATTCTGAATTGCTACAGATGGGTCAAGATGACATACAAGATCTTAATGCGTATCTAACCAAGTTAGGTCTTGATCCGGCTTCGTATCAAGTATCGTATTTGAATCCTATTTCAGGGCTTAGAAAAGCCCGTGAGGCTATAGAAAAATTATCTACAGTTCCTGATGTTGTTAAGTGGGTAGAAGATGAAAGCAGGAATGTGAAAGACATTGTGACGTCTGAAGTAGAATCTGGAATAGATTTCGAAGGTGAGATGTTTGTTGCTCCTAAGATCAGGATTCAGTTTGGCAAATCATCTTCCAGACCTAAATCGCTTATAGAGGATGATCTTCCTTTCTCTGATGAGGGTAAGACCGTTACTTCTAAAGAATACGTGGATGTTTATGAAGAGGAAATGCCAGAGGAAGAACAGCAGCCTACTGCCGGCAAGACTGCCCCAGTACAGCAGCCTACAGCCACGAGCGGCTCGTCAGTTTCTTCTACTGGAACAACTAGGACTACAAGGAAGTCTTTTGCTGCAAGGTTAGAGGATATAGAATCTTATATAAAGGAAAACAACTTACCTCCTTTTGCTAATATCTATGATTTTATAGCAAGAAAGATTGTAGGTGGAGATATTAGGTTTTTAAGACAAAGAGGTAATCCTAAAGATCTTAAGTCTGAAATGGGGTTAGACCCTAAGGGTACTGTAGGTGATAGAATATCTTACAGTAAGGGTTTGACTATGGATGAATACGTTGATTACCTAAAGAAAAGCAAAGAGCAAGTAGTTGTAGATTATTTAAATAGTAGAAATGGCAACAACGAACAAATTATATCAGAGTTGAAAAACTTTTTGAAATATATTAATTTTGTTCCAAGTAAGGCTTTGAATTATTCTCTTAGAGTCAATGGCATGGATACCCTAAAAGAATATGGCACAAAAGAGGAAGTAGAAAAAATGGAATCTGATATCAATAGTTTGGTTTCTAAAGTTTTGCCTACGGTGGATAACCAAACTATAGAAGATGTTTCTACTGCAATAAAATCAAACAACTTGCCTGCCATATGGGGGCCCGTGGAAAGCCTTGATATGACAAATGAGGAAAAAATAGAGTTTTTGAATAACGTAGCAGATTTCCTTAGCGGCATACCAGAGTATGATGCTGTTGTGGAGTCTATAGAGTCAGAATCAGATAATATTTTAAATAATGGAAAAGAAGGAAGTGCAGAAGGCGGTGCAGTACGCACTGAGGAAGATGGCGATAAAAAGGGAGATGGAGAAGGCAAAGGACAATCCAGAACAAATGTCGAAGTTGAAGGAAATGTCGAATTACCTGGATCTACAAAAGGAGAAATAGAAAAAGACGAACCTCGTATATCCGAAGAGTCGCTTACTCACATATCAAGGGTGACAACCCCTTATTTCCTGTACGGCGGTGATGAAGCATATACATCTGTTCCGGCTAAGGTAGAACCTATACCGGAGAAGATAATGGGTCGTAATGGCATTAAATTTGGTATGAGTGTAGTCGAGTTAACCAAATTAGGGTACAAAAAAGCTGGTGGAAACTGGATATATAAATTCTATATGAACTCAGGTGTGTATGATTTGTATAATATCAGTACCGGTGAAGCGTTTAGAGCAAAACCGGATCTTGGAGTTAAGATAAGTTCCAGCGCATTCATCCGTTCTTTATCTCAATTTGGTAGAAAAATACAAAATATGATGAGCAACATGAGCCAGGAAGAGATAGATAGGAATAAGAATCTTGTAGAAGGTTCTGATAATTCGGATTCAAATAGCGAGCTGAATAAAGATTGTTGATTATATTTGTAGAAAAAAAAGAAATGGGATTAAAATGTCAGATAGAAAAAAGGAATAATATTGTAGAACGGGTTGAGGCTCTTAACGGTGAGCCTTCCGTTCTTTACGAAAGCGCCTTAAAATTATTGGGAAATAGCGAACGAGCTCTTCAGGTATGGGCTAAGGCTTACACCTCTGATTTTTTATCGTATTACGGTCATTGGAATAACCCTGCCCCTGGGGAGATGTTTAATACAGACTCCAATGGCGAACCTCTTTTGGATGACGTACTGTCATATATGAAGCGTCAAACTTATTTTGCCGATCCTTTAACGGCTCAGGATGTTAAGGATGTAAGAGATTTTCTTTTATCTACCGATGGTGTTTATACGGCACCATCATTATCCAACATCATTCTTCATTATTTTTATGTAGATGGTAGTTTGATACTGAACGAGCAGAATTTAAGAAGATCAGGCTTGTATAATGAAACAGAGATAAGTAGAATCTTATCTGATCCTTCTGTTCTTAATGAAGTTTCGACATCCATGAGGAAGCTATTGGATTATTCCAATAACGAACATGATAGGGAAAAAGATAATTATTTTATGTCTATTGACTATCAGTATGGTCCTATTGTTTACAAGGAGGGAGTGTTTAACCAATTTGGTAAAAAAGTACCATACAATCCTTCTGAGCTTTATTGGGCCATGGGCAAAACAGTAGCCGGCATAAAAAACTTTTCTGAATTTTCATCTGCTTTTGAATCGTTGAGAAACTCATACCCTGAACTGGTTGAGAAATTCGTTTCTGATAAAGAATTTGCCGAATCTATGTTTGATGAGTTCTCATCTACGAATAAGATTCCGGTAATAAACATAGAAGGGGATGATGTGGTAGAAGGCAAGAGAAGATCCTTGTCTAAGCTACAAGATCTGTCTTATTACGATCCCGGCAAAATAGAGTTCCTAAGAGCTCGTATATCAGCTTATTTACATAGGGCTAATGCCGACACCGAATCTGATTTAAGAAGCATGATATGGGATATAGAAGAGGTTTGTACGTGGCTTGGCATAGATATAATAGGGGCGTCAGAGACTTATGATGGTACAGAAGAATCTTTGGCTAAGATAGATAATTTGATGCTGGATCTTGATATTTATGTGGCCAGGCACAATGATGTGAATTATGCTCCTACGCTGGCATCTTCTATAGACGATGTTCTTGGTGATAGTACAGATTATTATTTTGGATCGTTACCAGAGAATATGGATAATTTGAATATCGTTTATTCTGAATCCAATATAGATCCAGTAGAAGCATTTGATAAACACTCATTGCTTAAGGTGGAAGATAATTTGTATCAAAGGATCAATAAAGATGATCTCAATGATATGTATCAAATATCAACGGTCTTGGCCAAGCATAATCTAACTTACTTTCCTGTTAAAATATATCCTGAATCTTGTTTTAAGAACGGCGTTTTGGATAAAGAGAAAGTACGGAACGTAGATAATAATACGCTCATGGATTCCATTAAAAAATACGTCAGATCGTTCATGGATTCTCAGAACACGGAGGACATGATAATGACCAGGATGGCGTTTGGGCACCCGGCGGTACTTGATGTTTCTTACGCGGATGTGGATCGGGAATTTAGTCGGTACATGAACAAAAAACAAGATAGCGAAAACCCATTATCCTTATTCGATTTATACCAATCTTACCTTGACAACAAACTCCATAAAACAAAATTATATGATAATGCCTATAAGTATCTTGATTTCAAACCTGGTCCATCTTTGGGCCTTATTTCTGATGATCCTGATATTTTGAAATCAATAGAATTATCTTTATCTGGAAAAGACAGGTTGATGTTGTTTGATTATAGCATGACCAGTACCGACCCTTCTTTATCAGAATTGTTTTATTTGGAGAAGTATGACTCTTCGTATGCCGGGAATGATTTTGAACATTATTTTTACACCAGGCACCCGTATCTGTTAAAAGAAAAATCGGGTTCTAATATCGTAGAGCAAGATGGTGTTATAACAGCCGAAGGTATTTATGATAATTTTATAAGAGTAGGTAATAAGATATGGTCTAAAGTAAGCGAAAGTAGTTCCGGCTCTATCTACCAAAATCTGACAGGAACCGAATCGGAGGTAAAATACGATTCTACTCAGAAGGTTAAGACGGTAGAAACCGATTACGCTCCATACCAAAACAGATCTGGCCTGACGCAAGATATGATCGTAAGCAAGTCTGAATTGGATGATCTTAACAAATTAGAATGCAGGTAATTTTTGTACATATATATAGTTTTTTCATAGTTATAATTTGGGAAGTGAGGCTTGTGAAAGTCTCACTTTTCTCATATATGTACGTATATCAATAACATACAAGAAAAGTTAGATTTTCATTGTTTATGAATTATTTTTATTAAGTTTGCAATATTAGTTTCAGGAAGGGATTATGGAAATAAGGAAAAAGTAAGAACCGAACGTAACTAATAACAGTAGGAAATGAGAATCAGTACCATCAAACGTAACAACAGCATTCATCTTATGTATAAAAACATTATGAATGATTTAGGTCAATTAAGAACTGTAGTTTCAAAATCCTATATTTATAATCTGATACAAAATTAAACCGGATTAAGTATCAGAACTATATCCCATGTCTTGAATCACACAAAAGAACAGAATACAGATTCTTTGTAAAAAGCATACATTTTCATACATTTGTGTGTTCTTTAGTTTTTAGATTTAAGTTTTTCATGGTATTAGTTTAGATTAGTGTAGATCAGGGCTCGCAGTGATGCGGGCCCTGATTTGATTTAAAAAGTATTAAAATATTTGCTATTTAAAATCCTGTTCCTATCTTTGCTCCAGAAACAATGAACAACGAGATCCCACCTCTGGTTGTTTGATGTTGAAAGATATTTTTGGCTCATTAGGGTTTGTCATAGTGGGATCTGACATTCTCTTTTGGGCCTATTTTTTTTTATCATGGATAAAGTTTCTGTTTTTTGAAAGTTCGGATTTTGGAGAGCTTAGAATTATTGTAGATCCAAAAGGAGATGTTTGGTTTGTGGCGTCAGATGTGGCTAAATCTCTTGGATATATAAATGCTAAAGATGCGGTAAAAAGACATGTAGATGATGATGATTCTATGCTTTTGCAAGTATCTGATAATCAATGGGGCGTAAAACGATCTATATTGAAAACCAGATATATAGATAATATAAGAATAATTAATGAATCTGGTTTATATTCTCTTATATTATCTTCAAAATTAGAGTCTGCTAAGAGATTTAAGAAATGGGTAACATCTGAGGTTCTTCCTTCTATTCGTAAAACAGGAGAATATAAAACAAGTTCCGGTGGAAAGGGAATTTTGGTCCCTGACTTTTCTAATCCGGCAGAGGCAGCAAGAGCATGGGCTGATCAGTATGAAGCTGCTCAAAAAGCTATAGCCGAAAAGTCGCAGGCAGAGGCAGAGAAGCAACAAGCTTTGAAAACAATAGAAGAACACAAGCCTGATGTAGAATTTGCTGAGTCTTTTAGGAAAGTAGACCATAACAATATGTGGCTGATTCGTGATATTGCAAAGAAGTTAGAGCAAAATGGTGTTATTATTGCTGAAAAGAATCTTCGCTCATTCCTTGAAGAAGCTAAATTCATGTTTAGGAACGGTCTTGGCAAATGGGAGCTATATAGCAATGTTGTAGTTAAAGGGTATGGAGTGTATAGGTCTTATTTCATAGATAAGTATTCTGGTGATAGAATCAATCAACAAACCATATACATGACAGGCTCCGGATATGAAGTGACCTTAAATGGTATAAAAGGAAAACTCAAAAATGTGTTTCTAAAATATGGCAAGTTTGCTTAAGTTTATTTACAGGTGGTGTTTTGAAAGAATAAAAAACACTACCTTTTTTTTGTTTCTGTTTTTGCTGAAAATATTTCTCTTCTATAAGAAATAAACACACCTATATTCCACCTTACAATCATGAACTTTGTTACGTGCTTCATGCACGTATGTTTAACAATTAAATACTATAAAATTATGGGTGGTGATAAAATCGTCCTTTTTAGATGGAGCCGGGGCTAACGGTGGTGGTGCAGCCACTAACGGTCTTCTTTCAATGATTCCCGGCATGTTTGCTAATTTGATAGGTGGTAATAAAATGGATCCGAATCTGGTGGCGGCTTTGATGAACGGTCGTAACAACCAGGACGGTTTCGGTGGGGCTAACGGTTGGTGGCTCTGGATAATTGTTTTGTTCTGGCTGTGGGGTGGACGCGGCTTCGGTAACGGTTTTGGAAATGGCGGTGATTGTTGTGCCAATGGTTTGCCGGCTCAGTTGAATAACGATTACGGTCGTGAACTTTTGATGCAGGCAATTCAAGGTAATCGTAGCGCCATAGATCAGATTGCTTCTGCTTTGAACTGTTCTACTACTCAACTTCAAAAACGCTATCTGCAACGTACAGGGTGCTATTGATAAAGTAGCTGGTCAGGTAGGTATGACTTCTCAGGCTGTTATCAACGCAGTTCAACAACAAGGTTGTGAAATAGGAAATCAAATCAGCTCTTGCTGCTGCAATCTGAGTTCGTTGATCAATCAAAGCACTTGCCAGACTCAGGGAATGATTACTCAGCAAGGTTTTGATAACCAGCTTCGCACGTTGGAACAAACCAATATCTTGCAGAACGGTCTCAACCAAGGTCTGGCTAACAATCGTGAGCAAGCTACAAGCCAATTAGAAAGGGTTTCAGGTACATACCCTTGATACTAATACAGTACCTAAATACGAATTGGGAAAGGTAGTAGCCGTATCCGAACCCAGGTATCTTCCTCCTCAGCCAGGTCAGTATCAGGCGATGCAGACCCGCGTGGTGGATCTGACGGTAGAGCTCACTGGCGAAACCAAGACCTATACGGTCCCGGAATCCCAGAATGTGGCTAAGGCTATGGGCATAACATTATCTACCAGCATAGATCCGATCATGAACGAACTGAATGCTATAAAAAACACCAGTCAAGACATAATAAACAGCGTAGATGCCCATCGTGCCAAGATAGAGGCTTGTGAATCTATATTAGAAGACATCAATCCAGCATTCAAACAAACGAGAGAGCAGGATCGTAAAATAGCTGGTATAGAAAATAAGGTGAATGACCTTACTGATTCATTCGAAGATTTAAAGAAGTTAATTGTAGAACGTTTGAAATAAGTGTAATATGATAGTATATGATTTAAATTCAGGACACAGAGAATATCCTGGATATGACGAGATAGAAGACAGACGAGGTGGAGGCAGAGGCAGAAGCCGGCGTTCTGATGGGACGTACATGGGGTACGGTGGTGGTATTTACGACCATTACGGTATGCATGAGAAGATGAAGGAAATGGAAGAACGCGAAAACGAGCTGGAAGAAAGGGAAAGAAGGCTTGAAGAGCGCGAACGTCGTCATGAAATGGAGGACCGGGAATACCGGAGGATGGGTTACGAATCCTACCCGACCGATTACTATGGAGACGACAGATACTACGGTGACGGACCTCAGATGCGTAGAGGTCGCGGACGTGGCAGAGGTCGTTCTTATTGAGGAGCAGACGCAGAGGATCCAGCTTATCAGAAATATGTAGATACTTACGGCTACCATTTTTCTAATGCTCTCGCTGATGAGGCGGTAAAGAAGATGGTCAACGTCGATGGATCCAAGAGGATCTGGAAGCAGCCGGAAATAAAAGATATTTTTGAAAAGTGCGGAGCGAAGAAGCCGGATAAAGCGACATGGGGCGATGTCCAATATGTCTTTGCAATGTACTATTCGGATGGTTTTCCGAAGGTCTTCAAATGTGAGAACGAGTTGGTGAAAGCTACGTTAATGTATTTGGATGATCCGGATGCTCCCGAAGGAGTAGCCTTTATAAGATGGCTTGCCGTGCAAGATTACCTCGGCGAAAAAATAAACTGGAAGGATCTGACCTGAGATCCAGATCCAGGTCCTTCCGGTGGTGCGGGAGCCATAGTAAAAAATATGATTCCCGCATTCCCGTTTTTCCCGTTTGGAAAAAAAAGAATAAAAATATTATACCGGTCGGCGGGCAATAGAATACCCGTGGCCGGTTTGTTTCACATAACTTTTTTTTTGACATGAATATAGCACACGAATCTAAATCGAATAAAACCCCATTGTATTTAATAGGAGAGTTGATTGGCGTACCGAATACGGTTATGGACTCAGCATTGCATGAACTGAAAGATAGAATAGACAAAGACCCTAAATATAAAGATGTTAAAAATTGGCTCGAATCTTTACCCAAGATCTGAACCTATTTTTTTCAATACCAGGCCCGATGCGATTTTAACGTATCGGGTTTTTATTTTAATTCATATTGTTTTATTTTAAATCTAATTAATTCATGAATGTCGTACTTTTGTTGAAAAAGTATTCTATATGGAAAATAAGGAAGATTACGTTGGTTACGAAGATCAAGAACTGTGTAACCGGTATTACAAAGAGGCTGAAGCCATGAGGCAAAAGCAGGACTGGTCTCGTCTTAGGGCTGTCCCTGCTCCGGCCAAGGGAACGCCATCGCCCGGCTGGGGTCAGCTTGGACGTGGAAATGATGTCCGTGTTAAGTACGTTAGCATCAATTCAGGATTAGGAGGGGACAGATTATGACCGTAGAAGAATTAGCTAATAAAAGATACGGTGGCGAATTTGTTTTCATAATTGTGAATAATACATAACTCATACAAATCATAACCAATTTGTATTGTATTATGTATAATAGCCAAAAGCTATTCCGATTATTAGCCTAAGTGTTGAAACAAACACTACGTTATTTAAGAATAGATAGTTACCTACGGATGTTTGCCCAAGTTCGTAGCTCTAAGGTAAGTGATTAAACAATGGTTGTATTCGAGCTATAGTGTTGCTTACTAAAAACCTTAAATAACATTGGCGATGGGTACTAACAGAGTTTTACTCTGACTTATGTTGAATAAACATTAAAAACGTTTGTAGATATGGTGTACGTACAAGACATAAATGGTAAACCTATAATGCCTACAACAAGGCATGGTAAGGTTAGGAGACTGCTCAAATCAAACAAAGCAGTCGTTGTAAACCTATGTCCGTTTACCATCCGATTGACGTACATATCCGATAGTTACAAACAAGAAATCGTGTTAGGCGTTGATGCTGGGACTAAACATGTTGGTTTATCAGCTACGACGAAAAGCAAAGAACTTTACAGCAGTGAAGTGATCCTTAGAAATGATATCGTAGATCTTTTGTCTACCAGAAGAGAGCTACGGAAAGCAAGACGGAACAGGTTAAGATATAGAAAACCTCGTTTTAATAATAGAGTAAAAAAAACAAGCGTCCAGGATGGATAGCACCTTCGGTGCGGTACAAAGTAGACGCCCATATTCGTGTTATTGACAATGTATGTTCTATATTACCAATATCTCGTATTGTTATTGAAGTAGCTCAATTTGATACTCAAAAGATTAACAATCCTAATATATCAGGTAAGGAATATCAGGAAGGAAACAAACTTGGTTTTTGGAACGTAAGGGAGTATGTTTTAGCAAGGGATGGGCATAAATGTCAGTATTGTAAAGGAAAATCGAAATCCAAAATCCTTAATGTCCATCACATCGAATCCCGAAAAACGGGAGGTGATTCCCCTTCTAATCTTATTACCTTATGTGAAACTTGTCATAAAGAATACCATAAAGGTAATATAGATTTAAAGATCAAACGGGGATCGTCGCTTCGCGACGCAGCCGTAATGGGAATTATGAAATGGAGGTTGTATGAAGAGTTAAAATCCAGATACGACAGAGTTTTTATGACGTTTGGTTACATTACGAAACATAATCGGATTAAATACGGTATTGAAAAATCCCATACATCCGACGCGTTTGTCATTTCTATGAACATTAATGCGAAACGAATCGAACGTCAATATTTAAAACGTTTAATTCGTAGACATAACAGGCAAATACATAAAATGAAAATTTTAAAAGGAGGAAAGAAGAAAAACAATCAAGCTCCTTTTGAGGTTTTCGGTTTTAGATTGTTTGATAAAGTGTTGTATAACAATGAAATATTCTTTGTTTATGGAAGGAGAAAATCGGGGAGTTTCAACATCAGGGATTTCAACGGAGAAAATTCAAAAGATGTTTCACGCAAAAAGTTTAAACTCATTAGAGGGAAGAGGCATCCGATTATATTAAAGTAAATGAATAGATTTAATAAATTTAATAGAAAAACGTATCATGTATAATAAAGAAATAGTAATATGCGCGGCTATATGGGTACAGGACGACAAGAAGCGTCCCCATCAGCCCACCAACATACCATCCGGTACCGTGTTCTGTGGACTAAGACATTGTTCTATCATTTCTCAGTTTGTAGCTTATGGTATTGCTCATAAGAACCGTAGTGTGCAAGGATTTTTAACAAGCAAGAACCGGTTTTTAACAAGAGAGGAGGCATCTGAACTTGTTAAGAGCAATAATCAGGAAATGGTGGTAGATAGGAATGCCATTAGAGAACAGTTGTATTCAGAAGATTTGTATTAACTAAAAAATAAAACAATATGGGATTTATAATCAGAAAGTCAATATTTTATGATATGATGGACGGCAATCAATTAAAGTATGAATTTGACAACAGGGATTTAGATCATATCACATTTAAAGGTGATGGTAAAGAATCTTTTTCATTTAACAGAGCACTTGTTGAAAATTTAATTGAGACATTTGAAACCATGCAGAATATATACTCCGATAATTATAGGCTTAAGGTTTATACTGGTAATTGCATAATTCAATTGAACGTAAATCCAAAGGACCCCAGTGAATCCTTTTTTGACGTATATGATAGAGATGAGATGAAATTGATATATAGTATAAAAAATAGTATCTTGAAAGAAATGTTTATCATATGATTACCAAGCAGGACATACAAACAGCAGCATCGTATATTTTCCGAAGCAGTTTTGTCTCGGAGGACCAGGCAAGGAAAGCAATGGTAAAAGCCGGCAATAACGCTACCAAGATCCTCGTCAAGACCTTTAGAGGCAAGTTGTTCAATAAAGCTTTTGAAAGAGCCCGTAGAGGAAAGGATATCAGCTCTTTTGAAAGACAGGAAAAAGAAAGTGGTTTCAATTTTCTACATAATCCTAATAATGGTCGTATGCAAAGCGGTCATGTCAAAATAGATGAAATTGGACTATTTAAACAAATAATAGAGTAGGGTACGTAAGTTATCCGACTTTTTCATATATTTGTGGCATGGCAAGAGGTTATTATTGGATACCACAAACAGATGAAACGTTAAATGGCAGAAGCTATTACGTGGCTAAGATAGTAGGAGATATCACGTTTGATACTAAACGAAAAAGAATCGTATTTCAAGCTGATAGGTATTTCCCTGTAGGATCTGTTTTCCATTTTACGCACAATTGCTTTAACTATATCATAACTTGCCGACTTCGTAAGCCGGGGCTTTGGTTTGAAGCCAGGAGAGAGGATTCGGGCCCTATTTGCCCTGAAGATATTGAGCGCTTTGAATCGGGAAGGTTTATTCACCGAGATGGGTACATGCATTACATATAAGCTGAACTTGACGATTTTTCGTCAGATTATAATTTTTTTTCATATCATTTTAAGCCATCAGACTGAGAAGTTAGGTGGCTTTATTTTTTATGATATGCTTGATTTTTAACTACCTTTGTCTCATAACAAAAATGTTTTACTATGACATCAACGTGTATTATTAAAAGAGATAATAAAAAGAAAGTTGTTTCTGTCTCTACCAGATCAGGGGACAGGTCTATGTTGTTTGATAAAATAGCATCTATTCCTCTTATGGAGAACAGGGAACGGGCTACTACTGTTTTTAAAACCGTATTTTCTAATAAGTTCTTAAAGGCTTTTGGCGACTGGAGAAGGAATGTACCTGTTAATAAACAGGCCTACAATAAGGTGAAATCCAACATCGATCTTATTCCGGAAGCCTATAGGGAAAGGGTGCTGGATAAGGCTTCTAAGATGAGTAACCCTGTTCTTGTGTCAAAATCAGATGCACCTTATGAAATCCAAGAATCGGGCTTTGGATTCTACAGCCAAAATCTGGGTGATAATATTATGTTGGTGGATGCTATGGTCCCGTCAAGTATTTCCGTACCGGAAGGACCGGGAATAGACGCCGGGCAGTATCTACAAGATACCATATCTTCGGACTTCACTCCCGTATCTATGGTGCAGGATAAGGATGCTAATTATATGGTTATAAAAGACGGTCTTAAGATATTTAGCCCAGAAGAGCTACCGGAGACAGATCCTAATCCTGTGGGTGTAACGTATCAGACCGGAGAGCCTCGTTTGTTTTTCATGAACGATCGTAGTCAATTATTTGAAGATTACGGAGAAGCTCTTCGCTCTGGCGGGAATGATATTAGAATAGGATTCTTATCAGGAACCGTTCAAGAATCTACCGTGGATGGCGTGGCAGACATTACTTACAAAGCTGGAAAGTATGTTCTTAATAATCCCAAGTCTTTTATACCGGTCATGACCGCTTCTGCTTCTACTTCTTTATCAACAAAAGGCGGGATAATTAACTACCTTATAAAGAAAGGTCTTTTGTCAGGATCTAAGATATTCGATTCTGAAACAAGAAGCTATTATCTTACAGGAGAAGGTTATACAGGACAAATTAGACTTTTCAATTCAGCATTATCCTACACTGAGCTCCGTAATCATTTTGGTTCTGATGTTTCCATGAACGACCAGGGTATGATAACCATAAGCTCGTTGGATAATAGCAAGGTAACTATGAGGCTCGCTACCGGAGGAACGGAGAGGGTTAGCAGGGAGCAGATAAAGAACGATCTCAAGTCAGGAAGATACAATGAATTGGACGCCAAGTACGATCATTTTGATGCGCTTGTAGTTTCATTCATATTAGAAGACAACGATCTTTATGCTGATACTAAAGCTAAGATCGTATCAGATTATAGCAGGCAGGAACGTGATCAACGAAATTCTATTGTCGAGATACTGAAAACTCTTGGCGTTAGTGTCATAGGTATGACCGACTATATAGAGAAGTACCAAACCAAATACGGGCATGAACCTTCTGCTAAGGCATTGGCGGATATTGCCAATAACGTAATAGCAGTTGGTGAAGATGCTACTTTATCTGATTTAGTAGAAGAAACAGCCCACTTCCTTGTAGAGGCATACAGAGATCAGAATGCTGTTGAGGCTGTTCTGCAAGATGTAGAAGGTACGGAAGAGTGGAACCAGTATGCAGGTCAGTATTATAATACATACGGTAAGGTATATGAAGGAGCTGAGCTTGATAATGCTGTTAGGAGAGAAATTTTTGGAAAGATCCTCGCCAGGGAGATGCAGACCGGCACAGCACAGGCGCCGGTAGAGCCCACCTCCTTCCTGGGGCGCGTCCGGCAGCTTCTCTCTGGAATCGTAAGCTGGCTTAAATCAGCTTTATCAACCCAAAGACAAGATTTGAATAACGTTATTAAAAACATTCGTGATCTTGCCATTACTGACATAGATAAAGGATTTGACACCTCTCTGTTAAAGGATAATGACTTTACATTATATTCCCTTTCTTCTATGAACAAGAACAAGTTTCTTGAGTCTAAAATCCGGGCATTAAGGAAAACATTAAGAGACTTACGTCAGATAAGCTCTGATAGGGCTGTAACTACGTCTATGACCCTTGCTCAGCTTAAGACCATAGAAGATAAGATAAATAAAGTAGAGACCGAAATAGACAAGAATGAGATGGTGGCTGCCATGAACAGCATGATCTCCACAGCCGAAGCTCAGGTCAGATACTTAAGCAATGTGGTGAACACCATCCTTCATGGTGATACCAAAGACGGTAAGCTTCACTTCAATACCAATGATCGAAAGAACGTAGATGTTATCAACAATCAGGTTCTTCCGATCATGAACGATCTTCGAGGATATATCCGTAACAGAAGTACCGAATTTGATGAACGTGAAAAGCAGGATTATACAAATAGGATCAACACCGTCATTGCCGACATCAATGGTATTCAGTCTGATATTAAATCAGTACAAGACCTTGATGAAAGTACGTTGCTTGATAAGTTAATGAACGAACTTCATGTGCCGGCAGATAAGGTAAAGAGAGTAAAAGAATTTTTTGACAAGGTTCAACACGATGTTTCTTGGATAAGTAGGTGGTTTGGTATATTAGAGCATTCTTCCAGCCCGTTCAATAACGCTCTTGGAGCTATGATTGCCAAAGACAATTACAATGCGATGGTGAATGCCCAGCCCGCCATATCCGACTTCCTGGCATATGCGAAAAAGCATGGTTTTAACAAATATGAATTTGAAAAACTGCTTCAGAAAGTAGACGGCAAAACTTCTAATTACCTTCGTAGTGCTCTTGATATGGCTAAATACGATCGTAATAAGAAGCTGGCGCAGATGCGAGCGTTTGCGGCTGCCATGAACATAGAGATATCAGAAGAAGAAATCAATGATGTGGTTGATAATAACCGTAATTACGTATTTAAAAGAGAAGTAGTTGACAAGGATGGAAATACGGTTACTGAAAACGCTAAATTCAAACCATCGTCTGATAGGGTTAATACTGATATTTTTACCATCGAGCAGGAAAAGATCTATACGGAACAGATGGAAAAGTGGGATGCTGAAAATTCGGAACTAGAATTTAGCGAAAGTTATGCCACAAGAATGGAATCCATATACAAAAAGGCTGAAGAAGAATTAGGGCATCCAGTTTCTCAAACAACCAAAGAATACCTTAATGCTCTATCCAGGCAAAAACGGATACTGAGGCAGCCTTTTATTGATAGCGGTGGTAATTTTGATGAAGTTGCCTATTTTAAAAGCAGCAATTACGAAGAAGAAGGACTGCTTCGTAAACAACGTAAGGAAGCAGCTTCGGAATACATATATGTTGGTACCAGACGTGTTGAAAAAACCGGAGACCAGCTTAAGATGGCCAAAGAAATACAAGCTATAAATGAAGTTTGGAGAAAAGAATCAAACAATGTTACTAATGCCGTATCAGAATCGTTTTTGCAAAAATTAAGAACGATTCAGAGCGAGTCTGGAGGAGAAGCTGCGCTGAAGACGCTTATGTTGGGAGGTCACCTGTCATTTAATGATCGGTTTTGGAATGATGTAGAATCGGAACAGTCGGCACGTACCGAATCAAATAACAAGGCTTCGTATCTCAAAATGGCGCATGATATCATTAGTTCTACGACAAGTGATAGAGATGCGACTGACGTGGATTCTATTGTGAAAGATATAGAAAAAAATAAGGCCATTATCAAGGAAATAATCGGAAACAACCGCGATGTGGCTGATATCGGAGAAATTAACGAAGCGACATTTACCTCATCCGAAAGAGATGCTTTTAGGGCCGCATCTGAAGCTATTGAAGCCGATTACGCTATTTTGATAGATTATGCTAAGATGGTGGGTCTTGAAGATATTGATAAGTACCTTACTAAAAGCAGTAAGGCTGAAAACGAAGTAAATCAGTCTTATTTAAATGCTCTTGCTGACTCCAAGGAAGTGGAATGGAAGTTCGTACAACGTCATACTACGGCGAAGAAAGCAAAAAGGATTCAGGCTTTAAGGGATAAGCTGTTTAAGGCTGCTGATAACCGATATCTGTTTACCGTATCTGAAACCAACTACCTGTCAGAAAAGCTTGGTATAAGCAAAGAATTAGACGGTAGAGATTTCAGGAATGCTGTTAATGCTAAGATGGCCAGCTTATTTTTAAATAATACAAGAGAAGAGGGTATAGAAGCTGACATAAAAGCGGGCATAGAAGAAGCTAATGCTATTGTTAATGAATTTGCCAGGAGCCAGGTTTTTTCGTACTATAAACGCATGGCGCCTACCGGATATGCGGCTATGATCGACAAAATCGGTCGAGATGAGATAGATGTGGCGCAGATGGTTAAGGACGTACAAAATGGTACATCCACCCAAGATTATGGCATGGACATATCGTACCTGTCTTTCGATCCTGCAAGGGCATGGGTGGCTGAATCTGAAGCCGAAAATAGCGGCCGTAATCCTGATTATGTAAAAGATCATGGGTATGGTCATCGCATGCCTAAGAAAAGCCTGTATCGTGATGAATCGTATTTCAATGACTTTGGTATCAAGTACGATGCTGACGGTAATGAAGTTGCTACTAAAAACGTAGAGCAGTGGAATATGATTCAAAAACTCAAGGAAATAAAAAGACAATCCCTTGATCTATACAAAGAGCAGAGCCCGAACCTGTATGCTATTCCACAGATATCAAAACAAGATATAGAACGTATAGAAGGATTGGGTATTAACTTCAAAAATACAGTTCGTAATTTTGTATCAGATCTGTGCCTGGACAGAGTAGACGATTCTCTATACGGTAAAACCAGACAAGGAGAAGTGTATGATCCGGAAGACAGACTTAGGTCTATACCTAAATACTACATATATGAATTGGAAAACCAAGATGATGTATCTCACGATTTTGGCTACTCTTATTCGATGCTTATGATGCAGTCATCGTTATACAACGAAAAGCAGAAGTCTATAGAGCTTGCCCAAGGACTGGAACAGATGTTGCTGAATAAGCAATTTGAAGGCGGGAAGAAAGCTGAAGCAACCCAAGCATATCAGATGTTCAGGGACTTCTTCAATGACCATTATTATGGCATTAGGATGAACACCAAAAAACTGACGGTAAACATCGGTGGATACACAGTAGACCTTACCAGGATAATGATGGCCGTTGAAAGATTTATGTCGGTCATGAACTTGGCACTGTCCCCGTTTGTGGCAGCTACCGGCGCCTTAACAGGTCATATCAACCTCATCATGGAATCAGCCGTAGGACAGTATATAAGCAAAGATTCCCTTAAATACGCATCGGCTGAGTTTTCACGCCTTGCGCCATCTTGTATAGCAGAAACCGGAGACATAGATAGAAAAAGTAAATTATATGTCATAGGTGAGAGAATGGGGATATTCAATATCCGAAATCGTATGTATGGTGCCGGATATAATAGAGTGGCCAGGACCTTAATGCGTTCACCTATGTATGCTTTTATGGAAATCCTGAACTACCCTCTTGATCCGCAGGTTATGATTGCTACTATGGACAATGTTCGTTATTACAAAGGTCGGTTCTACACGTTCCAAGATTTCAAGATGGAAAAAGAACGCAATAAAGAACAGAGTACCATAAAAAGAGAATGGAATGCATTAAAAGATCGTACTTTATGGAGTATGGTAGACGTCGTGGATGGAAAGGTGGTTGTAAAGCCCGGATCAGGTGTTACTGTTGAGGAAGTTGAAACCCAGATGGCTATAACCAGGAATCAAGTCCGTAGCTTGTCGCAGATATGTAACGGATCTTTGAATGAAGAAAACCGAACTGCCGCATCGCGCAACTGGATAGCCAGGTTCATGACCGCCCACCGAGGCTGGCTGGTGCTGGCAGCTCAACGTCTGTGGAAAAAACGTGGCTTCAATTTCCAGACAATGCAAGAAGAGGAAGGGTTGTCAATTACGTTAAAGAATATGATAGCCAAAACATTTAGCCTGGCTTCCGAGTCTGGTATGAAAAACATCATAGATGCCTGGAACGAAAATAAAGACAATATGAATGAGGTAGAAAAAACTAATCTCAAACGCCTCAGTGTCTATGCCGGCACGTTTCTTATCATGCAAGCCGTATCTATGCTTCTTGCCGGATGGCGTGATGATGATGAAAACGAAGAAAGTTGGCTTACTCAATTTGGATCCTATGTCGGATTCAGAACCATAAACGAAATAGCTTCACAGATGCCGTTTATTATGGAGCTTAACGTGGTAGATATCATTAACGATCCGTTTGTTATGGGGCGAAAACTGAAGGATCTTACCGATCTTAGGAATTACTCACTTGATAAAGTGACATCCGGTACATACGAAGGAGAGTCTAAGTTATTTAGGCAACTCGCCAAACAGACGTTTATCAAACAATGGTATAATATCAAGACGCCGGAAGACGTAGCGCGCGCCTATAATTGGTGGCAGCAGACGAACAACAAGTCAATGATGTTCTTCATCGGCGCCACTCCTGATTCGGAAGGAGACGATGATGTTAGTTACAAATAGACGAAGAATATCGGACTTGCATTGTTTTTGTATGATTCCAATATGTTATATTAGCATCGTCAAAGAGTAGATTGTGCGTTTTTTGTTCTTACTTGAAAGATTATGTAGGTTAAATTTTTTCTGAAATTGTTTTCTTACCGGTTCTCAGTCAGAGATGATAGGGAACCGGTTTCTTTTGTTATGAAAAAATAGTATCTTGCAAAAAAAGATGAGAAGAAGATTTCAAATAGGGATGGGGGGGGGTAAATCCCTCGCTTATAATCAATAAAGGCATATACATCCAACATGTAGATGGAGGATTATATACAAAAGAAAATTGGTCTAATAAAGGATATTCCAATGATCTATGCAATGGAATAGCCCTTGTAGATAAAGTGTGTTTTGTTATAGCCACCGAATATATTGGCACATTTCGTTGGGGTAAGGATGGAGAAATAGACAATATATTTGCACAAGATAGTTCTAATATGGGAACTATTAAAAAGGATTATTGGGGGCGTGAAAATCAGAATGCGTATCTTGAATATGATACCAGTAATACAGATTACGCTTTTAATAGTATAAGATAAGACGGTTATTAATCATATATTACAATAATCCCCAACCGTACACCTATTGTATGGCCGGGGATTATTGTAGTTACCATCTTTTCTTGTAACAAGAGTCCACTGCCTTTACCTTTTCTTCTTTGTTCTTACCATAATTAAATTCATACGCATCTTCGAATGAATAAAAAACAGCATAACACGCCATGCCAAACATATAGTATTTTATCCTGTTTTTCCATTTCCCAAAAATGTTTTGATATTGGCACCAATATTCTACCTCCCCATTAGTTAATTTTCTTTCAACTATTCTAAGAGGAATATGAAACAAGCTTCTAAGCATTAATTTCATGACCTTCCCTATCTGTGAAAACTAAACCAATACCTTCTACAATATATCCTACTACAGGAGCTTTGTCAAATTCCTCCTTCGTAGCCCAGGTAGCATTATCAGGCATCAGTTCCTTAAATGCGTCTGAAACATCACCTTGACACCAGCAGTTATTTGATACAACAATGCCTTTCCCTTCGATATTGATATACATTTTTCTTCCACCACATCCAAGGGTGTTCCATCCGTTTGGTACGTTTTCCACCATAGGTTTAAGCACCCAGCTTTCACCGTCTATCCTAACCCATCCAGGATCGTCTTTGTGCTTGTCGTACATATTTTGCCAAAAAGAGCATTCGTAGCACCATCCCCCTGTCTTCCATGACAGTTCTTATCTCACACCTTTCAAATCCATCTGCATCCATCGTGTGCGGAGAATGAGGCTGGTGAGGGGTGCCACATTTTGGACATACGAGTTTTAAATTCTTTTCCATATTATTTCACTTTTATGATCTTAATAGAATCTCCTATATTGTATTCCCCTTGGTGTCCAACGAATTTTATTAACCTATTATCAAATATTGAAATTCTTTCGTCTTTACCATAATACATTATACATCCACCATCTAAAGGACGTAGATCATATATAACCCATCCGTCATTAACATGATTAACACGCGAACATGATGATAATACTAATGTCATCAATAAAATAAAATACTTCATATTATTTTCAGCATAAAAATTTGTAACCTGGTTTTACAGCTTCCGCTTCTTCTCTCGTATCAAACATTAAGGTAGTGACAGCTCCTATTCCTTCACAAACGTAAGACACTTTCACCCACCACCTAAAAACCCCAGAGCCATAATCGTCATAGTACGGCTTAGAAAGAACTTCTTCTACATACCCATCCAAATAATTCACGATTGCTCCTCCTTATTTTTAGATTCTGCCTCTTCGAGTATGCTAATTACTTTATCGACAATATCTGAATCGGACATCTTCTCAATAAAAACATCCATCGCCTTAGTTATGTCATTGGCTTCTTTTTCCTCAAGAGCTATTTCTCCACCGGTAATAGCATCAGATAATGATGTAGATAAGTGTCTTATATTATCAATGCTCATAAACGTAAATGGATTACCACCCCAGCCACCACCCATTTCTTTCATGATCTGATATCCACCTGAAATAAGTCTGCCTGATGTCATGGCCAAGGAAGATACGATTAGGGACAGTACCGCCGCTTCCGTCCGCTCCTCGGACACGCCCTTCGACCACACGGCTGCCCTTATAGCGCCGGCCAGATCGTCTATGTATGGCATGAGGCAATCTTCCATCGCTTGTGTTATATCAGCTATAACCTCACTACGCTCTTTATTTATGTAGTAGATAGAAGCATTGTACCTCTTTATCTCTTTGTCCATATCATTTAAAAGACGCTTGATATTGTGCTTATACATAGGACCACCCTTAATCACTTCCTTTAGCTTAAGAATGTAATTATAAGCCTGGTCGTTTACGAACAACGTCATGGTCTCAACCGTTGAATGAAGCGTGTTGAGGCTGTTAAGAATCTTATCGAAATTGTTTATCAAATAAGCTTTTCTGGCTTTTGCCGCGTAGTTAATCATCGCATTCAAATTTTAGATTTTCAAGTTCGTGTATTTGTAACTTAAGAGACTTAATTAAATTCGTTCTCTGTTCCTCTGCATGTTTTAAAGCCTCTTCCTTGCTTTCAAAAGCACAATCCCCTATCTGATAAGGGGTGTAACGACCAGGAGTGTCGGCTAATAAAAGACCACCACAATCTTCTATTCTGGCTTTTACCTTTCTTATTTTCCCATCTTTTAGACACATGTCTGTAACCCATACGAATTTACCATATAATTTATCATACTCTTCTAATCTCTCTTCTTGCAATTCATACCATTTCGGCTTAGGAAATCTTAATGTGAATTTAACCTCAGTATCTTTTTCTAAGACATTAATATCGTATGCTTCCGGCCACAGCTCTTTTATGCTGTCTTCGTCTTCGGCATACGCTACAAGTATGAATGAATCATCGGATTCACCACTACACCAATATGGATATTTTATAGGCCATTTGACTGGACGGTAGTCGTTACCGCAGTCGGATTTTTTAATGTAAAATCTTGCTCTAATCATATCGTTATTAATCTAATGATTTTTCTATTTTAATTGATTTTGATGATAGATACATATTCCACGTTCCTCTGCCTCTATCACCTTTTTCGTTTTGTTTTTGGATTGTCAAGTACAGATCTCCGTCTTCACATACTTCAACTTTTTTCAAGAAGCCTATCATTTCATCTCCTGCTTCGTGTAAAATACGGATCTTATCTCCTTCTTTTAACCCATAATTGGAATCAAAATATTCTTTTTTGATTCTATCAATATTGTCTTTATGGTTTTTTATAGCATAAAGCTCTTTTCTTAATAAATAATTTAGTTGTTCTATTGTCATTTCTTTTCCTCCTTATTTAATGGTATCAACCCTTTTCCATGCTTGTCATACCACAGCATAGCTATGCAGTTCCATGCACATTGTGCAAGATGAAAACATCCTGTATCGGAATCCACTCTTTCCCCTTTCATGTATTCCATCAGGTGTCGAAACATCGCAGCACGGTACCGTTCAAATCCGTTGTCAAGGTTCTGCCAAGTATTAGGATCGTACTTTTTGGCTCCGGCATGATAGACTTTTACAATGTCCTCAATCTCTTCCATTGGAAGCAAATCCCATCGTAGTTTATCATCAATGATGTCATTTTTCACCGATTTGTTTTCTATGGGGTCTTTGGTAAGAATAATATCCATAATATCCGTTTCTATGACGAACGTCTCCCCATTGCAACAAACCTCAGCATATTTATCATTTACTTCTATGTCTGATACTGCCTCCGCTATAGCTCCTTTGACGATTTTAAATTCGGCACTGATTATATCATCTTTTAATATGCGAAAAATAGATCCTTTTGGATAAAGGATATTTTTAGTATTATCATCCATCTTTTCCATTGCTTTATCGTTGTTTTACCTCATTTCGATAGTAATATAATCCATCTTCGTCTTATACCCTATCATTTCTGTTTTTCTCAAAATACTGTCTTACGGCTTCAATCGCCTTATCGTCATCAAAAGCCTCTACAAACCCCTCATAGAATCTATTTCGCTCCATAGAGAACGTATTGCTTCCATCCGGAATGGTTCTGAACACAACTACCTTCTCTCCATCTACGTTCGTTCCTATGATGTTGTTATGGAGAATAATAGAATACCGCCCAGAGTTTTTGTTCTGGACGACACTATGTTCGAGATTGTAGAGTCTAAGTAGTTCTCTTATTTCTTTTACTCCCATATTATTTTACGTTTTTAGAAGTTACAGCCTCTTCTCCCCATTTCTTTACATATATAGATCTCATCATGTTCATTAAATTAGAGAAAGAAGAGATGGTTCCCATCTCTATGCAGAATGCAAGATTAGACTGTAGGGTTTCAAGTTCTTTCAACTGCTCTTGAGTTGCTCTGTTATCTAAAACATATTTATGTTTATTGAATACAATCCAGTTTAACTTATCAGCCATTTCTATATAATCAACATCTTCAAATTTTGATACAGACCTTGAAAGAGTATTGTATTTATCCCCTATCTCTATTCTATCCAAAATAAGTTTATCATTTAACCATCCAGTAACTTCTGCATACAGCATAGGATTTAATTCTATAGCGACTAATACCCATATGTAGGGATCACACATAACATTTCTGTTTGTTCCTCTTCCTGTAGTCTTATAGGCATTATACCACTTCATTACTTTTATCAAAGAGTTGTTTTCCACTATATCCATAAACTCTTTCAAGGTTTCACTTTTTATGTATTTCTGTTTTTTAAGAATATAAAATATCCTTTCTGCACTCTCCTTGTTCGAAAGAATATTTTCTATTCTCTTATCATTCCACCCCATCTCCACTCTTTTTCTTGTATATGCCTCTTGTAATCCAGTTAATGACATAAAGGAAGTTTTAATGTCCTGTCTGATTACCACTCCATACAATAACCTGTCTTTAGAAATCATACCTTTTAAATTATTTAATAAAATACGCTTGTATTAAAATTACACGACGTAAAAATATAGATTGTGTAACTTTAATACAAGCGTATTGTGTTAAATTTTACTTATGGTGTTTTTTATGGACTCACATTATTCCTTCTAAATTTACCTTTATAGAACCATTTATGGTTTTAATGCTCCCATCTATGGTTGAAATCACATCATCTATATCATTTATAATACTTTCCATGTCATCAACCACCTCCTCCATATCAGTTACAGCCTGATCTGATTCCCAATATCTTTCTGAGTCTTGTAACGATTCCGGTATATTATCTCTCGCCTCAGTCTCTTCATCTAAAATCATATCAACATCATCTTTGGCTGAATTTATGTTGTGCTTCAACTCCGACAACTTTGATTTGATGTATTCAAAATCTGTTTTATACTTATTTACGTTGTTAATAACATCCGATATTTTTTTTCTTCTCTTGTTGTTCATGCCTTTATCTTATTATAATATTCGATAATCTTTTCTTTCCTGTCTCCTGGTTTTACTGCCATATTCTCAGCCAAGAACCTAAAATACGACACTGGTATGTCCTTGAATCTAATTCCTTCATATTTTCCAAACCACATTATTATACTGTCAAGATCGTCTTCTCTCCTACCATCTCCATTCACAGATTTAAGCGAGGCTGCCCGGCGAAGGATCTCGTCTTTGGTAATAATATCACCCATCCTTATATTAGACAGAAGTTGATCTCCGGCAAACATACACCAGCCCTTAGAAGGGAATTGTTCGATTGTCAAGTCTTCTATCCGACCGAAACGCCTCATGTTGTCGCAGCAATCAACTATCAGCGCCTCTTTCTTGTCAGGATGGATGCGGACGGCTCGGCCTAATATTTGGTAATACGTTGAATATGAGAACGTTGGTCGACCAAACATCACACAATCAAGTTCAGGAAAGTCAAATCCGGTAGCAAGCGTTGAATAATTAAAAACCACCTTCAACTTACCTTCTTTGAAATCGGATATAATTTGTTCTCTTTTCTTTTTGGTTGTTAGCGATGTTACGACACCGGTTATGGCTCCCATCCTGGCATTCATAAACTCTGATATTCTATTACATGATTCGATAGAATCCATACAGACCAAAATGGCTTTACGTTCGTTCATAAGTTGAAGAAGGCGCTTGTAGATAGAGTTGTTTAAGCCGTTTCGTACAATACTTTCTTTAATAGATTCGTTGGTGTATTCAGCTCCGGTACTGTTTAACATCAGAGCCGATTCATCAAACGACCATCGTTCGTACTTAAGTGGACACCAAAATCCTTGAGAGGTTAGTTCTTGTATTTGAGTCACATGAACTATTTTCTTGAAGAAATTATGCTCGTCTTTCGTCAGCATATTGAGCTTGCTATAGTTTCCTTCCAGCATGGAACTGTAGGTTCTGAGGCGGCAGGGAGTGGCGGTGAAGCCCAGCACCTTCGCCTCTGGGAACCTGTTCATAAACTCCATAAATTCAGAACCTTCTTCAGGAGAATATCCTGAATGACATTCGTCTATCAATAAGGTATCTATCCCTATATCCTTCAACCTCGCTACATCTTTCTTTATGCTCTTTAATGTTGCATAAGTCATAGCCGACAGCTCCTTTATACCACATGAAGCAGAATATATAGTAGGTTTAGAACCGAATGATACGGCCTTTGCATAATTCTGCTCCAGAATCTCTTTTGAGGGCTGTAATACTAATGTCGGTCTATTTATTTCATGTGCTATCTTGGATATCAGAAGGCTCTTTCCACATCCGCATGGGGCTACGATTATGCCAGGCTTCTTAGATCTTCCTGTAAGAAACTTAAGCCCGGCATCTACTGCCTCTTTTTGGTAAGGTCTAAGTTCAAAGCCCATCACAATCTATTATATTATTTTTTGAAAGTTCTATTATCGCCTCTTTCAACATCTCCCTTGCTTTATTCTCATTATCTTCAAACAGGCATACACTGCATGTAGCACCTTTGGAGGGGTAGTCTCTGTAGGCTTCTGCTCTTTCTACAACGTACTCACAACAATAGTCGTGACTCATGTCTTTTGCTATACTTATAAAATGATCTTCTCCATCCATCAACACACAATATTCAGCATCGTTTTCGCATGCAATAACACCTTTGTTTTTTAAAATGGATAGCACTTTGTTTCCAAAAAGTCCAATATAGACCCATATATCTTTCCCTGCATTTTTGTAAAAAATATCCATTCCTTCTTTGATTGTGACTTTCTTTTCCATAATCCCTTATTTTATATCAGTAATTAAAACATATATTTTAGCAATATCTTCAAGACTCACAGAAGAACGTATATATAGTTTTTCTTCGTACTCATATAGAGCGTACCCTTCTTTTACGTCTAATATCTTAATCACATGCTTGCCTCTTTCAAATGGATCCTCAAAGTAGTTCTTATGTTCGTATCTTTGACCGACTTTTATTTTGTCAGTTTTCTTCTTCATCTTATAACGATCTACTGCTCTACCTGTTTTTATGAAAGCTGTCGTGAGTAAGTATAATAAAACTAAATACAAAAGGATCGCTACTCCACATATTAGATCTTCTTTCATTGGACTCCCTTTAAGTAGTTAAACCATATATCCTCCAGCTTCTCCTGAAGCTCAAATGCTTTCTTAAAATTCCCGCATCTTACAGCAACGTCTCTCATGTATGTCAAGTTTATAACTTCCGGATCTTGCCGGTATTTTGTTCTTAACTTTTGAACGTCCTCGTATTTCATCGATTTATCTTTTTAGACGGATCCCAATCTGAAGAGAAAGGGCATTCGTTTTTGTTATGCAATCCAAAGTCACAATAATAACACAGTGCCGACGGGCAGGGTAGCTTGTTTTGCGAAACAGGCTGGCTTAGGGTGGCACGCCGCTTGCTATACCTGGCTCCTTCTGCTCCCTGGATGTATGCCTGAAATGTTTTTACACTATTATCTTCAAAATCATACATTTTGGATAAAGTGTCATTTAGCATCTCTATAGATTTTGTTTTACGTTCTTCATCTACCTTAACCTTTTGGTACTGCCTGGTCCTGGTAAAGAAATAGATGTTCATATCTGGCAGAACCCCACCATATCTTCTATAGATGTAAAATGAATATATAGGATGCTGTAAATTTGTTTCCAACTTCTTAGAATCAAAAACCTTATTCCCTGATTTCCAATCTATGACATAATGATGAATTACGTTCTTGCTTTTTATAGCAAGATGAAGGTCTACCGATCCTACTATGTACACATGGGTATGAATTATCCCATTTATGTCAATAGGCTTAGGAAGACGGTACGGCAGCACAAAATCTTCTTCGACTCCTACTATGGCGCCATGTCTGATAAGTTTCTCACAGGGATTAAGATCACTATCAGCTATCATAAATCTATTCCCATCTTTTTTAAATAAATCCACAATCCAGGCAAGAAGCTCCCCGGATTGCTTCATGGCTATCATCATATTTTCTGGTGACTGCCAAGGTATGTCTTCTTGGTAAGCATAGTAACTTATAGCTTCCCCAAGATCTTTGCCAGAAGGCTGTCTTCCGTTCTTGAAGAAGTATTCCAGTGTCTTATGAATAACCGTACCATAAGACGTAGCTTCTTGTTTTTCCGTAGATCTTTTACCTTCCACATAAGTCTTATACCATTTCATTGGACAAGTAAGAAACGTATCTATCTGGGAATAAGAAATGGCAAGACGTTTCACGCCATTAAACTCCTTATATAGCAAATGTGTTTCCGGGACCATCATAAGCTATCGTCTTTAAATCCTTCCGGGTAATATACGACATACTTCTTACCGTCCTCCGGCGTCATGGCAAACCGCATGTAGTTATTACGATTACGATGTTTGCCATCCAATCCTCGCTTCCAATACAGTATCCCGTCTATATCCACATAAGATCGGCCCCGGTCCCGCCGAACGACGTCCGTGTGTAGCAGGTAGCCGTCGGACGAGACGATCCACACTTTATCCCCTTTGCTTAAATAAGATATTCTTTTTCTTACAACAACCTTTTTCTTATTATCCAATGCAAATTCTTCGTCAGTCATATTCTTCATCCTCCTCTTCTTCTGTTTCAAAATCAATTCCATAACACTGATCATAATGTTTGGTCAGTTCCTCTGGTTCTAAATCTTGTCCAAAATCCATATTAAAAATTAGATACTTAATTCTCCTTCTTCGTATTTTATATTCACCTTGTCACCATTTTTGTAATTTTTCCCAGACAAGCACCTTACTCTCATCTGTTCCTGTCTCCCGTTTTTCACAATATTTACCATATAATGATTCTTTCCTGATCTAAATACCACCTCCACTTCTCTGCCATTTAAATCCTCTGGACATTCGTACACCATTTCTTGCTTTAACTTAAGAAGTAACTTATATAAGTAAAACAAAACGATAAAGAAAAACGACCCTATCACAACCCCTACTAAATGGGAACCCGAAAAGTAGGTAGTCCAGCTATATCCAAGAATGAAATGTGTTATGCCCTTGAATGATATGATGTCCGACAAAGACATGCTTAAATCAGAAGCACTGTCAATGTCAATATCCGTATCCAGATCAGATCCTAATATCGACAACAAAAACTGTATAACAAAAGCAAATGACGCTATTAAAGCCATGCATAAAATTATATCACTTCCCATATCCTTCTGTTATTATTTTGTAAACAAGATCAGTCATATCTTTGATGGTCTCCATATCATAATCAATAATAACAATATTGAATTTTTGTTCCACCATCATTTCAAGTTCAATTTGATCAAGAGAATCTAATCCAAGTTCTTTAAACGTCACATCTTCTTCGTGAACTATATCCATTTCTGAATTAAGAAACTGAGTAATAATTATATCCTCTATAATCTTTCTGATTTCTACTTTTTCCATTGCTTTCTAATTTTGTTAAATAAATACGTTTTTATGTTTTTCAATCTCTCTTTGTCTGTTTCAGAACTTCCGGTAAACAAATAATCCGGATTGCCTTTAGCCGGCGGCGTAGGCAATTTAGATACGGCAAACAACCAATCCATTTCCTTATTCTTCTTAGACTCCAAATAAGGCTCGGTAGCGATCTTAAATTTTTCAGCTATTAAGTCAAAGAGCTTTGAATTTTTAAGGTTCATATGGACTGAAAAAGCCTGAGAAGGCGGTTTCCATATGAAGTTGCATAAGCTCATTGTATAATCTCCTGACTCTGCTATATAAGATTCCGTTACCTGAAGTATGACCTCTTTCTTGAATGAGGTGTTACCCATAAACCAACACAATCTGGATTCCGCTTCTTTTCTGCTGACACCTATGTCTTTTGAATATGATTCGTACATTCCTATCATAATCTTCAACGTTTCCAGGACCTCGTCCGTCATTTCCGGTGTCTCTATATAATTCACAAAAGACGTTCCTTTGTTGGTCAATCTCATCACGCCTGATTTTAATTTCTCAACCAGGCCAAGCTCTATATACCTCCCAGCATCTTTTTCCAGCATGGCTTCGATCATAACCGTATCCTTCTGTCTTATAGCAAGAAGATTAGCCAGATCATTAGGAGTCATGTCTGATGCTGCAAGTTGTCTGAAATTGATGTACATGCCTAATCAGCTTTAATAAAAATAACAGCCTTACCATCCTCCCTCTCTACGTGATTACACGGGCCTGCGACTACATCTACCGACCCGCATGTAATGTGGTCATTAAATATACATCCTTCACATCCTAAGTCTGGCTCTGGAGCATCCACACATTTTAATCTTACAAGTCCGGCATCAAACACTTCTCCTACTTTAAATTCCTTCTTTTCCATATTCCCTCCTTGTTTTTAACTGTTGTACCCTTCTTTAATAATCGAATTTCTACCGGTAGATACCGACTGTCGAAGATCGTCATGTACAGAATCTACCGTAGAATACTTGTTTCTGGTTGTAAAAATCACTTCCAGCATCTCCTTGTAGTCACCTAAAGCTACTTCGTATCTCGGATCCACTTTGGCTTTTCTTTCAGCCTCGGCATTACTTTTAGCCAGCTCTCGGTCGAGAAGATCTTCTTTGATTCGGTCAGCAATCATATCAAGCTCTTTCTTGATTACTTCGCCGGCTGCCCGAAGTTGACCTTCTACGTCGCCAAGCTGATCTTGGACGGTTCCTATTTCTTTCTTTAGACGATCGTATTCGTTAATCATACCCATATCACCTGCATAGCCGGAAAAGTCCTTGATTATTCTGGTTCCTTCTTTAAGGAGCTCAATGACTCGTCTTTTGCGTTCTCTGCTTATTAAAGACGGAAGACGATAATTCATATCCGCCACCGCCTTGTCGTGTATGGAGTTGATTAAAAACATCTCTCTTTCATCCCCTGCAAATTCGGTAAGAACCAAAAGGAACTTACTTATCAGGTATTCGTTTTCTTCTACTGTTAGTCTCATGGTTCTTATTTTTTTTTAATACAATGACTGTTCTTCTTTTGTCTCTTGTTCTTGTTCCTGATTGTCCGTAACGTCTTCCACAGTATAGAGCTTGGGCGGCGTCGGCGGCTGGTTGGGGTTCACGAACTTCGTCCCGCCCTCCCCGTACATCCATCCATGCCCTGGCAGGATCTCCGGGTGGATTGTATTAGTAAGCTCTTCCATACTAACTTGCCTTACCTTCAGTATATGATGAAACACCAGTCCGGCTGTCCTGAATGATGTTTTGTTTTCAGTTTTAAACCTATCAAGGGTCTGATACCAGTCTTTCCCAAATATCATATACTTATCCAGCCCGTACCTACGAGGATTGTGCAAACCTATCATTAACGTACATAACTGACCCAGCGTATCGGATTGGTAAAAATCAGAAAGACGCGGAGGCTGCTCTTGTGGGCTTTTTATCCTTCCTTCTATTTCTCTGTTGAATTGGGATATGATGAGGAAAAATATGTTTTTATATACTAATTTAGCTTCGTTCATAACCGCCACCAAATCATCTATAGCCGACTTAGGATCCAATCCCATTCTTTTTATCAAAGCAATATGATCGACTTTAAATATTATAAGACGTTTGTCTTTGTGTTTGGTAGCTATATGATACACAGCCGCCTCAAACTCTTTTACCGTACACGGAGCGTCGATGTATATTATATTATTTCTGATTTCACCTTGAAGGATTTCAAACATCCTCATCTCTTCTACTGTATTAGAATCTTGCCTTCTTAATATTTCAGGAGCCCGTTTTTTCATATCCTGACTCATTTTGCGAAGAAGAAGATCTTGAGGATTCATTTCGAACTCGCAATTGACAAGAAAATAATCTTCTGCTTGTGGGTTGATCATCGGATTCATCACATTTTCCAATATCTTTTGGGCCACATACGATTTACCCACAGATGGCCGAGCTCCTATGGCAATAGCATGCTGAGGGAAAATACCTCCAAGCAAAGCCTCATCAATATAATCGTATCCGGTTTTAGCGGGGATAAGCTCTCCCCGCCTGTATTTTAAGATATTCTCATACGCCTCCTCCATAACCTGTTTGGAGGTTTTGAAAATATTCCGGATGTTAACTTTTGTCGTTTTGTTATCGAATGTTCCAAACTCCATTGTGATTATTCGTTATTATGTGTATTTGCTTTATATCCATATGATTGATCTACTTCAATAGAAGTCAATCCATGTCCTATATATTTTAATTTTTTATATGATATATTTTTCTCATTTTCCCCATCTATATCTTTTATTTTAAAACTACCAGAAAGTCTTCTTGCGTAAATAAATCGTTTTTCACCATAAAACATTACTTTATCAAATAGTCTAAACCCAAATACCCTAAATGGTGATTGATTCATTCTTTTGATCCCTCCCTTTTGCATCTTCATTTTATGAATTTGCCTATTATGTCTCCGTGTGAGTTTCATCTTGAAATGATATCCAAGCCTTTTTGCTTTAAAATTCTCTGAGATAACAAATGCATCAGAAACATGGGACTTTTCGATTCTATGTTTTATCCGATTATGTTTCGTTATATATCCAAATGTCATACTAACGTTTGGATATAATGACTTCAATTTATCGAATAACTTCCATTTCGTGATTCCCATCGCGGCCGCATCACGAAGTGAAGTTCCTCTTTTTACCTTCAATTTAATATTCCCCTTATGGTACTCCTTATGGCAAGTTTCACATAAAGTAATCAAATTAGAAGGTGAATCTCCACCAGTCTTTCGCGATTCGATATGGTGGATATTAAGAATAGGATTTTTCGATTTTCCCTTACAATGCTGGCATTTGTGACCATCACGAAAAAAGTATGTATTCTCGAACATTCCAAAATCCAAGTTGCTCGCCTTGCTGGTATTCTTTTCCCAATATATCAGGATTCTTAATCTTTTGAGTATCAAACTGAGAAGTTTCTATAATTAATCTTGAAACAGGAAGGATAGAATGTATAAAACTGACAACCTTAATATGGGAATCAATTTTTTGACAAACAGATGGAGCTATCCATCCTTGGCGCTTCGACTTTATTCTGTTATTAAATCTCGGCTTTCTATACCTTATCCTATTCCTTCTCGCTTTCCTCAATTCTCTTCTTGTCGAAAGCAAATTAATGATATCATTTCTCAGAATAACTTCACTTGCGTAAAGCTCCTTGCTTTTCGTCGTAGCTGATAGACCAACATGTTTAGTTCCAGCATCAACGCCTAACACAATTTCCTGTTTGTAATCAGATGTGACGTACATTAATTTGATGGTAAACGGACATAAGTTGACAACAACTGCCTTTTTGTCTTTAAGCAGTCTTCTAACCTTACCATGCCTTGTTGTTGGCATCAAAGGTTTACCATCTATGTCTTGTACGTACACCATTTGTTACAAACTAATTTTTAATTAATAACTACTATTCGTAGTAAGTCAGATATATTTCAATCTGTTAGTACCCATCGCCAATGTTATTCAGAGGTTTCTTACAAGCAACACTGTATCCAAATACAAATACTGTTTAATCACCTGCCTTAGAGCCTGGAGCTTGGATAAACACTCCAGGGTAACTATACATTCTCCGATAACGTAGTGCTCGAAGCACTTAGGCTAATAACCGGCCAGTAAAACTGGATATACAAAAAAGTAAAATTCTATTTGTCTTTTTGTATATTATTTCGGAGATCTTGCATTTTTGTCACCTTTCGTATCCGATTTGGATCCCCTATTAGCTTTTACTGATTTATACCTAAGACCGTTCTTGGTATGAGAACAATCCTTTCCTTTTCTCCAGCCCTTACCCTTCTTCTTGTCCGTTTCGTAGTTTTTACGACCAAGCTCTCGGCGTTTGGCTTTCTGTTCCGGTCTGGCATTTATCTCCTTGTCCTTTTTAGCCTTTTTCTTCCTGGCTTCGGGATGAGTCCTGTAGTACTCTGTTGATCTGCCCATGTGCTTATATTTTTTTTGATTAATAATAGCACAAAGATAGGCAATTCGCGCCCTATTTCAGCCTGCCGTAGCTCATATCAGGATCACACCAGACATATCCGTCTTTCTCATCATGAAGATACTCAGGACATCCTCTACATGCGCTACTGCCTGACACTATTTGATTGTTTTTATTAGGGCACTTATCTCCAGGTTTATGCCATTCTATTCTCGAACCTGATCGTTCTTTGCTTACATGACAGAACTGAAAGATTTTTCCCATCGTCTTCTCGCCGAACATACCTATATGTGTGTATTCTTCCGGTATAGAGAGAAATTCAGATAAATCTTTATACATCCTTTTCCGTTCCTCCGGCGTAGACCATAGTCTGTCAAGTTCGGCATGGACTCTTATCTTAAGAGATCTCAGTGATGGCCCCGCAAGCCGGCCTTTAGCTTTTCCCTTATTCGGCCCTGATTCATGAACACCGACATAAGCGTTGCATGGTTTGCACATCATAACCATCCCTAAGCCTTTTCTGCTATATATTTTATCGGCATTTACCAGCTCAGTTTCTCTTCCGCAATAAGGACAAATTTCACCTCTTAAAACCCGTTGTTGGCGCTCATTAAGTTCCACACCCTATTCTTTTGTTTTTCTTTAAACTTTTCATACAAACTGCTTTCAGTTTCCATTTCTGAGATCTCTACCTCTACGTCCTCTCTTTTGAAAATTACTTTCTTGGCTGTCGGATACGCGCATTTAGAGATACGAATAGCATTACGAATAGCGTAAACAAAATACGTTTCTGGTGACGATTCGATCACCACTACCTCGTTTAAAGTGTTTTTGTAATTTTCCATATTATCTGCTTGCTTCAATTATATAACCTGGATTATCTTCACACGCCTCTTTATATTCGATAAGAAACTTAAGAAATGAATCATAAGACCCCCATCCGTTTTCCGGCTCGTATCTCAAAAGACTTTTTCTCTTAGAGATCATAATACATATACCTTTTGTAAGTACATTCTTCATCTCATTGGTATATATTTCTCTATACAATTCTTCTGGTCTCCAAACATAATCGTACAGCGTTTCTTTATTTTCTGATACGAATATCCTTTGTGCCATCTTGTTCATGTTGTGGGTAATGTTTGCAACCCATTCACGATCTTCTTTCTTCTTGTTCTTAATATAAACATCCAGGCTCATAATATTTTTCTTTTATCTTGTTACTAATTATCAAATCTGCCACATCATCTCCGTCTCCTACATTTTCAACATTTTGAAAATAGTCCGATACTTTTATCCTTGACTTCATCATCATCCCATCTATCTTTTTACTCCATGTCTCAAATGCTTGTCCTTTGTCCGGAAAAGCTACAGTCTTTCTATCTTTTAAAACATCTATCACTTCCGGCCTTAGATTCTGCAACCCACCGGTAGCTACAAATAACTCATCCGGTTTATTCACAGCGCATATAATAGCCGTCTTTTCTGATTCCACCAAATTAACCACCTTATCCGGATACTGGCTTAGAAGATGTTCTCCGAACAGGCATTGTCTAAACAAGAAGTCTCTTGCATGCAACGAGTGATAAAACATAACATGAGGCCGCTCATTGTCACCGTCTTTTTCTTTCACTCTTTTTACATCAATCTCATTCCCCTGGCTGTCGGTCTTTATATAAAAGTCCATGATCTTGCCGGTTCTACATACAAAATCTTTGTCTATCTGCCAGAATATACAACACCCTTTCCATCCCCATAAGTCCATTGTTCCGACATGATACCTCCTGAATACATCAGATACCCTTTCTTTTCCCCATAGAGACGATAAAAATCTAAATACGGTGTTTCTGTCGTCTGGAACCACAGTCCTCTCAAACTCGCTAAAAGGTATGTAATTTACAACGTCAGGATTTACAGGAGGACGATAAGCTCTTATACACTTGTTTCCCGAAATCCAAAGATCTTTGTCACCTACATCCTTACCAGTAGGTCGTTTATCGTAACCGCAAGTCCGTTCATGATCGCATCTTCCGAACTCGTTGCCAACAACCTGACCTGTTGCCACATCAATATAAGGAGTGAGGCACCGGCTTTTCCCGCAAGCCGGGCAGGTCAGCTTCAGTCGACTCCTGCCGGGTCTGCGGTCAAGTTGAAACCTGGGTACGTTTTCGTATCTTCTAAAATCAAGCATAATGCTTATTTATATTACAAATCTTTTAGACATTTCCTCAGCAATATCATATACGACAATATGATCCTCTTCATTGTAAGGCTTATTGATATTCAGCACTCCTTTTCTCACTTTGAACCTCTTGTCTTTTCTGATATGATTCAACATCCCTTGTTGGAACACACAGTCCGCTTTCTCCATAGCAGCATTTTTATCAGACCATTCTTTTAGCGTATAACCTTTACTGTTCGTGCTTTTTGGAGAAAAATTCATAATACGTGCATCAATTCCGTACCAGTTTTTAACCATTCTTCTTTCAGCCTCCAATTGAAAAGCGTGTTCATTTCGTATGTCACCTGATTTAAAATCTAAGATAACAATCTCTTCTTTCTCCACTTCTCTCACTTCCTTCTTCGGATCACCTTTTTTGAACTGCCCCGTAGCCCTTTGATACACGGCTCCAAAATAACCTTCTTCTTTGTATTTGAATGTCATTTTAACCATCGCATCTATCGGCGTAGCTACCAAATAATCTTCTAATGACAATATTCTTTCAATCATCATCGGCTTAACCTTATACTCCGAACAAAACTTAGCAAACTTCATAACTCTGACAATCATATCGTCAAGATCATCTATGCTACCAAAGAATTTGTCAAGATTCTTTTTTGATATTTTAAGCTTGCCTTCTTGCACTGTCTTAACTATAAAACTTCGATTTAAGACCATATCTCTACCTGTCAAGTACAATCCGTATAGGTAGTGCATGATCGTTCCTTTATCTGCATCATATTCTGATACTTCTTCCGGATTGCGACCAATCATCCTCATCTCCTGTCTCCATTCTTGAAGAGCCGTCTTGTCATCTACGAATCCGTCTCTGATCATGGTTGTTACCGAAGCATATATCTTGGCTGTTCCATCGTCCATCTTTCTTACATAAAAACGATTACCGTCTAATGTCAATCTTACGAATTTGGGAGTCTCGATCTTCTTTAACTCATCACAGATATAAAACGGTTCTAACGTTTCCTGATTTTCTGTAAACGGATTCGAATCCTCTTCTCCAGGGTTAGGAGCGGCTTCCTCCGCCGGAGCTTCCGGTTCCTCCTTCTGGGCCTGCTCTGGCTCAGGCGCCGGCTCTTTAACTACTGGAACCTGTCCGCCTCTTTCTGCTATGTCTTTGTTTTTTATTAAAGACATAACTTCCTTTCTCAATTGCTCCGGTGTTTGATTAGGATCTGACACCGACATCACAACATCGTTCATTCTAAACAACGTATTTCCTTTTCCCTCCACCATAGGTACAAACCCTAAATCTGTCAATATTTTTATTTTCTGTTCTATCATCGCAATTTCTCAATTAATTCCTCTTTAACATAATACAACACAGTTACAGTCTCATCAATATCTGTGGCTGCTTTCTCAAATACTATTTGGGGTTATATCTGTCAATTATTTCAATAATCAACCTACCTCTTTCTTTAATCATTCCCCTGCTTTCCATATCCAGTACCTTCTTTACCGCATATTTCCACACAAAAGGAAATTCTGTTTCAAGTTTATCAAATTCTATCCGGTCAAGATACATGTCGAATACCGTATGCTCCGATTCATGTAGAAAAACTATATTATCTCTGCAAGTGGCAACCGACTTATATATCCTTTTCGGAAGTATGTGACATACGTTACATACTGTAGGAAAATGAATAGCCCTACCAGTCATAGACATCCGAATACTATTTAGCTCTTCCAGCATAAGACGAAAAAACCCGGATAAATCCGGGCTCTCTAACTTTTTCTTCTTGCTGCTGTTTTTAATGGATGTAATTCTGTTTTTCTTCTTCGGAGTCAACTCTTTGCTCCTGCAAGCCTGGCATAAGCCATGACTTCTTATCATCACTTTTCGTCCGCATCGTTCGCAGACGTATAGCTTCTTTTCCTTGCTTTCCATTCGAATAATAACGATATTATTGAAAAGAACAATCCCGCCGAAGCCAGTAGATAAGGTACGTTCATTAATAATTTAGATACCTCGTCTGTCTTAATCACTATCAGAAGGAAAGCGCCTGCTGAAAGCAATGATATTATCGCCACAACAAGCGCTATGTTGGAAACTACATCAGCCTTACTCTTCACTCTTCTTCTCGCCTAATTTTTCAGCTCCCTTCTGAAGATCATATTTGAATACGTCAATGATCTTCGTTTCAGCAATAGCTTCGCAATTCCAGTCGCCTAACGTGCCCTGCATACCTTTAGTCAACACAGCTTCGGCATCCTTAGGATTGCCGGCCTGGACATATATATAGCATGGAGTTTTCTTTTCTTTACCTTTCTTTTCATCCAGTGTAATGTAATTCACCTTACACTTATACCAGTACTCAGCTTCTCCGTTGAAGAAGATTTCCGACACTTTAATAGGATTTATTTTAACAATGTCGAACACTTGAAATAAATCCTTGAAAATCTCTAAAGATCTTGATTCTGCCTCTGTATAAGATAAGGCATCTACCAAATACTTTTCAGTTACTTTCTTTTTTTTGCCGTTCTCGATATTATCAATCTCGGCTTTTACCGTAATTTCAAACCAGCGATTCATTGTATTAATATTTAATTAGTTGATTTTTCCCTTTCTCTATACTGTTTTTAAATCTTTCAGAACACCATTGCAAAACGTCCATCATCATCATCTCATTATTAGATAAGATACCTTTTATAACTAATGCCAATTGATGTTGTGACATTCTTAGGCTCATATCAAATCTTCTTTCCTCTTCGTTTACTATCGTAGCCACGAAATACTTACACCCCTCTAAGTGCGTCAGGGCTTCAATCATAGCTTCTTTTATCTCTTTTTCTTCCATTCTGTTTGTTTTTTTTGGACAAAGATATGTCTTTTGATAATAAAAAAGATTCAAAATGATTTAATTTAGCTTAATTACTGCTCTTTTGATTCGTTCGGCATAGGCATGTCAAACTTTTTCCTGATAAACGATTCTGTTTCTTCATTGAATGGATAGGCCTCCTTAATAAAATTCATAGCTACCTCCATATCACCGTCTGCTATATCTTTATACCTTTCAAAGATACCAACCAGGTCATTGTTATATGAACGCTCTTGTTTTATGTTGTACACGTATTTCAACACCCTGTCTTTAATTTCATTGGCTTTTTCACAGTATCATTGAAGGAATTTATACTTTTCAATTCTGGATCTTTGTTTTCCTTGTTTACCTTATCAAACTCTTCCTTGCTATATCCTGCTTCTCCTGTAATGGCTGGGCAAACACTTCCATTTATGATCCAAAACTGTTCATACGATCCTATCAGAAACTTTGATTCCATTTTAAATGCATTATATTTAACAAGCAAATTAGCCACCTCAGTTGCACCTTCTACGGTTCTAAAACCGATGCCGATATCTTTTAACATAAATACTGGAACTCCAGTTCTTGGATACACGACTTCTTTTTTGTTCTTTATATTCCAGTTTTTAGCTTCAATTGGAATACCTTTACCAGCAAGCTCTTTGTCTATATACAGATATATCTCTTTGCATGTCAATGACACAATCTCATCTCTGCTTAAATCAAAAACTGTTTTCATTTCTTTTTATTTATTAAATTAAACAATCTACCTCTTTGCTCAGGCTCCGTATATTCCACCCATATATCGGCTGCCACATTTCTAAGAAATTCCATAAAGTCTTGATGATCCCTGTATTCAACAGAGTCAACTTTTCTCACAAAACTTAGAATTTCCTTTAACATCTTATTGTTTTCTTCAAGAAGTTCTCTGTCGGTCATAACCTTTCATATTTTCTTCTTAACTCATTTTTACCCATTTGGCATTATCAGGTATTAAATCCTTAAATTCTTCTGGGATTTTCCCTTGATGCCACCAATCATTGGAAATGATTTTTCTCCCATCATTTGAAATAGCCTCCATCATTCTTCCTCCCATACCCATGAATCTTCGTGTTTTGTTGTTTGTATTGGGAACAAACGGATTAGCTATCCATGATTCTCCATCTATAATCAACCAATTGGGATTATTCTTATTCTCTTCATATAGTCTGATCCAAAACGCACAAGAATAGCAAACTCCATCTCGTTCCATAATAGACCGTATAGGACATTTACAAAAATGTTCTGGATTCATGCTATGTATATTATTTTGCCCCGACCCATCTTCGCAGCCGCATTTGGGACATATTTTCTTCTTTTCGCTTTCCATATTGCTTATGCTGTTTTTAAGGTAATAGATCATCTAAATAAGCCCATGATTCCATTTCATCTAATCTGTATAAAATACATCCTGGACGGCTGGATATAAAAGTTTTGTTCTCTTCCAATATACCCATAATTGGATTCTTTGATCCTATTGTTGATTTCTTAGGGAGAAACACAATAAAACGGTGGCAATCTGGAATTACTGTTATAGAATGCCACACGCTGTTAATGCGCCACTCTGCACCAGCTTTAAAAAGAGGAATAGCATATTCTTGTTCCATGTCTATTTAGTTTTGAATTAATGTGAAAAGAGCAATTATAGCCGCAACTGATATAATAGATAAAATAATGTTTGCCAATGCATGCTTTAAGAGGCGCCTTTCGAGATTTGCGATATGCTTTCTTAGCCCTTCGCAATGTTTTTTGTAGATCTGGATTCTTTGAGTTCTTTGTTGTATTTTACCATATTTTCGTCGCACCATTTCATTATATCATCACTTGCTTTGTTAAGCATATCTCTGATTTTTTTATCATCATAGAATGGTATTTCAACATCAGCACAAGTATATGGATTGTATGATACTCCGTATGTATAAAAGCGTACTTTCAATGTGACAACTTCAGGCTTAGCCATTTCTTCGGCTTGTTTCTTTATCTGCTCATCTGTTGCTTCGGCTTTAGCTTTAAGCTCATTGTAGTCTTCTATATTCAGCAAAGCCATGTTTTCAAATTCTGTATTCATATCTACTATTTCTTATTTAGAGTGAATGTTTGCCAAATGCTTTATCCCAACGCCTGCTTGCTATTTGTACACATACTACCAACGCATCACGATATTTACGGGATTAGATGGTTCTTATGTGGCGGATGTTGATAATCCTAACAACGCATTCGTACTGATTTTTGCAAACTGTTCACTCAATTATTTTTAATTTTTAATTAATTCAATTCCTATAATATCTTCGTAATCAATATAGTGCATCATTGAAACACCGTTGTCATCATCAGTCATTATTTCAACACAAGCAGAACAGCCATTGAACGCACCTTCGATTGTTATACCTGTTAATTGCCTAAAGAATCCTAAAAATTTCTTTGGTTTGATAACCCTAATGCGGACAAGATCATTCCAAGTTATTCCTTTCTCTTTGCAAATAGATTTAAACTTCTCGGCTGTCATAGCTCACTTATTTTTTACGATTACGTTTATTCATTTTCTTCTTCTTACGATCTTTCTTGATCTGTTTTTCGCTTCTTCCGGATTTGCAAGAAGAACCTTTACATGCTGGCGGTCTATTTTCCCACATCGGGAGGCTGGCTTCTATTTCATCCACAAAAATAGGCTCTTTAGGTATTAGTTTATTGTAGTAGACATACTCGTTATCCATGACTTAGTTCTTTTTAGTTGTTATTTAATCTTCTAAATTATCCTTACCTTCTAATTCAGATAATGCTTGTTCAAATTCCTTTATTTCCTTTAAGGCGTATTCCTTACGATAGGTGATAATATCACGTTGCGTATAATCCGTAAAAAATCTGTCTATCAGGCTATTATAATAAAACCGTACAGGTTCTTCACAATGATTTAGTAAAATCACAAAATTGGAATTTCTCGGATGAAAACACAAGAATCTGTAATAATTCACTTTCCCTGCTATACATTCAATTAACTTTTCATCCATCTTCAATTTATGGATGTCTTCTATGTTTAATATCGGTTTCATATCTTTAGTTTGTTTTAATATCAATTCGAATAAATATAATGCATTCCTGCTTCATATACCTTATGTACATCAGGGTCATTCTTGTCTTCCTGTTCCAATTCACTCTCTTCGCAAGTATAATCCCATTCAGAGTTGTAGTACATATCCTCGTCTGTTTTCTCCAAGGAACAATCTTTCATTAGATTCATATTTTCTCCCCATACTGCAACTTCTTGTCGTTGCTCTTCTTCTGTCATAAGAGATATTTTGTCTTTCAATTCTTTCCAAGTCATGATTTTCAAAAGATGATTAATAGTTTATTCTACATCAAAAAGCTGATCTAACACCAATAATTCGGCATCCATATCTTCATCTTTCGGAAAACGAACTTTTATGTTTCCGAACTTAGATGTCTTGAATAAGATGTAAGGATTCATGTCTTCGGCAGTCACCGGCTTATATTCCTTAACTTCCGACATCTTGAGATACCAGTCGCCTATTTTTACAAATCCGGAGAAGATAGAACACAGATGCGCTTTCACGGACTGTATCTCCTTTTTATCTTTGAAAGGTATAATTTCGTCCTTTCCCCCTTATCTTGATTGACAGAAAAGGACGAATGTTATCTGTTTCATTTTGGAACTTGAAGCCTGTTATAGCTTGCTTGGGGATTCTTCTTCCCATTAATATGAAATAAGCCATTGCGATAAGTTTATGTAAAATAGTATATAATTGTTTCAATTAAATAGATGCAAATATGCGAATTTTGTTTAGATATCCTTCTGTCATCTCTATAAAATTCACACAATCTAATTTGCTTAACTTGTAAATCAACACTGGATTGTGTACTATGGCTATAATTTGTGTTTGTGGTTTATGGAATGACAATACATTATAAATTTGCATTATGTTGTCAATGTCAAGATTTCTGTCTGGCTCATCCATGAGAACCGTGTATTCAAAACTGCTTTTTGTTAATGTTATGCGGTTTCTTTTATAATACTTCAACAGGTTATCAATTCTTTTAATCCAAAACGCATTTGATTTTTTCTTGTATTCTACAAGATCTTGTATTGGAAACGTATAATCCTTTTGACCGAACATTAAATTGAAAAGTGATTCCAATGATAACACCACTTTCTCTCCATAAGATCTTCTAATATTATTCACATACAAATCTAAATTGCTGATATTTTTCAATACGCTATCTCGATTCATCTCCGTAGATGGCAATAAACGGAATACTTTCCCTGCATAATCGGATAATATGTCAATCCCATCAAAAACCTTGTCATCATCATCAAATATAGATGGAAAATCCAGTGCCTCGATCGGCATTTCAGAGCACATAGACTTCTCGCATAACGCATACATTGATATGATATTAAGTAAGGTCGATTTTCCACTACCGTTTTCGCCTATAATCACATTCACTCCTGGCTTGAAAATAAATTCTCTGCCATTTTCAAATGCTTCTATGTCCGAAACATATTCAAATGGAGTTTTCGTATTGTCTTTTATTTTTACTGATGTTATCATTGTAATCCTTTTTAAAAATCAATTACCGTCCGAACCCTGTAATTGTAGCACTTGTTGTCGCTGAGCGTGCCACCACTGGAGAAGTACACGTACCACGCATAGTTCTGGCTGTTCTCAGTACTGGACCAATACCCAGCCAAGAAGAGGGGAGATGCCGAAACATAAGCGAATGCTTTGTTTAGTTCGTCCATATAATGGTTCATTAAATTTAATTGACCAAGAGATGGTATATACTCGTCATCTTCCAGCAGATTTCTCAATTTTGAATTTCTGGCTACAAGGCGTTCCGTATTGCCGCGTCCGTCAATGTCAAACAGCGCATCACATTCACGTTCGTAATATGTCCCACTTCCGGATTCTTCACGGCTATCATCGTCAAGCAATTGTATGATATCATGCTCCGTCAGTGAGATTGCAAATGACATGTATCTGTGCTTCAACCCAATGTATCGTACACAATCTTTGGAGTTATCGCCGGTAAACGGCTCTGCATGTCCGTCTTTGTAGATTATATACAGTCCGTCAGTTGACTCTTTCTTATCCTCTTCGGATGGTACTCTGTTTTCACATGTACATTTCTCACTTTTGGATCTTACGATTATATTCAACTCATTTAATACATGATCCCTGATGACGCTCTCGCACGCTTTTCTTACAAAATCATGATCTCTTCGTTTGAGTTCATCATTCACCATGCATCTGATCCAGTTTTCTATCTGGTTGTCACCTCCATATGTATTAACCATGTACCGTTTTACGTGTTTCTCCAATAACGGCTCTATGTTTTTGATTATATCTTCTTTGGTAAGGTGAAGTTCATTTAATATACAGTTCCTTACTGCCTTGCATTCTTTACTTGTGCTCATGATATGCCCATTTAATACTGTGAATCATATTTTCTTTCTCTCCCGCTGTCTTCCCCTATAGGATTATCCCATCCGTATTTTACAGCCGTAGCTTTAAATAGAGGTAGCCCGTAAAATCCATAATCATCCTCATCCCAGTCTTCAAGACCTTCTTCCAGGATGTAGTTCCACATCATTACACATTCAAACATTAAACTGGCTGATATTCCTCTCTGATTTAATGCCTTTTCAAAACCGAATCTTACATCTTCTTCAAGCTGTTTCAAAACATTCTCCCTGGTAAATTCAACTACAGTACTGTTCCACCTTTCTTCGTTATTGTATTCTTCGTTCGGCTCCATACCGAAATCCTTTATCATGTTATATGGGATAAATTTAGCCAGTCTGTTAAAATCTCTACCGTCTAAACATTTTGATGCTAATCCTTTAAGTTGTTCTAATGTTTTCATAAGCAATTTTGTTTTATAGGTTAATCCCATCCTCCAGTAGTGTACAAAGATACATCTTCCTCCTCTACGTTTACACCTTTAATAGCCTGTAGAAGTTTTTTCTTTGTCTCCCGGCACATATTGTAACCATATCCTTTATACCGATATGAGCGCTCCCATGTACTTACTGGAAAAGGGATATTTTCGTCAATAACCAGCCTCTTCATATGAAGATGTTCGAAGAATTTCTCATGATAGAGTAGTTTGTACTCGTATGCTACTATACTTGCAGATGAGAATGGAAAATAATCATCTTCTTTTTCTTCGTATTTGGGCTCCTTATAGTAAGCCATTTTTGTTACAGTAAAATCGAAGCTCCTAAGAATCTCTTTCGGCTTTCCAAACTCTGACTCTATGAACTCTATCCATACCTTTTCTCCCTCTTTCTGGAACGCACATACCTTCTCATTTCTGTACTTAAATCCCCATCCTTCTTTCTGATGTTTTTCATCATTGAACAAATCAACAGCTTCCTGAAAATCGCTTTCACTTTCAAAGAAAATATCAATATCTTTCACTTTTTCTCCGGAAAGGATATTCTTAAAACATCCACCAGCTATGAACCCTTTGTGACCTTCCATATACTTGTCAAGCCATCTTATTTGCCAGAAATTATCTGGAGTATCTATTACAAAATTGTTCATATCGTTTGTATTTTGCTGTTACCAAGCGAGATAAAAATTCCGCTTCACAATAATACAGTGAGTGTAATTGCTTAGGTCGATTCCATTGTCCGTAAATGTATCCAGGACCCGTTTTTCCACGTATTTGAGTTTTACTGTTATCCCCTTCTTAAACACTTCTATTAACTTCTCATTGCACTCAATAGGTCCAATAAGACAGTATCTATTCGAAGGACTGTCTGATATACAATATGTCTGACATCCTAACATGTTGCTTAAAGTTACTTCGTTCATAATTTATCTATGATTTTAATATGGTGTCCACAAACTCCGTTATTTTATCAACTGATTTTTTTGATAAGGTATATCTTCTCCAATCCCATCTAAAATGCGCTTTTGGGATATTTTTAGTAGAATATTTTTCATTTCCGTCCTTGTTAGTCCATTCGTAATTATCCTCCGGATCCGCCACTTTTATTCCCGATTTAGGTCCGTTACGAAAGCTATATAGCATTCTTATAACCGATTCAAAATCCGAACCTATATCAAATAGCATATGATACACCTTGTTTATTAAAGCCCTATCAGCTTGTTCCAAGTCTTCACCAAACAACTCTCTTACACTCCAATTTTTCATTTCTGAATAACGAATGAAATTAAGTTTCCCTTTTTCTATATTAGGATATTTTCTTGATAATACAAGCTCCAAATCTCTTACAAATGACTCTTTTAGCTTCTGTTGTCCTAACAAGGCGGTGTATTTGCTTACTATATCCATTATCCAAAGTTTTTTAATATTGCTCCAAACGAACCATATTTAATCCCTAATGTATCATGTGCCTTTTGGGATCCACATTCACATTCACCAACTCTTGCGCCGGACTCACACTCGCATAAGTCTATTCCCCAATGGTTAACGCAGTGATCACAGCAGTAGGACTGGTGAAGCCATGTGGCATCACCAGTATCCAAATCCAATTTTTCAAATGTTTCCCAAAACATGCTATTCGAAGCACCATTATCAAATCTGATAGTGACTGCGCCGCATTTACATTTTTGTATGTATTCTATTTTCATATATGTTCCATTTTCAAAATTTCTGGGGACAGATATTCTTGTAACTCCAATTTGCGTATTGGAACAAGACAATCCAGATGTTTAGCGTCCATTTCTTGCCTATTCTCATCTACCCACATTAAAGTATCTTTACTGCTACATTCCGGGCATTTGTCAGCTCCACATGGAAGAAGCATTTGTGCTCCACATAAGACACATCTTACCCAGTCTCCGTGCTGCACCCCTTCGTATGTTCTTGTTTTCATATTTGTCATTTTATCATTTACAACTTTCACTTCTTCGCTCCACAAACGTCTCTTATATATCGGAGTGATGCCGATCAGAATACCACTATCTTCACCCCAATACTGAAGTGTTTTGGACTCAATTTTATGATGCAATTCCTGTATTCCTCCTTTGTTTCTGTCATAAGGATAAAAATCAGATAATTTTACCATTTTCATTTTTCTGGATTTTCAGTAGTTCCTAAAAGACATTCATTACCCTCAAAATGAATACAATAATCCCATAATGTTCCATTGGAACATTCGTACTTATAAGGCAATCCATTATAATCGTCCACAATTTCCCTTGCAAACAAACTGATATTCCATTTTTTATTTCCTTCTTTTCTTACCAGCACTTTGTCAAACGGCTTAAAATCATATTTCGACTTTTCCTCAATCCCGAAGAAGCGTTTCAGATACTCTTTAGCTTCAGGTTCTTTGCTTGCCTTTAATGCGTCAACCAACTTTTGTCTTTCGGATTCAGTGGCAAATCTGTATTTTTCTATCTGATTTTCCCAAGCAGATAAACCATCTTCTATTTTAAGAATACCTTTTTGATTTAAAGAGGCATAAAAAGACGTTAAATATTTCCCATGTGTATTTAAAATAAAGATATGGCTACCATCTTTATTACTTAACACCTCTCCATCTTTAAACGTAGTATATTCTGGAACTTCAAGAAGGAGTCGATTTGCGCTGCTAAGTGCTTTTCCTGTAGCAGAAAACCAGTCTGCCGATACAGAAATCGAATGAATTACAACCAATAATGGACAATTTGACGAATTGTCTTCATATACGATTTCTGCTCTATTTTGTCCTTTCTCTGTCACAATACGACCTGCTATTTCCCCTATGTTTATTTTTTTCGCCGTTTCTAAATCAAACGGGATTGTTACCATTTTATATTCCATAATCTTATTTGTTTTTATTAGTTCCTAAAAGATGTTCGTTGCCTTCGTATGGGATACATTGACTAAATCCTACCCCTCCTAAGCATTCGTATTTATTATCTCCTACTGATTCTCTGGAAAATAAATGCAATTTCCACCTCTCTTGGTTAGTTCTTCTCACCAGCACTCGTTCAAATGGTTTGAGGTCGTGTTTCGGTATCTCATCTAATAGATACTCATATTCACTTAAATATCGTTTTATTATATCTATTTTTCTACTGTCTTCGGCTTTTATAATCTTTTCTGCTAAAAATTTCTTCTCTTCTTCTATAGCCTTTCTTACATGCCGTTTTTTATCTTCGTCATACACATCAGTCCATAATCCGCTATGATCAAACTCAATATCTCCAGGTGTTACCATTCCACATATACTTCCCATTACCCCTTTGGTAATAAGTCCATTATATATAAATTGACGTCCTTTAGTGCTTGTTAATACATCTCCTTTCTTAAAATACGCTCCAGCCTCTACCCTCAATTCCAGAGTGGCGTCAGCAAAAGTACAACCTTCTGTGTTAGCATATATAGCGCTTATCCCATATCCATCTTTTTTTACAAAAAGCAAATTATAAGGACTTGCACAGTTTTTCGACTCATATACAAATTCTATTTCAATATCATTAATTAATACCGAACCTTCTATTTCTCCGCTTTTGATTTTTCTCGCCGTATTTAAATCAAACGGAACAATAATTGGATTTTCCATATCTTTTCGTTTTTAATTGTTATAAAATAAGATGGGTTACTTAAACCCATCCCAGTTGTTTTGCTATTCTCTCCATTTCGTTATATGCTATCCTATGACATCCAGCGGTTAGCAAATCGTTTTCGTACCGATTTAGACTCCACTGGTGACCGGTAATGTCCTTCACCAGACCGTGCCGAAACTCGGCGCCCCGGTGCATTGCCGACACAGCCCTCCACGGTTTTCTGGCTTCTGCTATTCCAATCTTTATCTGTTTACTTGTCTCAATAATATTTCCTTTTATACGAATCCAGGCGTTAGGTTTTTCACCAGGAATATAGAAAGGTGTATTCAAGAAATTGATTTCTCCTGACTTCCACTCTTCCAGTTTTTCATCAAAATCCTTGTAACGGGCTTCTTCTTCCTTTCTTAATCTCTCTAATTTTATTTTTTCTCTTTCTTCCTCACCCTTTCTCCATCTTTCAGATCTTTCTGAATACTTAATCCATGTACCTTCCCCGCAAACTTCATCAACAATCACATTTACGGTCCCTAACACTTTTAATCCTTGATGATCCAATAAAATTTGAAAGATGCGTTTTAATTCATGTACGTGCTTACGCTTGATACTATCTCCGCTCTTGGATAATTCATGATTGGTTCCAAGCCAATCATTAACACTCTTTTTAAGGATACTCTTAGCAGTCCCCATGTTAAAGAACTGAATGTAATCCATCATATTCCCAAAAGCGCCCCAAATATCTGTATAAGATAATTCTGTTTTAGCTCTTTTGTATTTTTCAATAGACTTCTTAATTGATTCCAGTTTGCTGGCAACAAACCTCATATTACCAGTATCCGATATATTATCCCCTACACTGAAAACCATTGCCCAAGTTGGTATCGCATTACGAACATAGCATTGATGTTTGCTCGTGGTAGCAGAATAATAATCTTCATTTATCAGGTATGCTTTCTTCCCTTGTTTGTTTTTTACTATTCTCCCGACTTCAAAGTGATGCCCATAAGAATAAATACTTGCACCTTCAAAGAAGAAATTGCTCCCTGATGCTGATTCTTCTTGTTCATGAGCCCACAAGTGAGCGACCATTGAATTGTTCATATAAATATCTTTTTAATTGTTTAACTTACCTTTATCATATGACATTCTCTTTTCGTATTTTTCAATACGTTCGGTTATCATATCGCAGAAGACTTGCCCCTCTTTTTCGGAACCTCTGAAGTAACCAACCATCTTCAGAATATTTCCGTCAAATTCATGGACAAACTTGTTATAATAATGTTCACCCATAACTTTCCCGTATTTTTTCTATGAACAAATCCTTGTCCAGTGATTCATCCTTAAAGCAACGATTGTAATCCCATCTTACGACACGAAACAATGTTTCGAAATTCAATCTTTCCATATCTAATATTTTATTTAAGTTCAAACTTGATTCCCTCCGGCAACTTGGAGCGGTCTACGTTCTTTACAAAGTCGTCAGACTCTTCCTGTGTGATTTTCTTTTCGTAACTATCCCAGTTGAAAGACAAAGTGTTCGTGTGAGAATAATATATAACATTGTCGGTAGACAACCCATAATCAAACACACAGAGCATTATCTTCTTTTCTGCTTCTGCTTGTCTGATTTTCTTATCGTATCGCTCACAAATTTCAGCACGCTTTTTCAACATCTTTGCCTTATGAGCCTCTTCCCTACGTTTTTCGATACTTTCTGCGGAATAATACCCAGCTTTAATGCGCTCTTCAACAAGCAAACGTTCCTCGTCCGTTAATGTCAAAGTAAACCTTTCCTTTTCCGGCATATACGGATTTACCCATTTCTTGCCACACAATTTTTCAAGTTCCGCAATAAGTTCTTCTGATTCTCTTTTCCATCTATCTACGATTCCAAGACTGAAAAGTAGATACTTGAAATACAGCTCATCCTCAGAAGCTATATATAATTCTACGCATTCTTGTTCTGATATACGCAAATACTTCATTGCGATAGACATACCACTTTTTCTAATATGATATATGCCATTTCTAACCGGATACATAGGAGCACCATAATGGTTACAAAGATGCAACGATATGAATTTCGCTAATTCCGGAAAATGTTTTGCAACTTCATCGTGACAGCGGCCTCCCATATACTCCTCGTATTGTCCACGTTGATTTTTCCATCTAACATCGGCTGTTACGCTCCAGTCACACATATTGTTATGACAATCATCATCTAAAGATATTGTGACTGTTATTCTGTATTTTTCTTTGTTTTCTGTAAAGAATTTTGTACTTAAATAAGTTAGTTTGTTTGTAGTTTCCATATTATTTCAATTTAATCATTACACTTATGAAAAATAAAATCTGCACACTCTCCGGGAAGTGTTCCTGCGTCATTACAACGGTAAAACCCTTGTGCTTCCAAATCTACATCTACCGGATAACCTTCTGCTTTTTTCAAAAAAGCATCTATTTCCTGTATTTCTTCTTCAGACAGTCCGGTATAATCATCATTTATCAGAGCGCAAGCCCAATAAACCGGAAGCCTGTATCTTATTATTTCTATCATGCTACCTTCGTTTATACACATTCTATTATATCCACATCATCAATTTGAGCAACCTGCACACCTTCGCCGTTTTTTATGATATATACGTTAATTGCAAAAAGGCGAGTAGAAACCATTTTTTGATTCTCCTCCAGTGATGGGATTATTATCCTCATCTAACCCACCCTATACCTCAAAATGATAAGTCTGCAATGACAATCTTCAAATACCGGAACCAAACCCTGTCCCCTGAAATAAGCAGTAGCCACCTTAAAAGCATATAGCGGATTCACTTTCTCAATTTCTTGCTGTGATTTATAGAAAGATGCCGGCTGACATATATAGAAATTTTCATTGCCAAGACTTCCAAAAAGCCAATCCATACTACCTTCATCACAATTAGTGCCACCCAGTATTATTAAATCACATCCGGTCTTCCGGGTTCCCAAAATAAATGCCTTGTTCTTATTCTCTGGCTGCATGAATATCTCTTTATTGATATTAAACCAATCACCCTGGCAACTCTCTACATCCCGGAGAACAATCTCGTCAATCTCACGGGCATATTCTTCTTGTGTTTTCATAAGATATGTTATTAAATGTAGTTATATAACTTCTGAATAAAATCACTCATGGTATTGGCATGTACTCTAAGATCATACCAGTCCATTTCTTCAATATCCCAAGGTCTATTCTCCTTTATACTTGGATAGAATACGTTTGTGTCCCCTATCTTCAAATTAATCAACTCATCTATTATCGATTCCGGTTTGCCAACAATGAAATACCAATGCATCGAAATCTCTTCTTTATCAAATTCTTCCCATTCATTATTCCAAAACTCTTTTGATGTCATGGATGGGCACTCACTCATTAACTTCTCCCAAGCCTTCTTATCTTTGTTTCTAGAACAATAGACTTTTTTAGTTTGCTCTGTAATAGGAATTTTTATTATTTTCATATCTATATAGGTTTTAAAAGAAACTCCAACAACCTGTTACGATAAATTCTCCCATTCCGTATTCAGCAAGTTGCTTAAACGATTCTATCCCATTGCAATAATAAAAAACATCATCATTGTCATCATCGTTGATGCTCAACGATAGTTTTATTGTCTTTCTTTGTTCATCTCCTGTCTTTTTCCACACAATCTGACATTCTACGTATTCAGGCTCCTTACCTGTTTTTTCTACAAATTTATGAAATCTTAAATCAATTTCATGTTTAACTGCTTCAACGTTAGATATTATTACCTCGTTTTCACAATCCCCGCAAATAGCATGCATAAAAGATCCATCAAAATAATCTATTATTTTTCCGGTATTCGGATTTACTATGGCTTCACAGGCAACATTTGTTCCACCACATCTTGTACATATATATCCCATAATTATCTTCTTTTAAAATGTTCAATAATTTCATCTACTGTAGCCTTACGCCACGCAGAGCAGGCCGCGTCTCCCCTGAACCTGGGCTCTTCGCATTCTACCCACCTGTCTCCTGTGGCGTCTGTCACTATCAGCCATTGACCTAAGTCAGTATTATTTGCTAATGCTGCTATAGCCATAAACATATCATCATTGGCTCCACAATCTATCCATCCTTCATCCTTCCATGCTTCTACTGATTTTTCTCGCAATTCCATGTATTTTAATATTTCTGGATTTGTGACTATGCAATTAGCTCCTTTTTCTTTCACCAACCAACGATATCTTAATGACATGAGGCTTTCTCTTAATTCTTTGGTGTTCTTTCTGATAATACACCCTCGTGATCTCCCCATCTCCTTATTCTTTCAAGTTATGTTCTTCCATTATTTCTTCTATCAATTCGTCTGTTTCCATATAACAATCCCAACAGGAATCAACCTCTTCCCATTCTTCTCCCTCTTCATTCTCCCTGGATTCATCTTCGTATTTCTTGACAAATTTCACTTTCTTTTCAAGCACATACCCTTTTACATCTCCCCACATCCACATACCTATGGACTTTACTTCATTATCTATAATTTTGGCACAATCTTCTTTCCAATCTCCTTCTTTGTTGCAGACTTCATTATCATATTTTTCTTTTGTAACGTATGCTATCCCTTTTATATAATCACCTTGACTATAACCCCTTGTTGACCACTCTATAGCTACCACATCTTTTCCATATTTGGATATGATATCTAACAGGTCTTCATCATCCAGATCCTCTATTAATTCTCCTCTGTAATCAAAGTCCTTCAAATCACCTGGTAAAAACTCTTGACCTATATATGGACTTGTCTTATGCTTCAACTCCCATACATTGCTACCTCTGTTGTATGTGAATGAGATCCCATTCGCTTCCCCTTTCTTTAAATATTTTACAATATCTTTCTGTTTTATATGCTTCATTACAATAGCATCAATAACATCTCTAAGATCATGCTTGTTATCGTAGAAGAAAGTTTTCCAATTGCATTCATCATGCAATCGATGCATATCAGAGTATTCAAAAAAGAATGACCCAAACAAACCCCAATTAGTTATAGGGCATTCTGAATCATGGCAATAATACACTTTAATGCGATAATCGCCTACTTCTTTTGTTGTAATAAGATCGTCTTCCATGTCTTTATATTTTAAATAGTTCTTAATTTTTCTGCTGCTGTCATAATATTAATCTGTTATTCTGTAATAATAATCAAGTTCTTCTCCCTTAAAGTTATTCATGGCATACTCGTCAGCTTCTCGCCACAACCGGTCATACAGTGCAGCCAGTTCACGATTGCTGTCATAATGCTGCCAGATTTTATGATTCAATACGAGCGTTAATTCCGTGAAAAACTTATAATCATCTTTCCATTCACTGAATGCACGTTTGTAGGTATCTTTGACACCTGCTACACCATACTTGTCGGCTATGCTGAAATCTTCCCAAAAGGTAGTTATCCGGTCATAGCCGTTCTCCTGCATAAATTCTCGAAATGTCATAAGCTATTATTTTAATCTTCTTTTTTACATTATGCTTACTTTTTCCAGCACCAAAAATTCACAGCATATTTTCCAGTAGTTATAAATATCTTATCTCCTCCTATCTCCGCAAGTATGTTCTTTCCAAAAGACTCCGTACTCGTTTGTTATCATAACATGCTTTCCTGGCTTCATTCTCCACAAATTAAAATACCTTGTCACATTCATAGTGGCATTAAATAATGATATTTCATATCTTGTGTTTCCATTTTTATCACGCCCTATGTTTTTAATATAACATATGTCTGGCTTGTATTTGAAATAATTAAAAAGCCTATACCAGCCTTTCCCATAACATGTCTCACAATTCCATTTTCCAGCAAGCCTTCTGTATCCCCTTACTGGTATTTTCACTATTTCCCTTGGCACGATTTCAATATACTTTCCTTCTCCGATTGGTATAGTCATATTACCTGCCTCTTCCGTACAAAAGTATTCTATTTCAGATGCCATATCTTTATATACATAGAACCGGTATAGGTTCCCGTCAGGGTCTACCCGATCCATATAGTATAATATCACTTTGTCTACTTCTATTCTTATTTTCTCCATCTTTGTCCTCCTTCCTTGAATAAAAAAAAACGACACCTATCTTCGCAGACCAGTGCCGGCAACTAACTTGCATGGAAAACTACTTAACTTCAACTAATTCTACAGAGTTGTAGAATTTAGTGAAGCTACCAACAAATTCTCTTATATTTTTATATTCTTCTGGTCGTTTTCTGTTACCGTCTTTTATATAATTCACCCACAGTCTATCCTCTATGTTCTTAATCGCATTCTCTATCGTAAATTCGTCGCTGACACACATTAAACACGAAGACCCTGTTTTCTTATGCGGTTTGTACATTCTTGAAAAAGACCATATTTTTATTCTGTCGTATATATATCCGTTATTAGGATAAACGAACCCTATTCGACTGTCACCTTCTTTAGCGTAAAACACACCTGGCTCTTTCCCACCTTTCTTATACACAATAAATCCTTTTTCTTTTAGGATCTTAGCTATCTTATTTATCTTGTTCTCTACGTTCATTGTAATGCAAGTATTTAAAAACGACCCTCATTATAGTTGCGAAGTTCTCTATCTTAACCCACTCATGAGCTACTGCTCTAAGTACAGATGTCTCATATGTTGGAATATTGTCTTCTTCAAGCACCTTACAAGAAGCCAGAACTCCTTCAGTCGGCTTTAGTCCGCGGTCATGCAGCTCGCATAGACCGTCCGGCCGGCGGAACACGCACCACCCGTTCTCTTCTGCTGGCTGGATCATGTCTATCGGTTTTTCTCTCGCAAGCCTAAATCCAGTCATTCACTTTGTTTCTTTTAATCTGTCAGCGTATCCGGCATCTATTATGGCTTCTATGTCTTTTGGTGTACCAATACAAGGAACTTCACACATGTTCTTGCATTTATCACATGAACAAGGCTGCTCCCATCTATTATGATCTATGCCAACCAACTTCTTTATCCGTTCTACTTCCTCTTTCATACTTCTTTTGTTAGTTCATCATAATAAGCTTTCAGTTCCGGTGAAGCGTATTCCATAAATGCTTCAAACAAGTAGGGCACCTCTATTATCATATTCACATTACAACCTTCTGCCTGTGAAAGCAATTCAGGATCATTACTGTACAGACACGCAACATGAGCACCTATATTAAATACATGCAAATCTATCCTTACGTATTCTATACATGAAGACAATGCATTAAACAAATTCTTTACTTCATTCTTGTCAAAAAGTTCTACAAATTCTCTCAACCCCATCATTTTACTACCCTTTCTACGTGTTTAATTAATACTACTGCTATTCCCTTACCGGTTTTTATCGCACATTCCGATCCTTTTATCCATTCTACACACCCTACATACGTTTCCGTAGTATGAAATCCGGGATTATATTTTCCAGATGTAGTGAACTCTACTGTATCCCCTACCTTCAGATCATCAAAAGCAATAGACCATATGGTCCAAATTCGATCATGTCTCCCAGGCTGAATGGCTCCGATTACGCCCTTCTTGCGACCGTTTTTTATTGCCCTTAGTATTATCTTTCTATCACATTCGATAAGGCTGCAAAAGCGCCCGTAAAAGGTTAAATCAACCTGTTTTCCTCCTATTTCTTCTCTTATTTTTGTTATTCTGTTCATCTTCTGATTTTGTTTTAATTTTTTCTTTGTTTTTTCTATCTTCTATAGAAGATGATAATAGCATTATCTTTTCTATGTTACTTTTTGACTGTAAAAAAGAATCGCATTTCATTACCACTACCACCTTCTTAAGTTCCCCATTATCGTATAGCGATACACGCATCATGTTTTGCGCCTCGTCCACTATCAGACCTGGAGTAGTCTTAGCCATTTTGCGTAGCTTATTATACTCCGGTCTTTCCATTTCCTCTGTTTATTACTCTATAGTATTTATCCTTATCCCCTTCTTCCAACTTCTCCAAGTAGAAAATTCCATCATGCAAATGAGACAAACAAAACCTGTATCCGTATTTCTGCGTTCTTCTTACATGATCCCGCAGTCTTATCTCTTCACTTTTGTCTTGTACTTTGATCTTAATACTGTCTCCTTCTTTGATTGTGTATAAAATAGTTTGAATCTCTTCTTTTTTCATCTTATAAAATATTTTAACGGCAGCACCTATACTCACGCACCACTACTGCCTTATGTTTAACAATTAAATACTTAACTCTTCAATGGTCAAGCCTTTTTCTTTTGCCCACTTTAGCATCGCGCATAATTCTGTTTCTGACTTATATTTCGGATCACGCCACGCCCATCCGAATTTATCCAGGACATGATGATATAATTCGTCGGCCTTTGCCGTGTAAATGTCTTTGAATAAATACTCCGAACCTTCCGGTATAAGCGTTTCCGTTGTTGCAAAATCGGAATACGACAAACATCCGTAAGCATATTCTATTATTTCACTCCATGCTTCTCCGGCTTTAAATCCAAATTCTTTTACAAAAGCCAAAGTTAGATACATATTTAACAATATTGTTACATCATATCCCGAATCTGACTTTCTTTCTATTATTTCCTTTTCAAATTCCTCTAAATCTTCAGGTCCTAAAAAGATGTATCCTGATACCGACCGGTAATTAGCCTCCGCATACTTCTTGCATTTATCATCATTAACAATCTTACCAATGTTAGATAACATCTTTTGCCTCCATTCATCACAAAACTCTACCCTTACATCCATCCAATCAGTACCATAATTGCGATCTTTTGGATGTCCGACCGATATTACCTTTATGTTATTCACACCATATTCATAAAGGCGTTCGCCCACCTTATTCGCCCATTCCTGTACAAAAGGAATAAACTTATTGCAATAAGAATCAAAATCAAAATCTAATTCCTCCTCATATTCCGGCATCTCTTTATAATCTTGTTCAAAGAAATAGCGAGGATCTGCTATTGTTTCATAGAAACTTACGTTAATGAAACAAAACTCGTTGGTTGTCGTTTTTAATATCATAGCTTTTTGTATTTACGTACATTTTTCTTGCCATAGAATCTACACATGGCACGAATCTGACTATAAAATACTTTTGTCCTCCTGGCCTCAAAGTATTTAAACATTTCTTCATTCTTTGTTTCCCAAACGTAATCCGTTTGGGAACTCATGTGATTTTTGTCCTTGCGCGAATAATGGTAATATGATACCACAACACGTTTCGCACCATTCTTTACAGGTACGATATTCACATCTATGTTATTATCTGTCATATTATTATCGTTCTATTCATTATACAAATACAAAGAGCGCATACCTTCACAGGCCGGCACTCCTTTCAATAAAAATGAAAAAACTAACATTACATAAACATATTGTTTTCTGCTCTTTATTACAATACTTTTGTCCCACAATTGTTATATCGTCCGTACTCTTTTTTCGTATCATTCAAGATTTCAAACACCATCTTCTTATGATCTTTGTTTGGTAGCTTGTCTTTAACAGCCGATATCACGCTCGCTATAGACGTAAAGCCTGAATCTGTTATTGAACACAACAACAAACCTCTGTCGTCGTCTGTGCTTATCGCTGACGCCTTTATAATATCATTCCTATATATTCTCATAATCTTTCGTTTTATTATCTACAAACTTATCTATATCGTCTCTTATTCTTTTTAGTACTCCGGCTATAATTTCCGGCATCTCTCCTTCGGTACGGTTCAGAGTTTCTATCACCCCATCAATCCTACCAATTTGACGCCATAAGAAATTGGCGTCTTTCGCATTAAATATCCCCATTATGTCTTATTTTACAGTAAACAACTTGCTTTTTTAAGCACCAGTCTTGCGATTCTGAGAGTGAACACCGTTCGGAGTTGTTAAAAAATATACAATCTTTGCAGAACATAAGAGGATCTTCGTCGTCACCAACTACTTTGACATCATACTCTATGCCATACAATTTTAATCTAAATACATCTCCTGCTTCTTTAGAAGATAAATCCATGTCTGGACTGAATGTTATTACTTCCATATGATTATGATTTATTGTTTGTGAGATTCCTGGAATCGAACCAGAACCGACACACACATGCCGGCACGCCGCGCCATCCCTCTATGATACAGAAATGGACATGCCTATTCTCACGAACCGACATGCCAAAACCCAAAACTTAATTTGATGAATAAAATAGATTAACAAAAATACTATTCTAATTCTTTTATAATGTCTTTTACGATATTTAGCCTCACCTCCTTCGTTTCTGGACTAATACAGCCAAACCATCCATATATCCTCCATTCTTCTTCTGGTTCTGTAGCCATACTTTTCTTTTCCTCCAATTCCGGGAAATATGTTTTCACCAGTTCATCTAAATATAACCCATAAATGGATTCTATTTTTTAGGAGTACTGAAAAACTTAAATACTATATTTCTCAACATGACGCATATATAATCCCCATTCTCTGACCTTTCGATCTCCTCATATACCTTTTTCCAAATGAATAATCGCTCTTCTTTTGTAAACATATCTTTCTTTATTTTTATGGTATTATTTGACTGTATGCAGACTTTTCCATGTACACAACACTATGTTCCCGTCCAAGTATTTTCTTTGCTGCTTCTTTCTTTATCGCGCAATATCTCCCTGTACGATACGGATTCTTTTGATCTGATCCATCCTCAACTTCGATAATAAAACAACCTCCGTCATCTATTATCTTTTTGCAATTGTCACATATTTCTCCCGTGCATATATGATGCGGCGCCTGCCCTTTGATGTTATTCCCTAATAAAGCAATCCCCATCTCTTCACCGCATACTATGCATAGTTCTATGGATGGATTCAACCCATGCTCTGGATGCAATACAATACCATCTTTCATTTTCTATCCTCCTTTATTAATTCTATTATAAACTTTTTATCTTGTTCCCACAATGGCAGCCCTTCTTTTACTGTGTATGCCACTGTTTCCCTCTCTCCTATTAATCGCACGGCAATCTCTCTTGCTTTCAAGTCATCCTCCTCATGCGATTTGTTTATTAAATCATAGGCACATGATTCCACCTTTTGCCTTTCGATTATTATCGAACCCATTAACTCGCTTATATGCGATCCTAAAAACGATAAGACATTAATAGCTTTCCCAATATCATTTGAAATAGCACTTGCTAAATACATCTTATCCATATACTCCGGCAAAGCCTCGTATGCCGTTTCTATACCTTTATACTGATTTTCGCTTACCTCTCTTTTAATCAGTTCTTCAAATTCTTGTTTTAACATATTCTTCATTATTTTAATGTTGCGTGAGATCACCGGAATCGAACCGACCTATTGCACCATGAACCCCATAAAGCAAACGCTCCGATCTTCGCAGACGGGAGCATTCTGTCTAAAGCATAAGAAAATTAATGAAGAAAATTCTTTTTTTTACTTACGCCATAGCATCTAAAATAGCTATCAACACTACTTCTATGACAAGCATAATAGAGAATGTCTTAAATATCTTTTTCATATCTCCTCCTTTTTTTTATCTGTTCTTTTCACGTTCCACAATAAACTGTTCCGGCTCTGCCCTGGCCTACGCCCTACCTACAACCGCAGGCCTTAGCCCAAGGCGCCGCCTACTCCCCCTCTATGGCAGCCTGTTCGTACACATAAAACTCATCCCCATCTACACAACTATCACTACCCCATAACAAACATATATCCTTATAACAATCATAAAAAATACACCTATCACAACTGTAATCCTTAACTTCTGCACAGCTAACTACCTTAGCATATACTATTCCATCACTGCCTTCTATTCCTTTCACCCCGAAAATAGAACCTTCTCCCTCCTTACTCAAATCTAAATTAGGTGCAAAATCATATACGTTCATGTTGTTTATGTTTTAATTGTTATACATTCCGATTGAAAAAAAATACTCACATAATGCAGTCCTTAACTCTTACCTACAGAATACTGTTTTAAAAACGCTGTAAGTCTTAATTTTGTTGGAAAATCCTACATTATGCTGTTTTAAAACGTTGATCTGTTGAATTTTGTTGAAAGAGAGTTGAATTTTGTTGAAAGAGAGTTGAATTTTGTTGAAA